TGGTGGGGTCGTTGGCCTCAGTTTCGTATCTGGGCATGGCCGCACAAGGGGTCAAGCGCTTTTGTGAGCACGGGTAGTCACTTGTTTTATGGCGCTTATTTCGGGCTGTTTGAGATCAGACTGTTCGATCACAGTTGGGGCGACTGATGGCTGTCGTTGATCCGGTCACCGTCAAAAAGGATAAGGGAGTGACGCTCTCGACGATCCATGAAGTCCTGCAACGGCTGGGCGGGTATCACTCGGTCTATGTGCCGGAGTTTACATGGGGGTCGCACCGGATTGATGCGGCGGTGATCGACCTTGAAACCAAATGGGTTCGTGGGTTCGAGATCAAGATGAGTCATGCCGATTTCATCAAGGACGAGAAGGCGGCTTTCTACACGCAGTTCGTGTCGTCCTTCTCTTATGTGTGTCCGCAGGGCGTGATCCAAAAGGACGAGGTGGAAAAGCCGTTCGGCCTTCTCTGGATCAAGGATGGCTTTTCGTGGGGTGCGGAGTGGGTGCGGAAGCCCAAGCCTTTGCAAAAGCGGGCTGGGCTGGCGTGGATGTGGACCTATCTCAAGGTGGTTGAGCGCGAGCTTCCGCGACTGGACATTGAGAACCAGAGGCTCCGGGCTGAGCTGACTTATGCGACGAAGGAAAGCGCTCGCTTGGCCGAGGCCAAGTCAAAATTGCGGAAGCGCTGTCTGGAAATTTTGAGAGCTGACATGACCAAGGATGCGGCGGACCGGGCCATTAAGGAGATCGAAAGCGAATGGTAAACGAGATTCTGGATCAATCTAGGCAGGCGCTACAGCACTATGCCACGCTCCGCGAGATGACGGTCAAGGCGAGGGAGACAGCCAACCGGAGTCGATCTAAGCTGGCGGACCTGACCTATCAGCGTGAGGCATTGGACAAGGCCGGGGCTTTCCTGCGGATCGTGTCAGACTGGTCGCGGCGCAAGTCGATTGGCCGGATCGAGGAGACGGTAAATGCCGCGCTCATTCAAATCTTCGAGCCACGGAATATGCGGCTCAAGGTGGAATTCGACACCAAGGCCAGCCGGGTGAATGCCAATCTTTATATGACCAATGGCGAGGAGCTTGAGGACATCATGGATGGCAGGGGCGGCGGCGTGCGCGACATCGTATCGGTGCTGTTGCGAATCATGTTCAAGAAGATGACGCACCCGCCCATTGAAGGGCCGCTCATGCTGGACGAAGCGCTCAAGCAACTGAACTCCGTGGACAAGGACAATAACTACGTTCTGCGGGCGTACCGATTCATTCAGGAGATTTCCCGGCGCTTTGAGGATCAGGTCATCATCGTCACCAATGCGGATCAGGTCGCTCACCACGGCGAAGCTTTGGAGCATATCGACCGGATGTTTCGGGTGAAGTTGGTCGATGGCGCGTCCAAGGTCACGCTGGTTTATGAAGCCAAGGAGGAGAAGGCGTATGGCTCAGTTTGATATTCCGACCATTGGTGATGGGCCGGGCCGCGAGCGGCAGGTTACGGAGGACGTGAAGCGGTACAGCCGGGACAAGATCATGGCTCGGATTGAATTTCTTTGGAAAACGATCTATGAGCCGAACCTCGTCAGAGAAGGCGTGGGCGAGAAGAAGCGTCTCACTCAGAAGGAATCCTTTGTGACGAATGCTTTGGCTGATTTTGATAAACTTTCAAAACTTTCCGATGCTGAGTATGTGGCGTTCATCCGATGGCAACGCACCAACATGGGCAGGACCATTGATGAATTTAAGCAGATAGCTGGGTTTGCTGAGCGCATAGAGCAGATCAATCGAGAGCTAAGGGGAAGCAAATAATGGAGGGGGAGATGGCGAGTCGAGCGATTATCGACGCAAATTTGTTGTTGGGGTTCGTGATTGGGGTTGCTGTTGGGGCCGTAGGAATTGCATTCACTATTCTTGGCGTTCATCTATCCAAAGATAAAACCGAAAAAAGAGGATCATAACCATGTCGCACCGTGGCTACGGCCTTGAACACCAGATCGAAGAATACTTTTTGCTCTTAACCGGGCACACCAACAAAGACCCGATCATGGATGCAGAGGGGAGAATCAGTCGTTCTTTTCGCGTACCCAATTCAGGAGCTATGCGCTCATTGAAAGGTGATGTGCGAAGTTGTCTTGGTTTCGTCCCAAAAGAGTTTTTGATCGAAGCCAAACATCGCCGGGAGAAATCGAAGGATGGATCAATTTTCACACCTGTCTATCATCTGGATATGGAGCTGGTTCAGAAGAACGTCCTCGAAGCCGAGGAGTGCGGCTATATGCCTGTGTTCGCTTTCGCCTACAAAGGAAGTCCAAGAAACAGGCTTCACGCCATCTTTCGGCAGGCCGACTACGATGTGTTGTGGAATGCCGCAAAGGGCGTGATGCGGAAATCTTTGGAGCCGTTGGAGATTGAGCTAAAAGAGAACCTGAAAACCTATACCATTCGCAAAGATTTGCTTGACGAAAAAATTGGTCACCCGCTCACATTCCAGAATGATGCGGAGAAATTCATAATCATTAGCTGGGATATTTTTGGGGAAATTCTTGTGGCATTGAAAACTGACTATGAAAAAACGAAAACTAACGGTAGTTCCAAATCAGAGGTTCTTCCGCTTAACAACAACAAAGCTGTTGCGTCGTGACCGACATGGTGGTTTGTGGCTTTGTAAGTGCTCTTGCGGGAGAATAGCAAGCGTTTATGATTGTGCTCTGATTCATCGTCGCACTAAATCGTGTGGATGTTATAGGCGTGAAATAACGATAAAGCTTTCGATGAGTCATGGCGATGCCAGAAGGGGCAGTATCGCTTACGAATATAAGGTTTGGGGCGACATCAATCATCGCTGTCATAACGTCAATAATCCCGCTTACGAGAATTACGGTGGTCGTGGTATCTCTGTATATGGTTCTTGGCGGAAATCCTACAGGACATTCTTGGCCTATCTTCTGAAAACGATTGGCCGAAGGCCATCGCCACAGTATTCTTTGGACCGCATTGATAATTCAAAAGGGTATATCCCCGGAAATCTTCGCTGGGCCACTCGGACCCAGCAGGCAAATAACACAAGAAAAAATCGCTTTGTTGTTGTTGGTGGGGTTAAAAAAACTCTGGGTGAGTTGGCGAGAATGAGCGGTATAAACAGGAACACTATCAATTCACGTTTTTATTCTGGGTGGTCAGTTGAAAAAATTTTGACACAGCCAATTAGGAGTCGAACGTGAATTATGTAAACGCCCGTGCAGAACGCGATCTCATCCGCCATGCTCTCCTTAACGACGAAAAACTAGCTGAGTTGTCGGTCAAGATTCCGCCGAAGGTCTTTTCCTCAGACCCTTTGGTGAAGGTCTATACCCACATCCTCTCGCACTTCGACCGCTACAGCAAACGAATCACGCCGAGCGAGCTGTTGTCTGTCTTGGAGCGCGACCCGCTCAAGGAGGATGAGAAGGATTCCTACTTTACCCTCGCCAAATCTCTGTTCGTAGATCGTCCGCCGGATCAGGATTACGCTTTTTGCAAGGATGAGATTATTCGGATGTGGCGAGCCAGATCGCTGATGAACGCGATCAAGGTGTCCGGTGACATGATCGACCGGGGCGATCTGTTCAAGGGAGAGGGCGCGATCCGAGACGTGCTGGATGAACCTCTTTTTGTCGGCGCTGAGAACATCCATGAGTTTGAGTTGACAGAGAGCGTCGATCAGGTGATTGCCCAGATCAAGGATATGCAGGATCACCCGGACAAGTATTGGGCGATCCCTACCGGGATTCCGTCGCTCGACAAGCATTTGAAGGGAATCATGCTCTCCGAGGTCGGGCTGATTGTGGGTAAGACCGCCGGGTTCAAGAGCACCGCGCTCTATAATTTTGCCATTGAGTCCTACATGGCCGGGCATGACACGATGATGGTTACCATTGAAATGAGTGGTGAGCAGATTCTTCGTCGTTTGTATGGTCGGATCGCGCACATCAATATCACCGAACTGGACGAAGCTGTTGTGTCCAAGGCCGAGCTGGAACGGATGCGGGCTGAGGTCAAGGCATACGCTGACCGCAAGAAGAACAAGCTGTTCATTGTGGACGTTTCGAGCGGATGCACGGTTGATCTTCTCAAGGCCAAGGTGCGGGAGTATAAGCGGCGCTCCAATCTTGAGCTGGTGGTTGTGGACTATATGCAGATCATGGAAACCCGAAACGGGGATGCTGACCTGTACGATTGGAAGGCGCTGGCAATCATCTCCAAGAAGCTCAAGGAAACGGCCCGGCAGTTCAAAGTCGGCATCTGGACCGCCGCTCAGCAGATCGCGGGCGGCCAAGCCAAGAAGGGCGAGGATTCGGCGGAGGATATCGCCTTTTCCAAGGCCGCCGGGCAGAACGTCGATATTTTGTTGAAGGTCACCCAAAGCCCGGAGCAGGAGCAGGCGCACCAAGCGGAGATTAAAGTGCTCAAAATCCGCCGCAAAGCCAAGTGTCCGCCCATCTTGATAAACCCTGATCCTGCTTTCGGGAGAATCCATCAAGGCTAAAAGGCCCAAGCGTCCGCGCTGTCCGGCGTGTGGCAGGCCGCTCCCCAAGCCCAAGGAGCCAAAGAAGCCTGACCCACGTCAGATGACCCTTGATGACTTCTTAGGTGAGAAATGAGCGTTGACGTTCTCGACATCATCAAGAAATATGAGTTCAAAAGAATAACGAGATCGGGTGAGAATTTCTCATGCGCTTGTTTATGGCACACGGATAAGAACCCTTCTTTCTCCATCAACTCTACGACGGGCGCATGGCAATGTTTCTCATGTGGGTTGGCAGGCCCACACCTTATTTCTCTCGTTGCTCGTCTTGAGCATTGCTCAGACAAGGAGGCCGCGAGAAAACTTCATGGGGGCGAGGACTCCAATAAGCACTATGAGAGGATTGCGGATTGGGCGAGAAATATCTCTCTTGAGAAGCCTCCTCCTCCTGACAAGCCTTTCCCGAAGATTCCAGAGGACATGACTTTGATCCCGTGGCGGACTTCGCCGGAGGCCGTGGCGTGGCTGGCGAATGCCCGGATTGTGGAGGCTACGGCGGATCGTTTTGGCTTGTCTTATTGTTCCGACGGGTATTACCGGGGCTATGTGGCTGTGCCTGTAAACGACCTGCAAGGGGCCTTTTACACCTATGAGTTCCGGCGGGCCGTCGGACAGGGAATAGGCGGCAAGAAGGTCATTTACCCGCTTCACAGTCAGCTTGGATCGGTGGTTTACAATCTCGACCGCTTGCCTGCCGGACTGCGCCGGGTGGCTCTGGTGGAAGGAGCCAAGGATGTTTGGTCGCTGGATCAGGCTGGGGGATTCGCGGTGTCCTGCTTTGGAACCCATGTGAACAATCGCCATATTCAAGCGCTCCTGAGCAAAGGGGTGGATGAGATCGGGCTTCTGTACGATGGCGACAAGGCCGGACAGGAAGCTTCCAAGAAGGTCGGCGATAAGCTGACCCATTGGTTCGGGGTCAAGCGCTTTGAATGCCCAGCAGGTCTTGATCCGAACGACTGCCGAACGGAGACTCTACGCGACTTTGTTGAAGCTATTTTTGCGCGTTGAATTGCGCCGTTTCAAAAGATGTGGTATAAATAATGGGAAGGGCGGCTCAACGGGCGGGGGGAATGGCCTTTTGTGTCATCATAACATCCGCAAGACTGACGTTGAAGTGACGGCTTTCTGGGACAAGCGCGGCGATGTCAATGGGTTTCCGACATGGTATCGCGGGCGTAAGTGTTTCTGCGAAAGTTGCTCGTCCCTTTTTATCTGGATCGCGGCGCTCGGACGTTTGGTAGAGATCGAGGAATGCAACCAGCCAATACTTCAAGAGAGAGCTAACGCATGACGCTGACGGAGGCAACCCAAAGACTCCGAGAAAACCGTTATGACCAGACAGCTCTTTTGTCTTTTTACAACGCCTTCAAACCCTTCATTATTTCTATCGTCGAGAAACGTGCCAGAGATTACAAGCAACTCGACTTCGCTGACCTCATTCAAGACCTCTCCAACTTTTTGATCGGTGAACTCTTGGACTCGTATGACGAGTCGTTCACGGAAGATCATTGGCGCAACCATATTCTCTCCTCGCTTCGTAATCGGCTGGAAGATGCAATGCGGCATTCTAAAGTAGAGCGGGAGCATATTCCGACCAGCGTGGAGGAAATCTCCGAGGAGTCTGAGGGCCGGGGAGTCCCTGAATCCTTAATTGAGCCGGGAGATATTTACCGGGCCTTTGAACAACAAGAGCTTGAAGAAGCGGTGGATCGGGTGCAGACTCAGATTCAGGCTGACTCCTCGCCGAAATCGTCACGGGCGCAGGAGATATTGGTTACGATTCTCGAAGCCAAGGAGCCACGCGACATGAGTATGCGCGAGCTTCTGAATCAGCTTCAAGCGGAGTACCCGGAGAGCAAGTGGTTTTATAAAAAGATGACGAATGTGTTGGTTTACTTGCGTAAGCAAATGGAAAGCGCAGGCGTGACTGAGCAAATGGTCTGATGTCTAAAAAGCCTTTGATGAAGCTGGGGAGCAATGGGGCGACGATCCAACAGGGTTCGACGGCGGTTGCTCTCTCTATCGGTCAAGCGGTCGCGGACAATTACACCGGGATCGTGGAGGACCGTAAGTGGGTCCGAAACGAAGTCCGAGAACGAATCGACAAGACCAAAGAGTACGAGAAAAAATACGGAGTCACTTGCAAAGCCTGTAACAACGTGCTCTACCGTCCTCACATCGAGGACAGCTTGTTGAGCTATTACACCGAGTTCAACCGGATATTGGATAGCCTGAGTCGATTTGATTCGCGCCATGATATTGCTAAGCTGTTGGAGAGTGCCGTCGTTGAAGCATCGCGTACAGCTTTCGATTTGTTTCTCAATCACGTTCCACAAGAACAACGAGAACCTTTGATACTCGAATACATGAATAGTGTGAAAACGAAAACCGAAGAACTGATAAGGAGGTCTGCGTTGTGAACTACTTTTAATCTATAGAGGGAGAGGACATTGACCCATCGCTTGAGTACCACACGACTTTGTTTTTCAAGACGATGGGATTTTTTTACCCATGACGCTTAGCCTCCTCAATGCTTTCGGTGAAGAATCGTTGGTCACCAACAAATCGGTGATCTCCGGTAAATCGCTTTCCTCAGTATTTTGGGACGAGAATCCGGTGACCTTTAAGCAATTTATTACTTCCCCGGACCATATGGGATTTCCGCCTTACGGCGACCGACAATATCAGGTCGCCGATTTTGTTTTAGGGGATGACCCCAAAAAGATTTTTTCTAACGATAACTCAACAGCGATTCTCGAATGGGGCAAAGGCTCCGGCAAGGACACGATCTCCTGTCACATCATCCTCTACGTTAATTACGTCCTCCTTTGTATGCGCCGCCCGCAGGCGATGTTTCCCGGCATCGCGCCACGCGACGCGATTGACTCCATCAACGTCGCATACTCGGCCAGCCAAGCGCTGAACGTCTTTTTCGACAAGCTCAAGAACAATGTGCTGAATTGGGGATGGCTCAAGCGGAAGTATCCGATCAAGATGTCCGGGCGCTTCGTGGAACCGACCGAGGATTGGGAATACGCCAATCTGGTCGTCATCAACCAGAATTCGATTTTCTTTCCGAAACGTCTCCGCGCTTTCTCCCGCCACTCAGAGCAGGAATCCACCGAGGGCATGAACATCCTCGCGTATGTGTGTGATGAAATCAGCGCGTTTAAGGACAAGACCCAGACCCGCAATGCGTCGAAGATTTACAATATGCTCGACTCCTCGGCCAAGTCCCGCTTCGGTACATCCGTCAAAGGCTTTCTCCTCTCCTACCCGCGCTACGAAGGCGATTTCATTGAGAAGATGTTTAAGTGGGCGCAGGACAAGATGCACGTTTACGCTGACAAAGCGTTCACATGGGAAGTGAAGCCGCCGTCCTGTTTTTCCGGCAAGTGGTTCGACTTTGAGGGTCACAAAGTTCCGTTAGAGTTCAAGGAACACTTCGACCGTGACCCCACCGATGCCAAAGCCAAGTATATGTGCTTGCCGCCGGGCGCGGAATCTCCCTTCATCGAGAAGCCGGAGATGGTGGATATCATCATCGAGAACCGCGCTCCGATCATTGAGTTCGAGGATTATATCGAGGGCCGCTATATCAAGAAGCGGATCAGGCGATGGAACCTGCCGTCGTTCGTCCGGCATGAGCACGTCATCACCATTGATCTTGGCTTGAGTTCCGACAGCGCGGGCTTCTCTATTTTCCATGCCGAGAAATACATCATGCCCGGCGGCGTACAGGACATCCACTTTATTCAGGACGGTGTGACGGCATGGGAGCCGGACCCCAAGAAGCAACTGATCGTCAGCTTCCCGAATATCGAGGAGATCATTAAGCTGATTTCGGCTAAGATCATTGTGAAGGGCGTTTACTTTGACCAATGGAATTCGGCGCAGATGGTTCAGACGTTGAATTCGGCCTCGATCCATTGCGAGACGTACCGACTGGACTTGCAGGATTACCGCAATCTCAAGGAGCGCATTTACTTCGGCAAGATCGGTCTGTTGAATTATGAGCGGCAGATCACCGAACTCAAGGCTCTGGAAATCATCAACGGCATCCGGGTCGATCACCCGGACACGGGCTGTTTTGTTGGCGATACGCGGATTCCGCTTTTGGATGGAACGATCCCGACGATAGCCGAGCTTGCCGGGAAAGAAGTGTGGGTCTATTCTTGCTCATCTGATGGACGGATTGTGCCGGGGAAAGCCAAAGGCCGTATGACGAAGTATGTAACGGATTTGGTGGATGTTGTTTTGGATTCTGGCGCGACTGTCCGATGTACGACGAATCATCTGTGGATGCTGAGGGATGGGTCATACAAGGCGGCTTCTGATTTGATTCCCGGCGTTGATCGCCTGATGCCGTGTAACCGATTTTGGCCTGTCAATGGCGGTTATGAATCGGTTTCAGATCGACACGCCTTTAAACAGTTGACTCATCACATGGTCTTTCGTCATTGTTTCGGCGATATTCCGAATGAGTTTCTGGTTCATCATAAAAACGGGAACAAGACAGACAATCGGCCTTCAAATCTTCAAATTGAGTCTCTGATTGACCATGCGCGTCATCATACGGCGCATCGCCACAAAACAGATTTGGCATGGCGGCGCAAACTTTATCAGAAGGCTCAGGAATTTAACCTCAGCGTTGAAGGGCGAAAGAAACATTCAGAGGCAATGAGCCGCACGATGGCGCAAGCGTCTGATGAATGGCTTAAAAATCGAGCCAGTCATAATGGAAATTTCCGTGGAGATATCACCATTGATTCTTTGCGCGGCGTTATAAATCAGGCGGAGAACGCTGGCGTTGCGGCTCGATTGCTTCGTTGTGGCCGCAATGTCGTCGTGCGTGTTCTTGGGGATCATGGGTTTCGTGAGTGGAAAGAGTTTTCGGGGAAGGAAACCAATCACAAAGTTAGGGTGATTATTCCTGTCCACCTTAAAGAGCCTGTTCCTGTTTATGATCTCTCCGTTGAGAAATGGTCTAACTTTTCTTTATCGGCAGGGGTGGTTGTTCATAATTCAAAGGACGTGGCCGACACCATTTGCGGCGCGGTCAAGGTACTTTTGCAACCGATGGGGCTTTTAGGATTTGACGAAGGTGAAATAGTATCCGAGAATTTAGGTGCGATGGATGACGAAGGCGAGATCGTGTCCATCACTTCGGAGACGGGCGAAGGCGTGAAGGCCAGACTACATTCGAGAGTTTAATTAAGGGAGGTTTGTCATGGGTGCACTTGAGACAGGAATTTCTGAAAATTTAGTGTTGGACAAGGCGGAGAAGCATATCACCGCCAGCCTGAGCGCCGGGGTGAATGCTTTTGACAATGTGCGATCCCATGACGATTTCCGTCAGATCGTGCAGGACATCGAGGTGGAGGCGTACAGCAACCAGCGAAAGATCGCCGAGGCTCTGAGGGTCATTGCTTCGCTGGAATCCGATCAGGAGCGATTTAAGGTTGCCATGAGCAAGATGGAAGGCGAGGAGCTGGAAAGCACCTACCAGCAGATGAAGGAGTTTGAGCGCCACGCCAGCGATGCCCGCACCGATCTGCAAGCTTACCTGAAACAAATCTTCGGCTCTGTTGTGGACCCGATGGCCGCGATCAAAAGCTTTGAAACTGCCCGCCAAGCGCTCACCCGCAATGCCCTCGACATGGAAGAAGAACTCCCCGGCTACGAAAATATCAAGGCCGAGGATGCGGGCCGGAACATCATGTCGGACTCGCTCGGCAAAGGAACCGTGGTTCATGTGGACCCGGATCAGGTCTTGATCCGGTGGGAAGATGGCAACGAGCAATGGATCGCGCAGGAAGCTCTGGCCGCCGGAGATATACGGCTGGAAGATGAGAGCGGGACAGCCGTTGAGTCCGGCGTAGGCACAGCCCAAGGCCCGGCGGATTCCCCGGAAGGCACGTCTGGCGGAGCAGACCTTGAGCGCAACCCGCTCATGGACTACCTGCAAGGCTACGAGCTTGAGGAAGATGAGCAGGAAGGCCCAAAGAAGGCTCCCACGCAGTCACCCAGCGCCGTGGCCCCGGCCAAGAAGCCCGGCCTCACGATGTCGGCGGCAGAATCCGGCAACAAGCTCGTATGGAAAGATGAAGGCGAAGAAGGCGGCGTTGCTGTCGGGTCTGTTTCGATTGGCGGCTTAAGGCAATCGGAGTGGCTTTCCAAGCCAGAAGCGATGAAGTTGGCAAAAGAGAGAGGGCTTGAGTTTGTTTCGGCGGCGGTAGGAACCCCGGACGACAAGCCCGGAGCGACCAAGAAGAACCCGCAGGAACCCGAATCCGAGAATCAGACCCCGGACACCATCAAGTATCGGCTGGACGCGCTCGATCCTATGACGAAAACGTGGAAGGAAGTCGGGACGTACAACGATCTGGACAAGGCCAAGGAGAAAGAAGCCGAGGTCAAATCCAAGATGCCGATGACGATGGAAACCCAGATCACCAACCTGTCCACAATCGCCGACCACAATGAGAAGCCCAATTACGAAACCACCCCCAAGGGGCCAGAGGGTGACAACGATAAGCAGACCGTGAAAGAAGAACAGACCCCCGGCGTATATCCCAAGAAGTCCAGCATTCGTTATCGCTCCGGCTCATGGGAGCTGTGGCTGGCGAATGACAAAGAGAACAGCCCTCATGTCACCCAAGACCCGGCGGTAGTCGCGCACCTCTTAGGCCGGAACTTTGGCTGGGCGCTTCGCAAAAGCTCCAAGGTCATGCGCTGGACCAAGGACTCGCGCAAGGCATACGTCGTTCATGTCGGAGCCGCGAAATAATGAAGCGAAGCGCTGACAACGGCCCGCTCGACAACTCGCCAAGCGGCGATGCCGTCCATCCATATTCGTATCCGTCGTCGCAGAACTATACCCCGGATTGCCCGAATTGCCAGCGCAAGATGGTCATTACCACCGAGCCGTCCTCTCCTTATAAAGCGTTTTCCTGCCCGGATTGCAGTTTCAAGCTTGATCCGGTCAACCGCATGGAACCGGGCACGGGCAACTCCGAGACAGGGACCGAGCATATCCAGAATTACGAAGGGCTGGTGGAGAAAGCGGGCCGCCCGGTGCGGAACCGACCGCCCTTGCGTGCGCCGGAGCATCCCCGGTCGGACCCGATGGGCCACGGCGTTGATCTGGACTTGACCAAGGTGCGGGGATTCAAGGCCGACCAACCGTTTCCGAACACCGTCAAGAATGAGTGGGACATCAAGAAAAAGATGTCTGAGCTGGTTTATGGTCTGTCGTACTACCAGCTCACGGTAGGCCAAAAGCAGAGAATCGACATGGCTTATGGGCAGTTCTGGGATTATCAGTTTTGAGGTGGCTATGAATATCGAAGAAATCGCGCTTGAAGTGATCGCCAGCAGTAAAGACTTGACGGAGGATTTTATGAATCGCATTGCCGAACCTGTTGAGAAGAAAACCACCCCGGTCCCGGCCAAAGCCCCGGCCAAGCCCAAGGGCGAGAGCGACCAGCCCATCTCGGTCTGGGAGATGGTGAAGAAGCGGGCGCAAACCCTGAACGCTCGCGTTGAGAAATGGATGGATGCCATTGCTCAGATCAAAGGTATTTTGAAGCAGGAAGAAGAACGCCTGAACAAAGAGATGGGCGTGCCCAAGCTCGCACAGGCGGCGGCCAAAGCCTTGGAATGGCTGAAAAAGCTCCAAGCGGCGCTCACCCAGAGGCAGTTCACGCTGGGCAAGATCGCTTATACGACTGCCGCCGCTTACAAGACTGACCCTGAATCGGCCTTAAAGAGCGTGGAAGCGCTGAACACATGGCTGGACAAAACCGCTCAGCTTATCCCGGCAGATAAGGTCGCGCTCTGGGACGCGCTCAAGACCGAAGCCTTCACGCAAGGGCGCGATGTGCCGGAGTCTTTCACCCAGAAGTATTCCCCGGACCCTGCGGTGCGCCGACCCAAAGAACTTGAAGATGAATCGCTCAAAGCCATCCCTCCGGCCAAGCAGATCGAGCTGATGGAGCCGGAGAAAGGCCCGGAACCGCTCAAGTCATCGCTCCGGGTAGAAGCAGACGGCGCATGGGACGAGTTCAAAGGCTGGCTCAATTCCATGATGAGCTTTCTCACCCAGACATTCAATTTGGTGGAAGAAGATCAGGATGCTCTCGAAGATTTGGCAAGTGAAGGCGAGGCTCTGGCGAAGTGAACGAGCAAGCTGAGATCAGCGAGGTTCATTCCTTTGCATCCGCGATCTTGCGGGCCAAGTTCGGATGCTTGGAGGATATGCTCATTGAACTCGTCCAGTTGAAGAAGAACGAGCAACCGATAAATGTCGAGACGTTGCAATCTCTTTTGAGAAATGTGAAGGAAAGTCAGGCGCTTTTAGCACAAGTCTAAAACGCAGGGAGGCCGACCCTTGATCGAGGCCAAGACGAGAGAGCCGATGGCAGGTGGATATTCAAAGGTTTATTCAAGAATCAAGATGACGATGCTGGGACTAAGGCATCAACATAAGACAGAGCACAAACTCAGCGAGCAAGAGAAGCAGGCCATCGACGCAGGAAAGCTTGAGAAGTATCAAGCGGTGTGCGTCGTGTGCGGATACCCGGCAGTCGGAGCGTGTTTCGCTTCCTGCCACAAAGAGGAGTGCAGACATAAGCCATGAGACTGGCACAGCTTGAAGCCGAAGCCTTCTATCTGGTGCTCAAGAACCATCTGGCGATGTTTGAGATCGCACTCTCGGACATCATTTTGATGCGCGATAACCCCGGTCCATTGCCCAAGGCCAAGTTTCAGGCAATGCTCAGGGACGTGAAACGATGGCAGGCGGAACTTTATCATGCGAGGACTACTCATGCGTAAGCTCATTCTGGCGTTGTTGTGCTGTGCGTCTGCCGTTCTTTCGGCGTGCAGTCATCGTGTTCTGGTCAAGGACTGTCAGGATGTGAAGGGCACAGACTTCAAAAACTGTGAGCTGGTGAAAAAGCTTTGAGGCGATGGGCTACGACGACGACCCCTTGACTGAGAGTGAGAAGAAAGAGTTTCTGTGGATGTGGATTTGGTATGCGGTGTTCGTGGTGATTGTGGCTGTTTTTGCATTCTTGATTAAGAAATAGGAGGCAGTATGGCGAAACCAGTTTGGAGAACAGGAAACGCGCAGGCGACTTTAGGGACAGGGAAGGTGACGAGCGTGCAGGTGTCGAGCGCCGGGACGGTCCAGCTCTTTGACAGCGCGACGGGAGCCAACGGGATCACGATGACGGTAGTGTTGCCGCCCGGCTCGCACGATTTCCCAAATGGCTTGGATTTCTCAAGCGGAGTCTATGGGTCGGCATCCGGGGCATGGGTGATCGGGCTGGCTGGCGCAGAATATATCGGAGGCTGATATGAGCTGGACAAAGATTGCCGCCGACCCTGTGCTGGATCAGATCGCCAAGCTCGCTGAGGGCAAAACCTTGGTGAGCCTGAGAAAGCCATTGGAGTCCTTGTTTAAGCCGAAGGACATTGATTTCTCTTTTGATCCGGTTCCGCATTTCTACATTAAGCACGGCGGTAAGAAGATCATCATTGTGAACAAAAAATATGCCGAGGGCGATGAAGCCGCCGTGACCGTAGGCGAGATCGCTATTGGCTACACTCAATAAGGAGAACATTATGTCTTGGACCAAAACAGCCGCACCGAACGCGCCTTTTCTCAAGCAGATGGCTCAGCAGTTGAGGATGATCGCTGACCAGTTGGAAGGCGGGGCGATGGAACCGGGCGACACGGAAGGGATCGCGGTCGAGCTGGAAAGCTTGGCAAGCGACGTGCGAGGCATCCGGTAATGCCGCTCTGGGCAATCATCTGGGTAGCGATGATAGGAGCCAAGGTGTTCACGATGGTGGTTCAATGAGCTTTGCTCTGTGCGTCATCGGAGGCATTGGGCTGGGGATTGCTCTTGCGGTCGTTGCCTTCCGGCGTGCGCTGATGAGCACGATTATGCGCGGGCTGGGATGAGGGGGCGGCGTTGAAGCATGAGCTACGACATTTCTTGCCAAATGGAGAACAGATTGATCCGCCGGAACCGTATAAGACGGTCTTTGGAACGATCACGGCGCGAGACTCTTGGTTTTTTTCTCAATTTCCTTTTTGTCCTGTGTTTATGCGGCATTATGTTAAGGGCGAGTTTTGGCCGTGCCTCGGATTTGTCGGGAAGCGTGATGAAGATGTCTGGGTGCAGGTAAACCGAATGAATGACTATATGAGAACCAGAATTCCTTTAGGGGTGCATTATGCGCTTATGGATAGGGCGGGGCCACCACCGTTTACAAATTAACGGGAACGGCCACCATAAAACAAACGGGAACGGCAACGGGCATAGCGAGAACAGCAATGGGCATCACAGAGGACCGTTTTCTATCAAGATCAGGTTGAGAAGGAAATTGCCGTTGAGCGCGAGGATTTGGGAATTTTTCGATCCGTACTTTACGCAGAAGATAATGACCCATTCCGAGTGAAGGAACAAGGTTGATTTATGACGACGACTAATTTAAGGCGAAGGACTAAATTCACCCCGAAGTCTAAATCTGTCCGGGTGGCGAATGTGCTGGACTATGCCCGCCCCGGTCTGGACCCGGACGTATGGCAGGATGACGGCACTCTGCGCCCAGAGATCAAAGAGTTCATCTTCTCACAGGCCAAGGCTTTCTTGGATGGCGAGCCGTGGGTTAATCAGTTTCATATCATCGGGTCACTCACCTCATACCAATACAATTCTCGATCTGATTTGGATGTTCACATCATCGTGGACTGGCCGACTCTCCAAGCCGAGTATCCGGGCTTGGATCAGAGTGCCTTGGACGATGTGCTGGACTCGTACAAGGACGCGATGAGAGCCGAGAAGTTCATCGTGCCGGGCACTCAGCATCCCTTGGAGTTCTCATTTGAAACTCCCCATATGAAGCCGCATATCACCGACGGCGACTACAATTTGTCATCGGACGCATGGATCAAGGAACCAAGGACCGTGGATTTGGACATGGACCCGCAGGAGATTTACCAGAAGATCATCGACGACTCAGAATCCATCGCGTCTGATCTGGACATGACCATCGGCAAAGCCAAGCGCGATGTGAAGAATATCGAAGCGCTGAAAGAAGCCATGTCCAACATGGACGGACAGGCCCGGTTGAAGTTTCAGCAAAGGCTCAAGGAGCGGACCGAGGAGCTTGAGCAAGAGCTGGTGGATGTGATGCAAACGGCCCAAGATATCTCGGACCAACGGGATGAAGGGTATCAGCCGGACTCTAAAGAGAACATCCGGTTTAAGTACCTGCAAAAGTTCGGCTATATCTGGCTGTGGAAAACCTTGGAGAAGATCATGGGTGATGCCGACGAAGCCCCGCAACTGGCCCCGGAGGATGTGTCTCAGGTCAAGGAAGTGATCGACCAAGGCATCACACCAATGGACGATAAGCGAGCCAAGAGGCAGGCATCATGGTTCGGCCAAGAACTGTTGCCAGAGGTCATTTCGTGGCTGGAAGAAGGCATGGAGCTGGCCCCGGACGACCTGCGGCTGTGGAGCGCTCTGGCCTGCGATCATGGGTTTATCACCAGAGCTTTCGACGATTACGTTCAGGCCAATGCGACTGAGGTCATCCAGATGGTCACCGATTACTCCCCGGTCACCCGGACCGCGCAAGAACCCGGCGAGCCGCGCCGCATAGAGGATCATCCCCCCAAGCTGGTATCAGAACATACCAACGAAAAAGCGGTATCAGAACATACCAAGATCAAAAACGATTCGCCAGATAAGGCGAATCAACCTGAGAGCGGCGATGCGGAGGCGGAGCCTCCCCGTGCGGCGAAGCCGCCGGAGGCTGGTGGCGCAAGTTTACCAGAGAAGGCCAAAGGGCCTAGCGTTAAGACCATGAAGGTTGACGATCCACGCACCCCTACGCCAGCCGAAGGCGAGCGCGAGGGCGCGGCATGGCGCTGGTCGGAGCAGGTGGAATTTCACACGCTTGATGTGTTGCCCGATCTGGTGTCGAGCTATTTGGAGCTAGATTTCGCGGCGTTCAAGCCGAACATCATCGTGACCGGGATGGATCAGGACGAGGGGCTGGTGTTTGCCGAGGTCTTTGTAGAGCTGGTGAACAAGGCCACGGGCGTGAAAGACGGCGAGATGAAGCTGAATCTGAGCGCCGAGATCGAGTCCGGCATCGAGTATGAGCCGGAGGGCAAGGAGTTCTGGGAGAATTTGACCAACGTGGATGTGTCCATTGAGGATTTGAAAGTTTGGAGTAGCCTTAAAAAGTGGTCTATAATTGACGATCATGGATTCGACTCTGTGCTTGTGCGGCCAAAAGAGAATGCGCGGCAATGGACGTTGCCTCATGTGTCATCGGAAATACATGAGGGAGTATATGCTGGTGTGGAGCAAGGGTCGCCCTCTGACGGAAGCGCAGAAGATGAGAAAAAAAGCGCGGCAGATTGCTTGGAATCATCTTCGGCGAGGCAAGGAGAAAGTGATGGAGCCTTGCGCTCTGTGCGGGAATCCGATCTCTCAAATGCACCATCCAGATCACAGCAAGCCTCTGGAAATAGTGTGGCTGTGTCGTCCATGCCATCACGCACACCATCAAGAGATTTTAAGAACTCTCCCTCGACAACCACGAACGAAAAAGCCCCTCACTCCGGCGCAAGCGGAGAAGGTGAGCATGAGGAAGCTGTCGAGATATTACGTCAAAAAGGGTCTGATAAAGAAGGAACCGTGCGCCAAGTGCGGGAGCCAAAATTCAGAGATGCGTCACACGAATTACAGCAACCCGTTCATGGTGGTTTGGATGTGCCACCTGTGCAACCTGAGAGCGCATACCCCGACAGCTTAGCTCCAAGAATTGTTCCACAAGAAACGAAACTATCTTTTAAGGTCGGCAATGTGGGTAAGTCTGTGGATACTGTGGACAAGTCCGCCGCCATCATCCCGATGCAGAACACCAAGAAAGCATTGTCTTTACAACCAAAAGCCCCGGACATTTTGCCGGACATTCCTGCGGACCTGATGACGTGGGCCGATATCAAGGCGGCGGCTGGCATACCGGGAAATGGGGCCGTGGCCGGAGACACCGGGATTCCCGGTAAGTTCCCTTACCCTTGGAACGGCAAGGCGTACCGCGCCGACACCGGGTATCAGCATGGCAAGGAGAGCGTGGCCGATGTCGTGCGCCACGAAGTCGAGGAGCTGGGCAACCCGGCGGCCAGCTACATCGGCCAAGACCAATGGGCCAAGTTTGAAGGCATCCCGGCGATCAATGCCATGTGGGTGACCAAGGCCAAGGCAGATGCGCGGCGCTATGGCGAAGCCACGGAAGTGAATTTTGGCTCCGGCGCTCAGGTGATTGGCGAGGATGGTGACGGCGGCTATCTGGTGGTGCAGGCAAGGCTTCCCGGCAAAAAGGCATCGGACCGCTACGAGGCGCTGGGCATGGCTTTGCCTGACCCGGCGACCATGTGCCAAGGCCATTGCGAAGGCACGGGCTTTGTTCCGGTCAAGGCGGACGACAGCCGGGAAGTGTTCAAGAAGCTATGGGCCGAGCAAGAGGCCAAGGAGCATTCCGAGGATGGCTGGCATTTCGTGGATTGCCCGGACTGTGGCGGCTCCGGCAAGCGCGGCGGGACTGTGAAGGCCGCGATCTCCCTCCAACCTGTCTATGTGGCGAACCGAATCCTTGAGCTGGTGACCTTAGAAAAGCTCAAAGGCATGGAGTTCGACGCAATCCAGCACGAAATCTACACATGGCTTTCTCGCAACCAGCTCAAATACACCAAAGAGGACGTGCGGAAGATTCACGACCAGCTATCCAAGCAGACCGGGATTGAGGAGCCGCCCCCGAAGGAACCGAAGCCGGACGAATCTGCCCCGGCTGGCGGGCCAGTCATGCCTCCGACCCCGGTGGATCAGATTAAAGGCGAAGCGCCGAAGCCTGCGCCCGCCGCCGAGCCAGAGCCGGAGTCTAACCCGGCCCCCGGCGAGGAGCCTGTGGTCCGCACGCCGCCCTCAGCCCCAACGCCGCGCCCGGCCCCCAAGGTCATTGGCCGGATCATATTTGTGAAGTCTGGCGCTGGCTTTGTGAAAGCCACGGAGTTCGATGAATGGCGCTCGCTGGTTCAGGGCAACCCCGGCTGGCGCACCGCTAAATCCAATAGTGGGTTTGAGTGGGTTGCGGCTTCCGCGAAGGGCGCTCCGGCTTTTGTCCGGCTCCTTGAGCTGGAAGCCTCGCTCTCCGGCAACGAGAAGGTGGCCGAGATCAAGCGCCGGGCGGAGGACGAGCAGGAGTCTTTGCTGGTCTTGGCCCGCGAATTTCTTGGCACAGACATCGAACCGGATCATGCGTTCCTTGATGAGAAGCAGGCAGAGGTACTGGCACAGCGCTATGCGGCGGAGACAGGCGGCGGCACAGGGATGTCTGCCACGGAGATTTATGGGCGCATGGTGTCTTGGGGCTGGGTCAAACCGTTCAGTCTCAAGACCAACGATATGCACGCGCATACCGACACGGACGCAGAGAAGGGCGGCCCGACAGAAGCACCGGGGCAAAGCGCCCCGGCCACTTACCGCGATCAATTTGAAGATGCTGTAGAAACTGGAACACGCGACGTATATCCGAAGCGAGGACCGACCGAGCCGGATATTCCTACGAACAGCGCTCTTGATTTGGCCCGTGATCTTGTTCGGCTGGGTCAGGCCAATGAGGATGAAATTGCCGAGGATTTGATGCGTGAGTTCAAGCTCACAGAAGCTCAGGCGATGGATGTCCTCGATCAAGTGTTGTCTGTTTCGTAGTATTGAGCTGAAAATATGAAATGGAGAAGCGGTGAATTTAATTGCAGGAGTTTAATAGACAATGCCCGACAATACAGGCGCGATCAGGAAGCTGGACCATTCAACGGCGGTGATGTTGGTGGCCCTGAAAAAAGAATTGCCGACGTGGAAAGAGGAAACTGTTGAAATCGACGTTGCTATCAGAAAAATTAGGTTCGCCAAAAAAGCTTCTTCTATCTCCGTCTATCTTTCAGTCCGAGAAGGGGAAGAAGGTTTCGAGGTGCACGCTGACTGGCCTTCGGGTTTCTGCCGTGACTCTTACCGAGGATTTACGTCTGTCGGCGCTGAAAAAGCGATTAAAAGTGCTATTGCGCGAGCGACTGTCATCGAGGAACTTTCACTTTTTTAGGAAAAAAAATAAGGAGTTTGAATTTGCATAAGGAAACGGTGGACGAAAAACATTGTGACGGGAAGTGTTGTAACGAGGGCTGTGTCTGTAGCGATCAGAGTCTCGCGCCATGCAAGGCCATCGCTGAGAAAATTTCGCACCAGCTCAAGGGCTGGCATCAACACCAGATTTTCCATGATCGCTTCGCCCGCTTTATCTTCATGCGGTGGCGGGTGATGATTACGCTCCTGTTTGATTGCCGAGAAGGGAAGGAAACCATCTGCATTGACACGGCATGGGATCATGGCGTGTCGCACGAAGAATTTATGGGTATCAACGAAAAGAACGCTGAGCTTGCTATTGAGAGGATCATTGCGCGGGTGTCTCTTTACGAGTCTATGAAGAAATTTTGAAGGAGAAGGTCGGCAATGAAGAAGATTAAATTATCTCAAGGCAGGGTAGCTTTTGTCGATGACGATATATTTAACGAGCTTAATCAATTTAAGTGGAGTGCTTGTCGCACTCACAATGTTTTTTATGCGTCCAGAAATGAAATTCTTGGAGATGGCTTGCGGCGAAGGCGACTGATGCACCATTGTGTCGCAGGTGTTCCGCAACGAGGGTTTGTTACCGATCACAAGGATGGCAATGGCTTGAACAATCAGCGAGAGAATCTACAGATCGTCACGAATAGAGAAAACGTATCCAATCAGAAAAGAAAAAAGGAAGGGAAGCTCTCGTCAAAATTCGTTGGCATTTCATGGGATAAGCATAATAGACGATGGAAGGCCGCAATTAAATTTGATGGCAAGTGTCATCATCTTGGGATGTTCGCTGACGAACATAGGGCGAGTAAGGCATATCAAAGCGCTTTGGCGAATTTGAAATCAAGGAGTAATTGCAATGGATAAAGCGGTATTGAAAAATCATTGGACAGATATCGTGGAGCCAAAAGACAAAAAAGCTCCTTCAAAAATTCGTCAAGAGTCGGAGACGTGCGCCTGCGGGGGAACCTGCGCGTGCGCGGCTTCCAAGCGCTCTGCCGCCCAAGGCAAGTGTAAGAAGTGTGGCAAGGACACCATCATCAATACCTATGGCGCGGCGGCTGGGCTGTGCGACTCCTGCGAGACGGGCATCTTAGAGCGGGACTTCGGGAACCGGGATGCGGCTCGCCAATGCAAGAACGACGGCCAGCCTGCCAGAGAGCGGATGTTCAACGAACAGAATTTTGGGGCGCTGTGTGATGCGTGCTGGGCCAAGGTTAAGCCCGCAACCAAGTCGGCGGCTCAGTTCGGGACTGTAGCGTGGCAGGAGGAGATGGAAGCCAAGATCAAAGCCAAGCGAGCCAAGGGCGAACCCTTAAATGAATCTGAGGAGTCGTTCGAGCATATGCAGGGCGAGCACAACAAGCGGCTGGTCGATGAGCAGGCCAAGACATCTCGGCAAGCCGCAGGGCTTGATCCCTTTGTGTCGGCCTATCTCGAAGCGGCGCTATGGTCGTCGAACGACAACTCTGACCCGGAGACGGGCGGCGAACCTCTGGATCAGAACTTCGGGATCGAGGATATTGCCCCGGAGAGCATCGAGAAGGCCAAGGCCGATTGCGCGGCGTTTCGCCAGCAAGCAGGCGATCTCTTAAATGAGATTGACGATGAGCAGGCGGGCCATGACTTCTGGCTGACGCGCTGTGGGCATGGCGCGGGCTTCTGGGATCGCGGGCTGGGCGATGTGGGTGAGAAGCTGAGCGACATTGCCAGAGCCTTCGGGAACTGCGATGCTATTGTTGGCGACGATGGCAACGTCTATTTGGAGGGCGGCATGACAGCGAAGGCGGCAGACGGAGCAGAGTGTGAGTATTGCGCTGGTTATGGGAAGTCACGCACCGGAGCCGGGCCTTTGGAGACGTGCCCCTATTGCAAAGGCACAGGCAAAAAGACCGCGCCGCCCATCAAGGGTCGTTATGACACGGCCAGCTTAAAGCGCAAGGCGCTCGAACTGTGGAAGCCTGCCGAGAATTATATGGGCGACGACTACTCCGATTATTATGTCGTGCTCACGCAGAACCGGGACTCCGAAGCGCTTGAGAAAACCAATTTCGATGCGGCGCTCAAAGCTTTGGGCGGCGAAGGCAATGGCGTGGTCGTGGCAAAGTCAGGTCATTGGGCGGTGGGCTGGGTTGAATTCTTGCTGGTCCATAAAGATGCCGCCGACAAGGTAGCGATTGCCGAAGGCATTGAGCGCGACATGGCCGATTATCCGGTGCTTGATGAGGAAGCTCTTACGAATGCAGAACAGCAGGAATACCGGGAATCGTTTGACGTATGGGGTAAGGATGAAGCCCTGAAATGGGTCAAGGAAGATTTGGCGAAGGAGCTTCCGGCGGAGAAGCAGGAAGCACTCGAAGCGTATGAGCCTTCCGAGCGCGTGCTTCAACTCTTATGGGAAGCTGTGGAGTCGTCCTTTGAAAACAACGGTGAAGCTTTTATGGATGCCAAAGACCTGTTGAAGTATGCCGAGGACTCCGGCGTTCACCAAGCGATCAAACAAGAGCTGACACCGCCAGAGAACCCCGCGCAGATGAAGATGCCCTTCGCGTCCAAGCGCAAAGCCGACCGGGATGCTGAGATCGTCAAGCGCGATGTGGAGCAGGAGCAGGCCGCTATCGACGAGTATCGCGGGCAGAAGGAAGATGCCAGCCCAGCGCTCAAGGAAGTGCTGGACCACGCCATCTCGCAGGAGAAAGAACACCGCAAAGAGTTTGAAGCTAAGAAGGTGAGCCGCAAAGCCGCCGCGCTGACTGATGAGCAGTTGGCATTCCTCTTGGATTGGGCGCGGACCGAGGTGAATTACTCGGCTACCCTGACCGAATATGCGGAAGGTAGTGGCGCGGAAGCCGTGGCAATGCTCAAGACATTGCCCGCCGAGCTGACTCAAGGCGATGGCGAAGCGCTCAAGACTCAGGTGGACTGGAATGCGGTAGAGAACATCGGAGAGATTCGCACGGGCTGGACTCTTTTGACCGACACCGATATGCAGAGCGGCCATCGAGTCTATATGCTGGTCCCGCCGGGTGGAGAAGTCGAGACGGCAGAGATGGTTCTCCGGGTCTATGCGAACGATTGGAGCAAAGAGGATTACCAAGCGCTGACGGGCGAGCCGCTTAAAGAGGACGAGGAGCCGAACACAGAGTTCCTTTATATGTCGGCCAGCGATTTGGCGACGGACTTCAAGCTGGTGTTTCTCGATCCCTATGAACGTAACGGCGGCCAGTTCGATTCTTTTGGCGCTGACTTCTTCAAGGATCAGGATAACAATGTCTATGTGAATCCGACGGAACAGCGCGTCGGGCGGCGCACAAGGAAGTCGTCGATGCCTGAGAATGTTTCGATCAAGGAAGCTTTGGGCGGAAAGTTCATGGTGCTGGTGGATGGCATTCAGCACGGCGGCGAGCGGGATAAGTCCGGCGCTGGCAACAAGACATTTGATTCACGCGAAGAAGCGATGGCCTATGCCAAGAATATCAGCAAAGAGGCTTCGCGCCTCGCCGCCAAGGAGAGCTTTATGAAGCGATTTGCCGACGAGCCGCGCAAGCCCAAGCACACCTTCTACCGGAAGGTCGATCTCTTTACCTTCGATGATCTGGATGAGAAGGCCAAGGACAAGGTGCGCTATAAGTATTACGAAATGGCGGACGTTGATTTCTGGAAAGAGAATGCCGAGAGCGATTTGCAAGAGCACGGGTTTGTGAACCCGAAGGTGAATTACGATCTCAGCTCGACGCAGGGTTCCGGCGTGAGCTTTACCGCGCACATGGACGTGGCGAAGTTCCTGCAAGCGCACCCGAACGAGCGGTTCAATATCTTCGCCAAGTTCTATGAGTCGCTTTACATCGACCTCAAGAGCATCGACCATCATTACTCCCACAAATACACCGTCAAGGTGGAGGACAATACCCCCGGAAGCATGGATGATCTGGCCGCAGAAGCCGGGATGTCCACGGAGGAATTTGAGAAGCTGTACGTCGAGTTCATCCAGTATATCGACGAGGTTCGTCAGGAGTTGTGTAGTCAGCTTGAGAAGGACGGCTATGCCGAGCTTGAGTACCAGCAGTCCGACGAATACATCAAAGAGGATGCGGAGGCCAATGATCTGGCGTTCACCGAGAGCGGCGAGATCGAGCATCTGGAAGAAGGCGACATTCCACCCACCAAGCAGTCCTCGCTCAAGCCGCTCTCCAAAGAAGCCAAGGTGCGTCTCTATTCGGCGCTGGGTCGCCGGGGCGCAGAAGAACCGATCATGCCGGATGAAGCGTACCGCATGGGCTATGACGAGGGATTCAACATCATCATCACGAACAAGGGCGAATTCCAAGGCTATAAAGATGCCCAAGGCAATCTCGACGTGGAAAAGATCGCCGACGAAGCGTTTGAGGCCGAGCAGAATGGTCGGCAATATACGCCCTTCGAGTTTCTTGCCAGCGCCTTTAACAAGGCCGAGAATGCTGATGAGCTGTGGGAGGAGTACGACCGTGGCGTGGGCGAAGGGATCAGCACAGGCATTGCCGAGCTACAGGGCAAGCCGCCGACGCAGGCCGCCAGACGCAAGGCTGATGCTCCGCTCAAAGAGAATGTTGATGCCCCGCCATGTGCCGTATGCAGACACCCGCTCAAAAATCACGACAACGAGACACGCGAACGACGTGGACAATGCGACAAATGCTTGGATGACGAACATCACTATATCCCGGTTAAGCACCGGAAACCACCCCTTGAAAAGAAGGCCGATGACCAAGCGGGGCCGACTGGATTGGTGGTTAAGAACGAGCAGACTGTTCCGCTCATGGATTATTCTCAACTGACTGACGAGGAGAAGAAGGAGCTGGATTACGTCGAGAACGGAGAGGGCGACTTCTTCCGGTATGACGGGAACATCTTTGATCTGGGCGAGTTCGAGGTTGTGGAACCCAATGGTGATCTGGCGAAGCTGGGCTTTAACGGCGTGAAGGGCGCTTATGCTTCGGCGGGTTATGCCGTCAAGATCGACGAAGTGGAGAATGACAAGGTGACGGTCGCTTGGGTTTATTGGAAAGACACCATCGCCAGCAAGCGCACAGCCAGCGATCTCAAGGATAAATCAGTAGCCGAGCTGGAAGCGCTCATTGATAACTGGATGAGTCGCATGAACGATGTGACCGATAAGGGCACGCAGGCGTATGTTGCCAAGCGAATCAAGGAAGCAGAAGCCATCCTGCAACAAAAGAAATCAGAGAAGAAAGCCAGCAAGCGCACAGCCGAAGCCGAGGTGGAGGAGTTTGACTCGGAGGAGATGCAGGAGCCTGCCGAGGACGATATCGTGATCCAGACCGAAGGACAGCTTGGCGGGATGTACGCCGCTTATCAGAGCGGTAAGAAGCTCGCCGAGTCGCCGGAGTGGGACGAGCTGATTGCCGCCGTCAAAGCGGTGGATCAGGGCAATTTCTATCCGACCATCTGGTTCTTGGATGACCACGGCGGCCTTCAAGTGGTGACCTCCGCCCAGAAGTGCACGCTCTGTCACAAGGCCGATGCCGAGAAAGGCTCGCGCTGGTGCAAGGATTGTAAGGAGCTGGCGGATTTCGAGAAGGAGCTGGCCGAGAAGCATGACCGCAAAGCCGGGATTCACAAGTGCCCGACCTGCGGCAAGATGAATGATATCGTCAACGAATGCGGCTGTGACCCGGACAATATGCCGACCAAGGTTGACGCTTCTGGCTGGCCTCCTCTGGAACACAATCCCAAGAATCAGAAGGACGTGAAGCGGCTCCAAGACGAGGACAAGAAGTGGCGCGAGTCGCCGGAGAAGAAGGAAAGCGACGAAGTTCGCAACAGCGAGGAGTTCAAGAGCTGGCGCAAGCAGAAGGCCGCTCAGCGCGTGTCGTGTCCTCAATGCGGGAAGCCCGTGGAGATGCCGGAAGGCTGGGGCGAAGGCGATGACCCTAACGAAGCGTTGTGTAACGAGTGTTATTCCAAGCTAGAGGCGCGATCTGCCGAAGAAGGAGAGATCGGAGAGACGTGCCCGATATGCGGCAACGCAATCGAGGCCGGGGATATGATCGTGGATTCCAAATCTGAGCCGGGGGAAGTGATGCCGACTTCTTTCGCGCACGCGAACTGCGTGGCGATGTCCGAAGGCGATGAGTGGCCGGGCAAGCCGACCGCCGCAATGAAGGTTGAGGCCGCCTCCAACGAGCAGGTTATTGAGATGTTCGCGCACGATTCGTTCCCCAAAGACAAGCGGGATCGCTGGGGCACAGAGCACTTGACCATCCAGAAGTATCCGGGTGGCTGGGCGCTGGTGAACTATGCGACCCCCATCGTGTTCCGAAGCAACACCGGAGAAACCTTCTTCAACACGCAGAAGTATTCGGTGACCACCTCCAAGATTCAGACCCAGATTCGCCGCTATTTGAGTGATGCGACTGAGGGCGACGAGGCCGGAATCAAGGCCGCGATCCAGCAGGCGCAAGATGCCAATGCGGAGGAAATCGGCAAGGCCAAAGCACAACCGGAGGAGCCGATGGAGATGGCGGCCAGCTTAGATCGCTTCGGCGGGCCGGAAGTGTCCAGAGAGCAGAAGATTAAGCAGGCCATTGATATGCTGTCGAAAGACCCGGACATCATCGAGATGGTCAAGCACATCGAGAGCAAGCCCGCCACCACCAAGGGGCACTACGGCGATTACATGGGGGTCTTGGACCAGTATAAGAGCCAAGGCAAGGTGATGCTTCACATCATCTCGCAGGCGCTTATCGGGGCCGGGGCAGATGCCGGAGGCGTGCAGGCGGCGCTGGGTATTATGACCGGGAGTGCGTTTGGGTCAATGGAGAAGAAGGCTCGCGGCGGTATAAGCTGGAAGGTTCTGCCAAATAAGAATCTTGAGATCACCGCAACGGGTGATGATTTAGAGGAAATCCGACAGGATGTTGAGGATCAGAGCGATTCGCGTTTGCTGGATTATCTTGAGCCGATGTTTGGCAACGGCTATATGTTAGTTCGGCCAGAGCAGATCGGCGCTTTGACTGATTCGCTCATCATCTCCGATGGAAGCTTGGATGACAACGGAGAGATTGATTTCGGAAGCAAGCCAAAGTTTTGGTGGTATCCGCAGTATGAGTTGCGTTCTCCTTTAGAGGACTTGGCGGAGACTGGCAAAACCATCTTCACCTATGCAGGAGAAGAACCGTTCGAGTTAAAGGAGGCCAGCATGGAAGTCGAATCAGGATTGTCGGATCAGGTGAAGTCGCTCCGGCGCAAGCTCAAGGATTTGGATGTGGACAAAGCCGACCCCTCAGAGATCGCGTCAACCGTGGACGCGCTTGAGAAGATGGAGAAGCGGCTCAAGGAACAGCAGGAGGACCGGGCCAAGCGCAAAGAGGAGAAGGCCAAGGAAGCCGAAGCCACTCCTGCGACTGCCGAAGTCACGGCGGCCAAAGAACTCAAGAAGGCTCCCTATGCTGTCCTCAAGACTGCCCAAGAAGCCAGAGATTATGCGATAGGCTGGCAGAATTGGGTGAGTCAGCAGAACCTCAGCTACGGCGAACTCGCTGAATGGGGGGCTTATTTTGAACAGCTCGCCGAGCGGTTCCCTGAATTGAAGGACGAGTTTGTTGAGAACGGGATTATCGGCGGCGACACATCTGTGGAGAAACAGGCGGCAGTTCCCGGCAAGATTACGCGCAAGCAAAAGGATGAGATGGCGCACCTCATTCAAGATGCGGTGTATGGCTACCAGATCAATATGATGGACATTTCAAAGGTCTGGAAGGCTGGCGAAGAAGCTTACCTGAGAGGCGGCGATGTCAAAGCCGCCGTTACTGCGCTCTTGGATCAGATCGCTACCAAGTCCGATCTGCCGCCAGCGCAAGCCGCCCAGCGTGCGGCCCGCTACTTCGATCAGTTCAAGTCCTCGGACCTTGTAGGAAGCGCGTGGGAGCTGGACAAAGAATCCAAGAAGCTTCGCCGCAAAAAGCTCTCTATGAAGCTTCAATCGACAGCCGACTTCTTCAAGAACGCCGGGTATCGCTTCGCGGAAGGCTCTCACGTCTGGTTGGTGTCCGGTGACAAAGCCGAGATCATCAAGCGTGTGGCTTCTGCGATCTCTGCGGACAAAAGCTATGAAGTGATTACGCTGGATTCTTACGGCCAGCGTACTGGATCGCAATTTACTATCGCTGAGAAAGAACTCGAACCAACGAAATGATGGGAAGTCTCGACCGGGCTGTAGAACTCTTAGATCGAAAGACTCAGGCCGTAAGGCCGATGCAGAAGGTCGTTCGTCGTCAGCCGCAGGCGTTTGTAAGACAAGAGCGCCCGGCGCAAGCCCGGCCAGAGAGGTTGGATTTCAGCTTAGGATCACGTCTGGATGAAGATACTTTGAAGGCGTTAAGAGCCGTGGCAAGCAGTAACGGGCAACGCAACGGGTAGGGGTGTGTTAAAAAAGAACACCACCAGTTGTAAAGCGCATAAAAATAGCATATATTTTAGGAGGGCAGGTTAATGTCTAAAAATTGGCTGGAAAATGAAGTGACCGACTTTGAAGGGGGAGACTTCGACCCCGTTCTTAACGCATTGGAAAAGACCAAACGAACCGCCTCCGCCCGTGACTGGAATATCAGCCATCAATACGCTGATGTCTATTACGCCGGGACCAACACGCGCCCGGAGCGCATTGAGCTTGAGAGAAACTTAAAGCGTCTCATCAATGAGGGCCGCTTTGCTTACAAGTTCATGGAAGGCTACCTGATTTCTCTCGGCTATCAGCGAGATGAGATCGTGCGGGCTTTTAAGCATCTCACGGGCATCCACCCCTACGATCTCCTGAACCCGGCGAAGTTCTTGAGCACGCCTCCGACCATCCCCGGAATCTCGATGGGATGGGGCGAAGCCAAGGGCAAAGAAAAGTACGATTATTTTTTCATAAATCCGTTTAATTGGGGCTTCGCTCTTTTTGGTCAGAAGGGCGATACTCAGCGAGATGTCGTCGAGATGTATCTGACTTCCGATCACGCGATCAAAGGACTCAAGGATCATGTGAAGGAAGCAATGCTCTTTGACGCACCGCTCACCAAAGACCAGATGAAGGACTTTAAGGACGATGGCGAAGCGCTGAGCACGCTGGACTCGAACAACCCCAGCATTCTGTTGCAGGCCGCAGAGCTGGGCGAGCGGGCTTCGGCCATCTACACGCACTTATATCGGCACGCACGCGACAACCGCGAGATCGACACGATGCTCAAGGGCGCGGAAGAAATGGGTCATATCTCGTCCAAGGAATCGGAGTGGATTCGCGTGGCGCTTACGCCGACCGAAGCCACCCCGACTGAGCAACCTGCGGGCGATTCCCAGCAGAGAGCGATGGAGACGGGCCTCTCTGAGAAGCTGATGGATGCCGAGACAGATGTGAAGAAGCAACCGTTTGAGGACGAGCGCAAGCAGGTCACGCCTTCTGAGTATTTTGAAGCAGAGCGCGACGAAGTGGATGTGGACAAGGCGATGACCGAGAATGTCTCCAAGATTCTCGAATACATCCGTCAGAAGAATTCAGTTCTGCGTAATTTTTCGTTACGAATATCGAGCTTCAAATATCATGGCAGAGAATTGGCTGAGAAAATAGAGAACGAAGTCCAAGTGCCGGGAGAAGATATCGAACAATTCTTCTCGGCAAACGCCATTATGTCGGTGATCGTCGATATCGTTGACAATACGCTATCTGCCGACATAGGAACAAAGGCTGGTCTTTTAGTTTTTGTGATCGCCGACGGAAGCATTGTTTTTGACGATACTTTTAAGTCGGATGAAAACAAAATCATGGCCCTTACAGAAGAAGGTCTTGGAAAGCTGTTCTATAGAGAGCGACAGCAGAGCCATGATACTGAACTCGGACATTTATGATTGGACGATCCAGCTACATTCATCCTAAACAGCGTTATGGGAGATGGCTTGTTTTACAGAAGATGCCGTCTGTTCGGTATGGCAGTTCGACTTCGACTCAATGGCTTTGTCGATGTGATTGCGGGATAGAAAAAATCATACTAGGAGGATTTCGATAATGTGGACTAAGACAGCCGCACCAGAAGCAGGCCGCGAAAAGAGTCTCGAAAATGCGTTGGTGATTTCGCTGGCGGCCATGCGAAATTTGGTTGACCGGGGCCTGATTAAAGACCCGGAAGGCGATCATTTTGACGAAGTGATAGAGGCTATCGAAGCCGCCGAAGCGGTTGTGGGATCGGTAGCAGGAGGATTTCAATGAGCTGGACCAAGACAGCCGGGCCATCTGCTTCTAACGAACCGAAAACACGACAGGCGATCAGGGTGTTGGTGGAAGCCTACAAGCACACGGCGGGCGAGTGCGCCCATAACACCACCGACGAATGCAACGAAGCGGTGCGGGATTTGATTGATGATGCTTTGGCGTTGTTGGGTTCTGATCTGCCGGAGCCGCCAGATAGCGGGGCGCGGAGCCAGATGCCGCCGCAGGAGCCTGCATGAGCGTCAGCCAAGCGGCGATCCGTGTTGTGTGCGACAAATGTGGCGTGGAAGCCATGAGCACGCCGGGGTCGCTTGGCAAATATCACCAAGCCTGCGGGAGCCGGAAGAAGGGCGGCGGAGAGCCGCGCAAGGCAAGCGGCAAATGGGTGGGTAAATAACTATGGTCACTCAACTGAATCCAGCGTTGGATTTTAACACAACGGCCTTCCCGTCGATGGGCCGCAATCGGCTCATCAATGGCGAGATGGCGATTGACCAAGCCAACGGCGGGACAGCTTTAACAGTAAATGGTACTGCTGATTTTCGCTCTACTGATATGTGGATAGCGAATGGACGTAGTGCGGCGGGGGTTTTTACCCTTCAACGCGCTACGGCTACTCCGCCAACAGGATTTCCTTACTATTTGCGAGCAACTGTATCGACGGCTCGTACTCCCTTGACATCCAACGACAACTATACGTTTCAGCAACGCATTGAAGGATTAAATGTTAGGGATTTTTTATTCGGTTCAGTAAATGCGAAAACATTGTCTTTGCAGTTTTGGGTTCGCTCAAGTTTGGCCGGAACTTATTGCGTGGCACTTCAAAATGGATCGCCCAATAGAAGTTTTATCCGAGAGTATACGATCACAAGCGCAAATGTGTGGCAACTCGTCACATTGACTTATCCGGGCGATACATCTGGCACATGGGCGACTGATGTAAATGCGGGGTTTGCGGTCCATTTTGTTTTAGCTAGAGATTCAGGTATTGCAGACACGCCGAATCAATGGAACGCAAGCGGACGACCCAATTCAATAAATCAAGTTAATTGGATGGCGACAATCAGCAACACTTTTGACATCACCGGGGTCCAGCTTGAGCTTGGTTCTTCGGCGACCCCGTTCGAGTATCGACCGTTCCCGATAGAGGTTCAGCTTTGTCAGAGGTATTTTGAGAAAAGCTATGCGCTTGATACTGTGCCGGGGACTAATACTTCTATAAATATGTATCGTCTTGCACCTGTATTTGTTATTGGCGATGAGGTTGATGTGATGGTCATTTATAAAGTTCCAAAGAGAGCAGTTCCAACAAACTTCAATACTTATACGGTGGCAGGAGTATCTGGGTCTTGGGGTTGGTGGAGTAATACGACAGCAACAAGGACAGATCATCCGACATCAGCAAATCCAATCGGAGAGAACACCTCTATTTTGTTTCAAACAGCCGTCCTAACTGATCGTAATGGTGGAGATGGGCATTGGGCGGCGGACGCACGGCTTTAAGGAGGGTCGAGTGAAGAAAATCGTTATCGCAGTCGTAGTGGTGGCCGCAATCGCATTGCTGTTTGTGGTCAAGAAGCACAGAGCGGCGAAGGTGGCTGTTCAGACCGTAGAGATTTCGACCGGGACGGTTAAAGCGGCGAAGTAGTGCCGGAAGAACGTCGTAAGCGGGCGTATGTCCCGATCACGACATGGCTGGACCAACAGCTCAGCCAGATTGCGCGGGAGATGGGTAAGGGTTACGACGATTTGACGAATGAAGTGCTGACTAATTTTGTTCGGGACTACTTCTATAAGGACGAGAAGCCGGACACAGGGAAATAAAATGGAAAACACCGCAGAGAAGCGACTCGCGCAGTTGGAACGGCTGGCCGAGAAGGGCGTGGAGACGGATGAGGCTATCGACCTGATCCGGCACGCTTCTGAATTGTCCGAGGAAGAAACCATCGCGGACTTGGCGGCGGCCCTTGGCGTTGAAGTTGACGAGATCACCGACCTTGAAATGGACCAAGATGGGGGTACATTTAAGAGCGGCTTTGAATACCGATTTTTCTGGGATGAGGATACGGCGGAGCGCGTGACCGTCGAACAGGTTAAGAATGATCTTGAGTCTGAGCCTGAGATTTTCAATCAGGACTGGTTGCAGAGTTATATCACGATCTCGGATACCGACCGTCGGATCATCGCGGGCGAAGAAGCCGACGATTATGTGGACAATGTGGCTGACGAAGCCACGCTGATCGAAGAAGCGGGCAAGGCCGATGAGTATGCGGAGGCACAGACCGCCGGGGATGAAGCTCGGATGGTGACTATTGCCGAAGAAGCCAAGGAAGAAGTGCGCGGCACAAAGTCCGAGGAGCTGGAAAAAGAGTTGGCCGACCCGATTCAGTATTTCGTGCATGATCGCGGGATGTATTCAATCGAAGATTTGATGAAGGCCAACTTCATTATGATCGACACCGACGAAGCGGCGCAGGATGCGGTGTCCACAGATGGCTGGCCGCATTTCGTCAGCCATTACGACGGCAATTACGAGACGACCCCCAAGGGTCTGGTCTATTTCAGAGAGAACTGAGTGAGAGAGAACACTCAACGGAAAATTATGGAACCTCAATACGAGGATAAGCTGGAACGGCTTGAACGGCTCGCGGAACGTGGGGTTGAAACCCGCGACGCAATCCGTCTGATCCGTGATGCCTCTGAGCTGAGCGATGAAAGCGTCCGCGCTGATCTGGCGAGTTCGCTTCGTTGCCGGGCTACGGACATCGAAAACTTCCAAGCGGACAAGGACGGCGGCACATTCACCTGCCGCGCCCAAGAGTACCGCTTCTTCTGGGACACCTATAAGGCAGAGCGTGTCGCGGTGGCGCACGTCCAGAAGATGCTGGAAGCCACCCCCGAATCGTTTGACCAAGCATGGATCATCTCTATCCAAAGCTCGCTCATTAACGCGCAGGAAGCCGCGCAGGAGCTTGTGATTGCTGATGGTTGGGATACCTATTTGACGGATGGACGCTTTGCCCAGACACGGCAGGGCATTGTTTATTTCAGAGGATGAAGTTCTACTGCGTTTTGTGTCCTCTTGAACAACTCCTCCCGTTTTTGGGCGGGATGGTGGCGTGTGTCGGGGCGTGGTTTGTGGGGAGGGGCCGATGAGCTGGACCAAAGTGGCCGAGATTCAGGAGACGCACGTCAGGGAATGCCTTGACGCTTTGGCAGAAGGAGTTGGTGGTGGGCTTACGAACTCGAACTATCTTGCAGATGGAGCCGAGGGTACGGTCAGCTTTAGGGGCCAAGAGTACCGGGTCACCGTCAAACCTCTCCAAACACAAGGATGAGGCTGTTGCTCAAGATCATTGCTGTGCCGTTGTCGTGGGTGCTGGGAGCTTGGTGGTGGGCGGCGGAAAAGTGGAACCAGAGGAATCGTGATTAAGACTGGTGATGTTTTTGGTCGGCTCGTTGTTATCGGGAAAGACAAGTTAATCCGCTATAAATGTGGAAAAAGGCAATTATGGCTGTGTAAGTGCGAATGCGGCAAGTCCGTAGTCGTCATGCAGTCGAATTTAATAACTTGTCATTCTCGGTCATGCGGGTGTTTAAGGAGAGAGGTATCATCTAAGCGAGCTACAATTCATGGAGAGAAAAAGGTAGGCAAAAGCACGCGAGAGTATTCATTGTGGATGGGTATTAAAAAAAGATGTCACAGCAAAAATTCTGGGGGCTATGAAAAATATGGCGCAAAAGGCATTCAGGTGTATAAGCTATGGCGCAATTCTTATCCAGAATTTTTGAAATATCTTTTAAGTACCATTGGCCGAAGGCCATCACCACAGCATTCCATAGATCGCATTGATAATTCCAAGGGTTATGTTCCCGGCAACATTCGCTGGGCGACGATTGCAGAGCAAGCTCGCAATAGAAGCGATAATGTTTGGATTGAGTTTGATGGAAGAAAAATGATTCTTCAAGATTGGGCCAAGGAGGTTGGCTTGACGGCTGATACTTTAGCGCACAGAATTAAGCGCGGATATGAAATCAGGGATGTTTTAGATTCGCGGAGACATAACGGAGCCGCCTGTGGCTGATGACCTTATAAATTTTGGAGGTGGGGCCGCCCCCAAAGAGTCTCAGCCGATACCGATTTCAGACATTTCGTTTCTCCATATCACGGAAGCGACGCAGTTGCAGTTCACACAACCGTACACGGAGAACAGTATCAGCTTGGGAAGCGTGATGCAGGAAGTGACGATGCTGAGCGAGTCGGCGGTGATTGGACAGCTCCCGCCGCTTCCGCCAATCACGACCGTGATCCGAGACAGTTTGATCCAGACGATCCGCGCCGGGGTTAATGATGTGAGTGCGTCGCTCGTCTATAGACACGCAGGAACCTGATGAGAAATTTAAGCCTCAACGCCTGCACGCCACTTGGGATTGTCGTTTTCGATGAGCGACAATCCCCGATTTGCTATACATAGGGAGGGTTAAGATGGGATATTTCCTAGATGGACAGAGAGCCGCACCCTTAGACGCGCCGAAGCTGGATATTTTATTCACTCCTTCGTATGAGAATTTAGCCGCTACGCCGAGAAGCGTAGCCCCGAAACTCGAAAGCAGGATTTTAGTTCAGACCGTCAACACGCTCCGCGATACCACCGCCATCGGCCAGCTTCCGCCTTACCCAGCCATCACCGTCACGCCTGAAAGCATTGCTGTCGAACAGACTCGCGGCGGCGTGAACAACGTGAAGGGCCTGAGCCAGATTCCGGTTGAAGCCGAGAAAACGCTTGCCGTGGTGAAAGACGCATGAAGCGCTTAGCGGCTCTTTTGCTGATGGTGTCGATCCCGGCGCTTTCTCAGGCCACCGAAATTCAATGGACAAGATTCAGGGGCGAAGTCAAAGCCCTCGACTTCAAGAAGTCAATCGTCACGATTCAGAATAAGGACGGCGACTTGTTCACGTTTCCTGTGGACAAAGACGTGATGTGTGTTCGAGGCAAGGCCGAGGTTCCATTTACGGACCTGCGTATAGATGATAAAGTCATCTTGATGAGAGTTCCTTCGGACAAGCCAGTAGTAAAGCCCGAAGAACAACAGTAACCGATCTTTTTCATGTCGTTTTTGCGGTAGCGGCTGATCCCCGCGCACAAGGCCCAAAACCTTGGCCGTAGCATAGCCCAACAGCCTTTGGGGGCTGGTTCCAGACCGATAACGAATTTTGTTGTCGTTGGTCTGAGCCAGCCCCCTTTTTGTTGGGTGACTGTTTTTAGGAGGCTACCATGAACGATGAAACGCCAGTACCCGAACCAGAAGTGAAACCAGAAGCGCCGACAGCCGAACCGACCGTTGTGCCGGAGACAGCGCCCGAAGCGCCAGCCCCGGTTGAAGCGCCAGTAGCGGAGACAGCGCCCGAAGTGGCTCCGGCAGAAGCGCCAGCCGCGCCGGAAACCCCGGCACAGTCAGCGTCGTAACAGAACTATCAAAGGAGGATTCAATGGCTAATTTAGATTTCACAGGTGGATTGGTGGCAGGAGCGCCCGCGCCCAAACAGTCATATCCGGGCGCAGGCAATGGTATCCCTTTGGCGGCAGATGCTCCCGTCAAGACTGTTGCGGTTTCCCGCGACACGCTCAATGAGAGTGCTGTCATTGGCGAACCCACAGGCGTGGGCGTTATCACGCACCAGACTAAGAGCGTTCAGGTTCCGGCTTATGGCGGAATGAACTCTTGGGGTCCGTCCTTGCTGGATGCGACCAATCCGGGCGCGTCCAAAGTTCCGGGCGATTTGGGCAATACGGCGGCTCCGGCCACCGAAAATAGCGGCGCAAGCGGCAATTTCCGCTAGATGCCGACCGTCTTTCCTATCCAGCGAGCGCCAATCGGCCTCGCAGGGTGGCGCAAAGACTCGATGCCGTCTGGGACATGGGCGTGGATGACAAAAACAGACGGTTCATTCGGGCCGGAAGCCATCATTTCGTGCCCGAAGTGCTACGCAGACATTCAGATGAGCGCGGAGCAGGTGTATGGTAAAAAGTCGATTTCTCATGCGGTGAGAACGATTTTCGATCCGCGCCGTGGACAAGGCATCAAGACGTTTCCGTGCAACACACAGTTCTACTTCCGCAAGGATAAGGGCTGTGTAGAGATGGCGAGCTAAGGAGGCCCGAACATGAAAATGAAAATGATCGTCGTGGCTTTGGTGGCTGGGCTGTGTAGTGTGGCGCAGGCTGATCCGGTGGTGCTCAGCACATCGACTCCGACCGGGGTGGCCCGAATCGCCGACACTTATCACGTTCTCGACAACTTGACACCCGGATCGTTCTACGACATCGCTCAAGGGCAATGGCTCGCGGGCGGCGTAACGACCCTCTACAAGAAATACTACATCTCGGCGGACCTTGGCGCGGTCAAGCCTATCACGGGTGATTCAAGCGGAGCATTGGCGATGGGCGGGCTTCGACTTTATGCCGGGGAATTGCTGGTGGATCGGGTGGACTTCTTTAAGACCTTGGCGCAGTCCGGGGTCATTACAAGCGGCCTCCTGAAATACACCGCCATCGGGATGTGGAGCGCAAGAGACTGGCAGGCCGGGAAATGGCGCGGCGGGCCGTATGGCGGGTTTGAAATTCTGTTCAACTGATGCCGCCATGATACAGGGCGGGCGGGAGCGTTATCGAGTGGATGTCATTAACTTACCGAGGTTGCCGTTGCCGGAAATCGTGAACCAGTTGCAGGATTTGATGAAGCTGGTAGATGGCGGATGGGCGCTCAGACTCTTTGACGATGTGCCCAAGACTCAATTCGTGTTCGTGGCCTTCGCCAAGTCGGGATTGCGGAGTCAGGTCGCGGTCCCTTACGAGTATATGACTGACCTGTTCCAAGATGAGCGCAAGGAGCAGTTGCGAGTCTTATGGAATGAGCAGGCGGACGCAGGCCGGAAGATCACGGTTCTTTTGATGACGGGTCTGACGAGCAAGGCGCAGGAAGTCGAACGATTACAAAAGGCTGGCGTGTTCAGTAATGGCGAAAAATAGTAATCCAGACGAATCATTCGAGCCAGTAGGCTTCTCCGGGGCCTTCCATCGCTCTGCCCAGCAGTCCGAGCTGTTGGAGTCGGCGGGCGAAGCTCTGGCGGAGATCGCGCAAGCCGATGGCACAGGCACACGGCGCGGCGGCCAGTTGGGTGACGGAAAAGGCTTTAAGCGCCAAGCTGACTTTCAGCAGTTGTTTCAGTCCTCCTCCACCCAAGACACAGTACGCACTCCGCTTCTCTATGTTGATCCGCTTTGGGATACCGTTCTCCTCCTGTTCCCAGAGGACAATCTCAAAGAGGTCAATAAGCGGCTACGTCACTACTACAAATTTCAGCCTTACGTCGGCTCGATCATTGACATCCATTCGACCTTTCCGCTCTCCGACTTCGAGCTTCATGTCGATGAGCCATCCGTAAAATCCAAGTTCAACTATATCAAGGAAAAGCTGGACCTCCTGCAAATGGCGGTCTGGATGCTCCGTGACAAGCATCTTTTGGGCGAGTCGATGTGGTATGGGATGTGGGACAAGAACAATCTCGAATGGTCCGAGTGGAACCAGTATCCACCGGAATACATCGACATCAAGCGCACCTATGTCTCGAACTCCGCCGCCTATTTCCTCCTGCCCGATCCTGAGTTGCAGAAAGTCGTCGGCTCCAATGACCCGGTGGACCGGGCCATCGTGGGCCTGATGCCTAAGCATTTCGTGGAGTCTGTGGGTCGGGGGAAACCCTATATGCTCGATGCCAACCGGGTGATCCACTTCGCTAACCGGACATCGAAATACACCCTGCGCGGCCTGTCCTTGGTCAAGCGTGTGCTCAAGGATTTGCTGTTCGAGGACAAGCTTCGGTATCTCCAATACACCTTCGTAGATCGGCATATGTTCCCGATCAAGATTTTCAAGCTCGGTTCCGAGGCGAAGGGCTGGATTCCGTCGAAGAAGCATTTTGACAAGTTCAAACAGCTTTTGGTCAGCGCGGCGAATGACCCGGACTACAACATCATCTACCACTTTGGCGTGCAGGTGGATTATGTCGGGACCAAGGACAAGATTGAAAACCTCATTCCGTGGTTCGATTGGGTGGGCAAGCGCATTATGACCGGGCTGTTCGCCAACGAAGCGCTGTTGGGCGGCGAAGCGCCGAGCTACGCCGGGCAGACGGTCAACCTCAAAATGCTGTTCCATCGCTATATCACCGAGCGGGCCGAGATCGAAAAGATTTTCAAATACAAGATTTTCCTGCCCATCGCCCGTGAGCAGAAGCTCATCCGCCGAACCAAGGCCGAGATCGACCACAAGGTTCGCAACAACTTCAAAGAGAATGTGCCGGACGACCGCTATTATCTGCCGACCTTCATTTGGCAGAAGCTCAATTTGCTCAACAACACGCAGGAGCAGGAGATGTTGCTCCGAATGCGAACCGATGGCCGCATTCCGCAGGAGATCATCAACGATGTCTTTGGGCTGTCATCTAAGATCGTCACCAAGCAGTTCGAGACAGAGGAAGCCACTTACCTCGATCCTGATTGGCAGGAACTCAAGAAGGCGTATCTCACGGATGAGCAGAACAAAGAGTTGCGCGACCGCTTCCTGCGCGGCGACAAGATGAAGGACATCTTGAAAGACATCGCCATGAAGGAAAAGGCATCGGAAGATTCCAAGCCTGTCGAGGAAAAGCCTTCGCGCCCCAAGCCACTCAAAGATTTGATGGATACCAAAGCGCCCGCAGGCGGCGGACCGATGAAGGGTCCGAGCCTTGGGCCGCCTCCGGGTAAGCCCGAAGAAGCCAAGCCGGGCGCTGGCGCACCGGAAGAAAAAGAGAAGTTACCTGTGACTCCGGGCGCGGAAGGCCCGGCGGTATAGCTTGAATGAGCGATCTCGAATCGTTAAACGGATTTGAAAATGACGCAGGGCACTATCTGGCGCAGGTGGATCGGGCGCTGGCGCAGTTAAAGAGGGTTCTTAATGACCGAGAAATGGGATTGCTGTATCGGGAGATTGGGGAAGTGTCCAATGGGATCGCACGCTTCGGGGAGAACATCGCTCGGTATGTCCAGCAAGAACAACAGAGAGTCCTCCGCGAAATCGACGAAGAAGCCCATCGAGAGAGCGCGGCTCTTAGCCAAAGAAGTGCTAAGGGACAGCGTGCAAATTCGCGTACCCCGCGCTTTTCTCCCAGCGATCAGCCTGTTTCTGCATCACTCGATTGATGCGATGTTCGGCGATGATCGGCCAGACCACGGACTCGCCAAGGTGCGGGCTGGCAAAGATGCTTTCAAAGTGCCGACGCTTGAGCTGAGTCGGCTGGTGCGGCGGGCAATGAAGCGGACGAGTAAAGAGCAGGAGCGAGTAGCTTTGGCGACTTATTGGGCGTGGCAAGAGGCGGAGCGCCAAGTGACCGAAGGATTTTTGGAGAGGCTTACAAAGAAATGAGCTTTCAGCGCCAAGGATCGCCGGAACCCATCACCCACAAAGGGGCCTTTGTGGTGGATGACGCGACCGTGGTGAATTGTCCGTGCGGCAGGTCGTTGGGCCGATACTCTCATGGCGTGCTGGAAGCGACAAACGGATTTTTACTCATTGGCGGCAAGAGCGAGATGCGGTGCGAATGCGGTCGTGAGTATGCGTGGGACAGCCAGAAAGCCAAACGGCTGGCCGCTAAAAACGGGGGGCATTGATGTTTTACAGAAAAGCGACCATCGAGATTTCGGACATCTTAAAGCAGAACGACAACAAGACATGGACATGGCAGGAAGTCGTGAAGAAATCCACGCTCCTTAAAAAGAGCGATTTCCTCCCGGCGGAAGCCTTCGACTATGACCCCGATAATTTTGTTTATTTCCGCGCTCGCTCGATCACGGCCAACATCGCCAATGGCAACGGGGATTTCTTTGAGGACAAAGAGCTTGAGGCTTCCTATAAGTCCTTCGTGGGCAAGGGTTTCTACATCGAGCATGACTCGGACTCCATCGAGAAGGCCAAGGGCATCATCTTGGACTCGGTGTGGTATCCCGAAGGCAAATACATTGAGTGTCTTGTCGCTGTAGACCGGAAAGCTTATCAAGACATCGCCCGCCAGATCGAAGCCGGAATCCTCAACAGCGTGTCGATGGGATGCGTCGTGGAAGAAGCGGAGTGCTCGATCTGCCGCAACATCGCCCGCAACCAGCATGAGCTGTGCGCCCATATGAACCCTATGTCGCCCACCTACTGCAAGGGCCGCACGCAGTCGGATGGGGTCAAAGCCTATGAGATCAACCGCAAAGTGACCTTCTCGGAGCTGTCCGGCGTGGCCCAGCCCGCCGACATCGAGGCGCACGTCTTTGAAGTGTTTGCTTCGGTCCAGAAGAACCTTTTGACCCATGCCGTCCAGTACCAGAACAGGAAGGCCAAGGCCGCCGGATGCCCGGACGGGAAGTGCACGCTGGACATGGCGCTGTCCAATCTGTCGCCAGAGGAGCGCGTGGCGCTCCGCTCTGCGCTGGATAAGTCCGCGCTCAACGCTCAGTCGCCTTCGACCTTTCAGGGCAACCCCGCCGTGGATAGCGGCGCGGCCAACCCCAAAAAGGTCATGGATGCCGCCCCCAGCATGACCGGGGGCGGGGATTTCGTGGAAAAGCGCCGCAAAGAGCGCCGTGGCCCGGCTTCCTTCAACCCGGCGGATATCGCCCCCATTTCCAAGGTGGTAAAGGCCGATGCGCTGGTGGGCGAAGTGCCTCCAACCCCGCTTTTGGACCAGATTCAGGAAGAAACCAAGCCCATTTCCACCAAGATCGACGAAACGATCAAGGACGCGATCAAGAACAAGATCGACGGGCTAGTGTCCCAAGAGGTGATGAAGCAGGTGGACGTGCTGTTGGCCGAGATGATGGCCCAAGTCCAGCTTCCGATCATCAACGAAGTCAGCCAAGCTGTCCAAGAGCACCGCCAAGATGCCCAGCAGGAAGTCCAGAGGATGCAGGAGGAGATCGCCAATCCGCCGGAAACCGCCTGCCCGCCGATGGTATCCCCGGAGCTGGTCTATGGTCCGCAGGTCATGGCAACCATTCTCTTGGACAAGGCCGTTCGGCAGTCTCTTGAGGGCGACACGCGCCAAGGGGCCTATTTGAAGGCGCTCTATGCCGTGATCCAGCCGAAGCCGGAAGAAATCGGCATCGAAATCGGACCGGGCCTGACTCTCAAGGCAGATGCACAAACCAATTTGCTCCGGCTCTACCGGGGCGGACAAGCGACCCAAGTCTTGCTCGAACGCACGAAAACTGAGATGCCTGAAACGCAGAAGATCGCCTATTGGCGGGAGTCGCTGGGCTTAGATAGGAAATCTGACACGGCGGAAACGCCGAAATATGAATGCCAATAGGAGGCTATCTACAATGGAATTCTCGCTGAAATACATGATTCGTGAAGGCTCGAACGCCCGTGATTCGTTCCTGCGTTCCTTTTTCCTTGCAAGAGAAGGGGCCGGGAAGCTCAAGGTCGTGAAGGCCGCAGATGTCGTGCCCGTTGAGATTCAGAAATTGATTGTCAAGGGCAAGCAGTCCGAGGTCATTGAACCTGAACAAATCTGTGATCTGATTAAGAAGGAATGTGGTGGAACCTTCGATGGTTACCTGAAATGGGTGACGGCGCAAAAGACCGTGGTCAAAGCGGGACTCAAAAAGATCGCCACGTCCGGCGACAAGGACTTTGACTATGCGAATTGGGCGCTGAATGAAAAAGAAGTGCCCCGGCAGGATGCCAGCAAGGAAGAAAGACCGACCGAAGCTGTCAGCGAAGAAGAAGCCAAAGCCAATCGAGATTTGGCTGGCAAAATCTCTCCCGTGCCGGGACATGGCCGGAAGATCAAAGACTTCTTCAATCGTCTGCCGGACCCGGCGGGTGTTGGTGAACCCACCAAGGCCATTGACCTCAAATCAAAAAATTTGAGCGGCCCCATGAAGTTGCTGAAAAGAGCGCTCGATGAACGTGGCGAAGCCCTGAAAGCGGTGGAAGCGGCAAAGAAGGAAGCCGCCGAAGCCAAGGCCGCGCTACAGAAGAAAGCCGAGGAGGAAGTTCAGAGGGAGAAGGCTACCGCCATTGACGCGATTCTCCATGAGCTGACCGAAATCGGTATCGAGGAAGCTGATCTTGAAGCTTGCCGCAAAGAACTGGCCGAACTTGACGACAAGGCGCTTGCCGCGCTGGAAAGTGTCATCGAAAAGGTCCAGTCAAAAGTTTCTGGTGCAGGACTACCGAAATCCGAAGGATTACCGAAACCCGAAGGTGTTGAAACATTCAGCAGTCTTGACGAAGGTGAAGGAGATGTGCCCCCTGTGGTGCTTGGTCCTGAAAAAACCTCGCAGGGAAGCGCGGTCGAACGTCTCTCGAATCTGTGGACTCAGGACACGCTGAATCGCGGCTAATCTCAAAAAGGTTAGTCGCAGTACCAAAACGAACTCCAATCGGAGGAACATAACATGAGTATCAATACGGATCGTCGAGTCGAGGAAGATTCCACAAAAGTAGCGAATGCAACCGCCGTGGTCTATGCTGGCCGCGCTGTCGCGTTGGATTCTGCCGCTACTGTGGTTGCCGCCTCTGCCTCCACGCTTGTTTATGGTCTGTCCAAAAACGATAAGAACTCTTATCGTGATGACACCTATGGAGAGTTTGGCGCTTTCGGGTCTGGAAAAATCAATGTCGTCAAAGCAGGCATTGTGACCGTAGCACCGTCTCTCTATTCGACCGTCAATGGCACGACCACGGTGGATGTGTATGACTCGTCTAAGACGTACTTGGTGAATGACACGCTGTGGGCAACCTCGGCGGGCCTTCTCACCAACGATGCTGGTGTTGCTAATGGTCTTACCAACTTTGTTGGTAGGGTCAATGTGCCCCCGACGATCACAAATCCAAACATGGAAATTCGTCTTGGGTTACTGGCTTAACGGGACACGAACTTAACTAACAGGAGAAACATCATGCTACCGGGACAAAACCTGATGGGTGATTTATCGCCAGTTCAGAAGGATCGCTTCATCGCGCAAATTCTGAAAGCGGCGAATACTGTTGGCGGTTCGGGTCAGCTTGGAACAGGTGGCTTTGCTCGCTCTGCGGGTAATGCGCCTCTCCTTCCGACCGTCCCGCCACAGCAAATGGAAGATGCGCTGTCGCAAATCCTGTCTGGCCCTAACGGGTTCAGGCGGTTGGCGTACTCCATGCAGTTGCCCTTGAAAACTCGTTTGGACTACGTTTCGGTGGACCGGAAAGTTCTGCTTGTGGATGAAATGCCACAGGGAGATTTTCCGATCTATGACGTGGACATCCCTGAATTCGGAGCGGTGAAGTTGGCCGCTTTGGGTTCACCGACCACGTTTGAAACGAATGTTCGTCGCGTGCAATTCCCGACGTTCGTTCTAGGGATTGATGAAGTCGTGAAGTATGAGGACATCCAAATCCGTCGTTATCCAATCTTCGACCGCGCTAAAGAGCGCGTAGCGATTGCGATGGCGATTGCCGAGGATGACGAATTCTATCGAGTGCTCCAAGCGGCGAGTGCAGTTTCGCCGAATACGCCATTCTCGTCCAGCGCGGTCACCAAGACCGTATTGGCCGACATGGTGGGGAGCATCACGCAGAATCAGCTCATCGCTTCCACGGTTCTGATGAACCCTAAGAACTACTCAGACCTCCTGAAATTCCCCTCCAATGACATAGATCAGGTCACCCTGAACACTGTCGTTGAAACGGGATATTTTGGGTCGATCTTCGGGATGAAGTTGATCGTTAGCACACGCAACCCTGTCAACAAAGTGTTCGTGGTTACCACCCCTGACAAACTTGGCCGTCTACCTGAGCGGAAGAAAGTCGAAGTCAAAATCTTCGATAACGTCCCTCAAGGTCAGTATGACATCTACGGCTGGGAACAGATCGGAATGGGAATCCATAACACGGCTGGCGTGGTTGAACTAGACATCGTGTAAGTCAAGGACTCGAAAAAGAATTAAAGGGTAGGGGAGGAGGGTGTAACAGCCCTCCTCCCCACATCCTTCACCAGAAAAAACAGGAATCGGCTACACCGAAACTGAAAGCCGATAAAACGAAAACGAAAAGGAGAATCAAAATGAATCCGAACGCAGATCAAGACTATTACTGGTTTCGCAACACGACAGACAGCACGATCATCGTGAATGACCTGACGCGCCCGGCCTCTATTGGCCCGCGACAGGTGTCTCGAAGCTTTACCCCTGATGAGGTCCGGCAGTCCTCGGACTTGCGGCGTTTTTATGAGCTGGGCATTTTGACGCAGGAGGAAACTCCGCCCGACGTGCTTCCGCCGCTTCGCCGAAGTATCCCGGCCAGAATCCTGCCGGAATCAGTCAATCAGCCTCCGGTGCGCCGGAGAGCGGCCATTCCTGATGGCGTGGATGTGCAGAGCATTGACGAAAAGGGAAACAGCTACATCTCGTCTCAAGGAACGGAGTTTGTGAATCCCCTGTTTGCGGTGGGTGATTTCGTCCATTTGAAAGGGCCATCCGGTTTGTCCGGTCGCATTTCCAGCCGCAAATCGGACGGGCGGTGGCAGGTTCAGCTTCAAGACGGGCGCGTGGCTTATGCCTATGAGGAGTCCATGCTCACCGTCGATCAGTATGCAGTCAGCTCGCCCGCCGAACCAACCAAGACGACGCTCTCCGCTTCGGAAGTGCTCAAGCGGAACATTGTCACGCCGGATAAGCAGAGACGTTTCGCTCAGGTCACGGACAAGCGCATGAGCGCCGATGCCGTGATGCGGAACCGCACCTCGACCCCGGCCAGCCAGTTGCAGGGAAAGCCCGCTCGACCGGACGAAGGTGCGGCAGTAAGCGGCAGGCGCTTTACCACGGATGAAGTGAAGGGCCGACCCCCGGTGGAAGGTGGAGTCGAGATTATGATGCCGAACCAGCAGATCGTAAACTCGGAGACGCTGGTATCGGACAAGTTGCATGGCCGGACACAGCCGTTGCCGGAAATCGAGATTTCGGATTCTCCGACGGATCAGACGGAGGCCGACGAGGATCGCGGGACGATCATTGTGAGCGCTCCCAAGAATAATCCGCTTGATGGAGCCGAGGTTACACCTCAGCGCTTAGTGCGCGACACGGTGAAATCTCTGACCAAAGAGCAGGCTCGCGCCGCCAAGAAGCGGGAATATAACCTCCGCTATCGTGATCGGCTCAAAGCCAAGACACAGACCCCGGAGACTCCGGCGGTTCCTAAAGGAGCGCCAGCGCACGTCAGTAAGTTTCTCTCGTCAAAGTCAAACGAGCAGAAATTCCATATCGCTCGAACCAACAGCGTTGAGAAGTTGCAGGAATTGGCGCAGTTTGTAGCCGCCGATCAGCCTGTGCGACGGATGCTGGACGAACGAATTGCTCAATTACAAATAGCTTAACGAGGGAGAAATCTGAAAATGACAATGACTACGCCGACTTCAAACCAAGTTCAAAAACCGCCGATTCGCCTTCGGGTGTATCGGCGGACGCAGGAGTTGATCTCGCTCTTGTGGGATACCAAAGGATTAACGCAGAACCAGCGAGATCACATCATCATCTCTGTAGAGGATGAGGAGCAGGGAGTGGCCCGATATCGTCCCGTGAAATATGGGACGGCTTCGGGGGAGGGGATCAGGCTGGAAATCGCCGAGACGGACATGGCATTGGTTCGCCATGAAGAAAACAAGATGTCGGCGGCAGAGGATTATTGGTTCAAGGTCATCTTTGGAGCCGATGATGTTCCTGCCGACCAGCTTGAAGCGCGGATCAAGGTCCATTCCTATGGGGTGCTCCCGCCCTATGAGAAAGATGACAGCCGCAAAAACGAGCATATGTACGGCTACTCAACGGCTCGGCGCAAGTGGTTCAAGATGCCCTTGGTCGAGCATAACGGAATCATGGGAATCCCCGTGGTGATCTTAAACCCGGAGGAGATCAAGGACGGCAAGCGGCGCGTGATGCTTTCACCTCTTGTCAGAGAGGAACGGAATAACGGCAATGCTGGTTCGGAGGAAAGCGCTTGAGCACACTCATTACTTGGCCCATTCCAGCGATGGTGGCGGGCCAGCCGCAGTACGATCAAATTCACATCTACCGGGCGGATGCTGAACCCGGCCCCTACACGCTGATCGGTACGATCCAGTCTGGGGTGGCGAATTGTCCGCCAGCCTTTGTCACGTCTTTTGCAGATACGACCTCTGGGAACGGCGGGGATAAGTTCTACAACGTGCGGTTTTTTGACTCGACGGCGAGCCAAGAAACTACGCTGATCCCCGCCGCCCCGGAGATGTCGCCTGTCCAGACGCGACTGGTCTATCAGCTCCGCTCTATGCTCGGTTCTGTGATGACCGTGAACCCGATGACCGGACAGCCGCTCACCGATCAGGAATTACTCATGGGCATCAACATGGGCATCTGTGCGTTCAATATTTATCCGCCTGTCACAGATTTTACGGCTGATAATTTTCCGCATTGTTACCAAGTCATGCTCCTGTATTTGGCTCAGCTATTCACGATGATGAACCTGTATCTTGGGTTCTCTATCAACGACTTCAATTATTCGGACAACGGCATCTCGCTCAACATTGATCGCGGAGCCAAGATCAATGTGGCGATTGCCAATGTTCAGAAGATCGTCAATGATCTGCTGGCGATCATTAAGCTGGAATTTGCTTTCACGGGGTCGTCGGTGGGAACCCTGCAACTCCCCGTCGGCATCGGCGGGTCTGTGAGTCGCGGCGTGTCAAATATCTTGGATATTTTCAACAGCATGGGGCGATAGTGGCTGATCCTCAAACCTTTACGTCGGAGCCGCCCGAAGGCGATTCGTCATGGATCATGGCGGTCATTATTGGAACGGTGGCGGCTCTGGTACTTTCGGGTGGTGGCCTTTGGTGGATCAGTTCGTCGTATGACTCAAGGCTGATGCGGGTCAAAGACGAGCTGACGACACAGATCGCGGCCAAGATCGCCCCGGACTTGTCCAAACCCTTGGAGGACTTGTCTGTGAGGGTGGTTGACTTACAGAAAGTCGCCGAGGACTTGGATCAGAAGCACGTTGATAGTTGGAAGGCGATCAAGGACGACAAATACGAAATTTATTTGCTGTGGAAGAATGTCGGGAGGATGAGGAAGAAACTGGCCGCGCTGGAAGTTGTTGCGGCTCAGTCTAGCGCGGAGATGACGATTCCGGGCGTGCCATATGACCAGATTGCGCCTGTACCTTCGGAACCTCCTGTTGAGAATCCAGCGCCGAGCGAGCAGTTTGTCCCGGCGCAATGAAAAACGAAATTGAATGGGTCAGAGTAACAGATTTTCCGATCAACGAACTTACAAAGTTATTTTAAGAGGAGGAGACGACAATGCAATGGACTAAGCAGGCTGATGTAACCCCCGGTGACAAGAACACGGATATTAAGCCGGGCACGACGGATTCCGGCATCGGGAAGAACTACAAAGAAGAAGATAAGCCCAAGATCATGGACGAACCCAAGGGCGATCAAAAAGAACCCAAGGAGACGACCAAGCCTGACGAGGCCATTGGCGGGGAATATAAGCGCACCGACAATCAAGATAAGACGGATGCGCCAGAGGGTGACCAGAAAAAGGTTCCTCAGAAAACTCACGTCGAGGCTCCGGCCAAGGACACGCTGGCAGACAACATTACGATGGGGCCAAAGGCATGGTTGAAGAAGGCGGATGCTACGCCCGGCACGCCGAACAAGACCAAGCCCGGAACCACGGATGAGGCCATCGGCTACGAATATAAGGAGAACGAAGGCGAAAAGACCAAAGTTCTCGACGAGCCGGAAGGCGACCAGAAAGCCGTTCCTCAGAAAACCACGACCGATAACAAGATCGGCGAGGAATACAAAGAGGAAGGCAATCAGGAAAAAACAGACGCGCCCGAAGGTGACCAGAAGCCCGTGAAGTCCGAGACGCACGAATCGGATGTTTCTGGTGAGGAATATAAGGAAGATGGGGCCAAGAAAATCAGCCCGAAGGATGCCAGTCTTGGCAGACTTAGCGCATGGCTTAAAAATCCCGTGGTTTACGATGGTCCGGTAAACCCGGCGCTCCCAGAGCGCTACGCCTCGTTCTCGGACATGGCGGATGAGTATGCGACGCTCTTTGGCTTCTATACGCAGGCTACAGGCGAGAGTGTGGATACGGAGATGTTCGGCAAAGCATTGGCGCACATTGGCTTGCAGACCTCGAACTCGATGGTGGACAAGATCGACAGGATCATCACTACCATCGCCCGGACGCTGGATCGGGTCAAACCCCGTGAATTGTCTGGCTGGCGTGAAGCCATTGGCGGCTATTACAAGCGCGAAGGAACGCTGACCGTGCTGGCAAAAGACAAAGAGGAAGCCGGGAAGATTGATCGGTGCGTTGAATCCAAGATGGGCGATCAGTCGTTCAAGCCTCAGAAGGGTCGCACCAAGAAGGAATCGGCGTTTGCCATCTGCACGAAATCCATCATGGGCGCGGTGAAAGTTCCTGCCGCCGTCAAGGAAGTTGTCTCGACAGACAAAGAAGCGAACTTGGCGAAGGTCTTGGTGGAGTCGTTCATGGCTCGGCTGGCGAAGGACAAGGAATTCGCTGGCAAATTTGCCGCTATCAAAGGCGACAAGGATGTGAGTGCGGTGTGCGTGGAGCTGGCACAGAAGCTTGCCAAGCTCGGCGATAACGTGGACTTGATTCGGCTGGCGAATTACCGATTCGACTGCGCTGGTTGCTACGACGCAATCATCGGCAATATCGAAAAGGGGTTAGTGCCATCGGACTTTCAGAAAAAATAAGTAAGAAGCCTCGTTCAGAATCCATGTACGAGGCGATGAAACGGTTTGGCCTTTGTCCGCTCTGTAAGAAAAAGGCCGCGCAGGGTCATGTCGTTTGCAAATCACACTTGATGAAGAAGCGCCGAAAACAGAAAGAGAAACAGGAGGCCAGCAATGCCGTTCGTAGTTTCGACGGAGGTTTGTAGCCAATGTTCACTCAGCACAGAGGATATCGTCGGGGTTCACATCGGGGTATTGCGCTGTACGGTGTGTCATTGTTTTATCAGCACGAAGGCAATGGTCAGAGGCAAGTGTCCGAGGTTCGATAATGTGGGTCAAATGCTCGCGTTCAAGGCTCAGCGAAATGAACAGCCCAAAGCTGGGTGATCTTCTCATCAAGCGCGGCGGTGTCCAGTCGGGAACCGTGCGCTGGATTCAGGGTGAGAAGATCGGCCTGATGAGCAAGATGTATGGCTTGGACTCGCATATGGTGATTCGCATAGCGGACCTTGAAAGCGGGCGATGGGCGTTAGCCGCCAATGCCGTGACGCAGACAGGCGACAACGTGACTGATGATGGCGAGGGCGAGGCTCCAAGTGCGATGGGCGCTGACCCGGCAAGCGAGGAAGATGCGGCCACCGGGTTTACAAGGGAACGTGACAGGCTACGGCCTAAGATCAAGAAGAACGAGCCTTTGACAGACCCCGGACAGCAGGGACCGCCGCATTCGGAGCAGGGCGAGCGCTACACTCAGCCGCCAAGGGACAGCGCTTAGATGTTTTTGTCGGTGGCTTTGCGGACAGCTTCATTGAGGATGGAATAAGCGCCGCCTATGGCGGTGGCCGTTCCGATCTGAGTCCCGGCCAGAAGAACGGTGGCGAGCAGAGTGAACGGCAGGAGCAGGGCGGCTTGGAGCAGAGTGCCGAAGGTGACGGAGATTTCGCCCGGTTTGCAGTTGGACAGGACGCACATGACAATCAGGAACCACGCGATAGCAAGGATCAGCAGTCCGCCTTTGAGCGTGAAAGTTGTGAAAAAGACGTAGAGCACCCAAGTTGAAAGTGGCAGGGCAACGAAAATGAGAACGATAACCCGAAAAAGAAGATCAATGACGTTGATTTGGCCGAGGAAAGACTCTTTGGCGCGTTCAGCCTGAATTTTGACTGGCTCAATGACATCAACGTATTTTTCTAATTGGGGAAACCAGACTCGTTTCATATTCGGCCCTCCTGACTAAGATTACGTTGGGATGGCCGTTTTTGTGAACAACAAAACGGATTGATTTTTAGAGGGGTTTTATGGGCTGGGTAGTGATCGCGCAACCAAAGAGCAAGATTCCGCGCAAAAAGCCGGGCGAAAGCGCCGGGCAGTTCAGGAAGCGTTTGGAGCAATGGCAGGGTGCTCCGGCGGTTGCGCCGAAGGCTCCGGCCCCTGTTGGGCTGTCGACATGGCCGGATCACCGCGATGCTCCGGGGCCGAATTATGAGGGTCCGGGGCCGGGGAACCGCCGCAAGGACAAATCGCGGCCCCTTCTCCAAACCCTGTTGCACCGGGGCTATGACACGGTGGAATGGGATAGCGGAGTTTCGACCCATGATGTGTGTTTGGCGCTGGGCGGCCAGCGCTGGACCTTAAACCAATTTTTGCAGGGGTTGGCCCATGACGCGCCGCTCTTTGAGCGCAGTCATCCGGGCGACAAGATGTGTTCGGTGCTGGTTTATTGCGATGGCCGTGACGATGTTCCGGTAGTTCGAGTGGATAGCTGGGGTCTGGCCGGGGGCGATGCCGAAGATGTGACCCCGGAGGATGAAGCAGTCCTTGATCTGGTCCAAAAGACTGACCAAGAGACGCTGAGCTGGCTCAAATCGCTGACAGATGAGGAATTGATGGTCTTGGAGATCGACCCAGAGGCATTCAGAAGGGTGACCGGGCCAATGACACAGCCGCAGGTGGAGCAGGTTCCGCCGGGCGAGGAGTTCTTAGTGGGAACTTCGGGGCTAAAACAATGAAACTTTATCACGGAACCACAGATCAGGCCATCGACAAGATCAAGGCGCATGGCCTCTACGATTGGGAGTACCGACAACCCGCTTGGCTCACCGCTTCGCGGGGCGAGGCGGCGTTCTTTGCCAGCCTGCGCGTGAATGCCAGCAATGCCTTCCGGCAAGCTTTCCCAGAGGTCTTGGGCGGCAATGCCGTGGTCGTAGAGGTGGATGTGCCGGAGTCGGCGGTGGTTATCGTGGAGCCGCTTGGAGCCTTCGCCAAGGCCGTCATCGCGCCGGAGCATATCAAGGGCATTTCCAGCGTTCAGGGAGAGATCAGGGCCAGCGTTCGGCGCTGGTCGCTCTTTTACCCCGGATGGATGGGGGTCATGGAGACGGCCAAGTTCATCCAGAGGGCTGACGATGAGCATATCCAGCGCTTCAAGCGTCTTTTGGACGAGGGAAAGGCAGATCAGGCTTGGTCTTTGGTGGAGGCATTCTTGGGCTTGCCTCACCATGCGCTTAATGATGACCCTGTTCCGGCGCGGGCCGCCTTGGTGACGGTCTATGCGGCGGTGGATCGCTTCGCTGACCCGGTGACCAATGGCATCGGGGAAGGCGAGGCCCTGACCGACACGCTGGGTACGGCGGCGGGACACAGGGGCTACCAAATCGCGGCCCTGCGCGTTCCGGCCTCTATGTTGGAAGAACTACCGGACAACGACAACCTCCATGTGGCTTTTTTCGCCCCAAAAGCCCATATTTCACCCCTATTCGTTCGGGCCGTTTATAACCCGTGGATTCGCCGCCAGTTCAAGGTTACCGGGCACAGTCTGGCCTTTGCCTTGGAAGATTTACTGCCCGTGGTCAAGGACCGGACCGAGTTGGCCGCTTTGAAGCTCTTGGTACAGGCCAATGGCGAGGTCGCGCCGCGCCAGCAACGCGAGTTCATGCGCCGGGCCACCCCTTATTTGGTGGAGCTGTTCAAGAAGTCCGGCCTGCGCTACCCAATGGATCATCTCTTTGGCCTCATCCGCAAAGGCGCGATGGTTCAGGATGGCTTCGGCAACTATGCGCTGGTCAAGCACAGTACCGAAGTCGGCAAGACCCTCACCCTGACCGTGGGCGACATTGTGAAGGATATCAATACGGCCACCGAAGGCGAGGTCATTGCCATCTCCAAAATTCACCATGAGGCCGACATCGACATCGTGGTGCGCTGGGAAAAGCCCATCAACGGCCAGAGCATCTTCGAGGTTCACCCGAACGAGATCGAATTTGTCCGGCACAAAACCGAGGCCGAGGTTTTGAAGGATGTGGACTACCGCTATTACGACGAGTCCAAAGCGCTCAAGTCCCGGCTGGACTATGGCATCACGCGCAAAGCGGAGAATTATTCCCCTGTGATCGTGAAGGAGAATTTCGTCGAAAGCACGGGCCTGTACGAAGCCGCCGGAACGCTTCAATGGGCCGATGAGACGATGTGGTGGGGTCTGAACAACGACACCGATGACGGCGAGTTTCAGTTTGTGGACCCGCAAGAGATCGCCGACGAAGCCACCAACGAATTTCGGGAGTATATCGGGGCATACATGAATCCGCCGGAAGTCGAGGAGCAGGTCGCCCATGCGTCTGGCGAGATTTGGCAGGTCGTCCAGCCGCGCTATGAGGCGTTGAAGGAGCAGGCGCATGGCAAGCGCATTCAGCAAGCTCCTCAAGAACCCGGAAAGCCGACGAAGAAGGAAACGAAACCTGAATCGAAAAAACCTGATTTGCCGCCCGGCGCACCGTCAGAAGAAAACCGTGATCGTAATGGATTCCTGCTTGTGGGTGATGAAAAGACAGGAACGTGCAGGCAGTTTGACGAGGCGTATTCGGTGTGGAGTCCTCCAAGGAACGAGTGGCGTGTGATCGTCAACTTCGATCCCAAGGATGCGACGGATATGGATATTTTGTCGTTGGATGATTATTTGAAGCGACGATCACTTTGCCAATCAGAGTGACGATGATTTTCCGAGATTTCAAGGAGGAGGCTCACACATGAACATAAAAGAACGGCTCCAAACATTAAAGGAGCAACAAACCAGCAAGGCGGCTCAGAACATTTCGCCCAAGCCATCCAGCGATCCCGGCGCAGGCAAGAAATGGAAGCTCTCAAAACTTCCCGACGGGTCAATGACGTGGGAGGCTCGTCCGGCGGCGCAAGAACCTAACGAAGTTCCTGCGGTCGTGTCAGCCGGAAAGGTGACGGAGCAATGGTCGCACTATTCTTCCGACGATGATTCCTTATTTATCGCGGCTCAATGGGACTTGATTGATGAAAACAATCAGGATTGGAATGCGGAGACGGTCAAGCGAGACGTGCTCGCCCACATCACCAAGAAATACGGTCAGAAGCAGGCCAACATTCTTGATTTGGATTGGGAAAGCGGTGTGGCGATTGTCCAGCTCGCGCAGATGAAGCATCCGAAGGCTGGCATTGAAGTGGCCGCCGAGCTGAAAGACGAGCATCCGGTATGCCCTATCGACGACAAGCGGATCGAGATTCATGCGTGTCGCGGGACGACTACCGGGGAGTCCTGCCCGTTCTATCAGACGGCGACGAAGAAGGATTACTGCACGTTTCGTAAATACGGCGCGGCGACCGAGGAAAAAACCACGCTCGATCAGTTCATCGAGAAAAACAAGCGGCGCGAAGCATCGCTTCGTATTGCCAGCGCGGTGCTCTCGGTTCTGAGCCTTCCGAAGATGGAGCGCAAAGCGTCGGTGACAATTCCCAAGGACGAGTCCTATCAACCCGTGTCTCGCCGGGCGCACGTCGTTAAGGCCGGACACAAGGGCGTTGTTTCCAAGAAAAACAAGGACGGCTCATTCATCGTGAAATGGGACGACGGCAAGGAAGGCGCTTATTGGGCGCATGAATTGACGGTGACTGAACGAGGCATATGAAATTAGTGGCCTACACATACGGTCTGAAAACAGACCTCGACAAGCCGGAATTCAAGAACCTGAAAAGGGACTTGGAAACCTTGAACAAGGGTCGTCTGGCGTGGAGTCGTCAATGGGAATATCCGTGGGTGCTCTTGCAAAGCGGAGAACTCAAGGACGACATGGTTGTGTTGGACGCTGGCGCGGGTCATTCTTGCTTGCAGAAGTATCTCTGCAAGAAGGTCAAAAAAGTGTTCAACGTGGATATCGACCCGGCGGTGACATCGCATGAAAAGGAGTTTGCGAATTTGACGGCGGTGGTGGCCGACATTCGCAAGATGCCTTTCCCAGACGCTTCCTTCGACGCAGTTTACTGTATCAGCGTTTTGGAGCACGTCGGCGATGATCCGTTGGAAAGCGTGAACGAGTGCATGAGGGTTCTTAAACCGGGAGGGAAATTTTATCTGACGGTGGATGTGAGCATTGAGCCGAGTCCTTACGATTTCCCGATGGAGAAGTTCTTGAAGTTCGCGGGGAATTGGGGGGTCGCTCCTGTCATCCCACCAGACATCCTACGGAGCCGTGAATTTGACATTGATTGTCATGTGGACCAGCTTGCGGTTTATGGCATGGTCCTCGAAAAAGAAACTGAAAAGGACAAGCCATGAGGCCACAATGTATGCCAAAGTCATCGCCGGAATTCAAGAGATGGCATCGCAACAATATAAATTCACATGACCTTTCGTGGCGCAAAAAGGTGAGTATTTTGGCGAAGCAAAGACCCGTTACTTGGGGCGACAAAATCAGCGTCGCCAAGACGGGTAAGCCATGCAACCATACAAAGGCGCATAGGAAATGGTCGTCTCAATGGCTGGATCGCATTCGCCCGATGGCTACTGCGGCGCGAGGAGAATTTAGACCAGAGCATTCCAAAAAAATAAGTGGTAGCGGCAATGGCCGATGGCTTGGCGGAATAAGTTTTTATCGTGGAGAAGATTGGGACGATCAAAAGGCAATGTGCCTTGAAAGAGATGGCTATAAGTGCCAAAGAAACGCCAGCAACCATCATCCGATTTTAGATGTTCACCATATTGTTCCGTGGAGGATTTCGCACAACAATGACCTTAACAACTTAAAAACTCTTTGTAAGTCGTGCCATCAAAAAACCGAAGCTGAATATCAGAAAACTGAAAGGGAGGCTGTATGTCGGTAATTTGTCAACTCATGGTTAGAAACGAAGCGGATCGCTACCTGACCCGGATGCTGGATAACGCCTCGAAGTTCGCCGACAAGATCATGGTGCTGGATGATCTGAGCGACGATAAAACCGAGGAGATTTGTCGGTCGTATCCCAAGGTGGAATTTCACAAGTCGCCTTTCGATAAACCGATGTTCGGGGTGGATGAGTCCCAGCTTCGCAACCTCCAATGGGAGATGACGCGCAAGATCGCTAAGGAAGGCGACTGGATCATTTCGCAGGATGCCGACGAGACGTTCTCGGACTCCTTCATCAAGGAGCTTCCGGCGCTCATGGCGGGCAAGTTTGACTGGTACTGCGTGCGGCTTTTGGATATGTGGAGCGAGACTCAGTACCGGGTAGACGGCTATTGGAGTCCGCTTATCACGCGCTTGTTTCGGTTCAAGAATGAATCCTTCGGTTATGTGGGCAATATCCATTGCGGATGTGTGCCTGCCTTTGTCGGCAAGAACAATAACGGCACGGCGCGGTCTGACCTGTTCCTGAATCATTGGGGATGGGCGCGGCAGGACGACAAAGAGCGCAAATATGAATTTTACCTCCAACGGGCGACGGGCATCAACTTGGAGCACGCGCATTCGATTTTCATGCCCGCGACCTTGAAGGATTTTAAGGATCAGATCGAATGGCCGAACGTCGTGGTGGCGACTCTGGTGCGTGACCGGGCATGGGTCATTGATCGCTGGCTGGCTGGAATGGACAGCTTGGATTATCCCAAGGAGAAGCTTTCCTTCTATTTTATCGTCAACGATTCAACCGATGCGACGCTCGATAAGATCAAGGAATGGTCGGCCCGCAATGACAAGGCTTATAAGCGGATCGAAATTGAGACGCTGAGTTTCGGCAATATGGATAACAAAGAGCACCATTGGGAGGACCAGAAGCTTGCGAATATGGCCTTCATGCGGAATCGGGTGCTAGGGTCCATGTTTCAGCAGTTCGATGCCGAAGGCGTATTCATGGTGGACTCGGACATCATCATCCGCCACCCCCGCATTTTGAAGCATATGGTCGGTTTGGAGCGTCCGATTGTCTCTGAGGTGTTCTGGGCGCTCTGGGGCCATACCACGGCTCAGCCGCTTCCGAACGTCTGGATTAGGGGCGGCTACGAGATCAGCGCGGAGTTCCTGACCATGCTCCGGCGGCCCGGTATGTACCCGGTGGGCGGACTTGGCGCGTGCACCTATATCTCTAAGGAGATCGTCAAAAAGGGTGTGAGCTATGCACGGGTTCCGAATCTTCCCCGCGATATGCGCGGCGAGGACCGGGATTTCTGCGTGCGGGCGACCTGCGCGGGCTACAAGCTCTGGGCGGATACCTTTTTTACCCCGGATCATGTGGAGAAAGAGGAGAGTTTAACGCCGGAGCAAAAGACCAAGGCCGCGCTGGAAGCTGACAAGAAGTTCGATGAAGAAGTCAAAAAGTTCTCGGAATGGCGAGCCAAGCTTCCCCGGTATAACCAAGTCTCGCTCTGCATCATGGCGAAGAACGAGGAAGCCAATATCGCCCGCGCCATCAAATCGGCGTTCCCTATCGTGGATGAAGTCGTGGTCTGCGACACCGGAAGCACGGACAAGACCGTGGAAATCGCCAAGAGCTTGGGAGCCAAGGTGGTGGAATTTCCTTGGGACATCCCGACCCAAGGGTTTGCGGAGCCGCGCAATAAGGCCATTCGAGCCTGCACAAAGCCGTGGATTCTCAGATTGGATGCTGACGAGATGGTTCCCCGCGATCAGCTTATGAACGTCTGGAAGCTGGCGCAGGTCGAAGCTGTGGATGCGTACTTGTTTCCCATACGCAACTATCAGGAAAACCCCTATGAGAAGGGCTGGGATGCCAAGTGGGTGTTGTCGGAAACCCTGCGAATGTTCATCAACGATGAGCGCGTGTTCTATACCCGGCTCATCCATGAGGACATCGACGACAGTTTGGTTGAGCTGGGCAAGACTCGCAAAGTCAATATCGTGCGAACTCCTGTGCCGCTCTACCACTTCGGGTATCTCAAGGAAAAGCACGCGCTGGCGGAAAAGCACGACTGGTATTACAAGCTGGCTGAGAAACAATGTGAGCTGACACCCAAAGACCCGCGCCCGTTCTTTGTCCGGGCGATCCACCTCTACCACAACAAGAAGTATGAGGAGGCTTTGGAGCTTTACAACAAGACGACTGAGCTGGACCCGAAGCTCTGGGGCGCGTGGAATGACATCGGCGTGATCCTGTTCAACAAGAAGGAATATCAGGGAGCCAAGGACGCTTTTGAAAAGGCCAAGGCCAATATCAGTCCGAACAGTCACCCGGATCACGTCAAGAAGATCGACGACAATCTCCGGGCGATTGAGACGATGTTTCAGAGGCTCAAGGATGCGGAAAAAAATAAACAGGTAGTGGGGGTTCTGGCGTAAATGGAGATATTTCCCACATGGAATCCTAATCTGAATAAAAAGCACTTCCCGCGAAGTGCTGATTCAGAATGGGTTGCCGTACTTGCCGGACAGCGCGATGATGGCGTTATTGTTCCTATTTCGGTGTCGCTCGTCGATGGAACAACGAACCAGTATGCGCTTGCGGCCAATACTGAAATTTCTGTTCCGCCCATCACCATTGGGAAGGTAGTTGTGCAGGGTGTGGATTATGGCGGGGCCAAGCACGACATCCAAGCTACGCCGAACCCGGACGGCACATGGAGCATGAGCATCACCAGCCCGACCTTGGCGAGCGAAGCCAGCCAGCTCACCGAGATTGGCCTGATCCAGAATCTCATCATCTCCAACAGCGAGGGCATGACCAACATCATCAATGCCCTGAACGGCCTGTCGATCACGATTGGCGACATCAACGTGAACACCGATGAGCTGGAATTGCTGATGCGCCTGAACACGGCGACGATGGCCGATGGCATGACGCTGATGCTTGCCGCGATCCAGTCCTCGACCATCTCCATTCAGGATGGGCTGACCGATCTCAAGATTGAGCTGTTGGAGGGCATGACCAATATCGTGACGCTGGTGGCTCAAGAAGTGGTCCAGCTTTCGACGCTGGAATCCTTAATCAGCCAGCAAATCACGCAACTGTCCGACCTGCAACTCCGGGCGGCCACCGAGATTACTCAGCTCAGCATCCTGCAAGAACTTCAAGGGCTGTGCGTCAACATCAACTCGAATGCGCTGGCGCAGGAAGTGACCCAGCTCAGCGTTCTTTACGAGCTGTCTAATCTATCCGTCTCAATCGGCAAGGTGGATGTCAACACGGATCAGCTTGAGGAATTGACCCGGATTCAGACGGCCACCATTGCGGGCGGATTCACAGACACCGAGTTTTTGATGGCTCAGGAAGTAGCTCAGCTCTCCGATTTGCAGGCGCGGCTGGCGACAGAAGAAACCCAGCTCAGCATCTTTCAAGAGCTGGCCGGGCTGTGCGTCAATATCAATTCCGGCTCATTGGCTCAAGAGGTGACCCAGCTCAGTATCCTCCAAGAAATTGCAGGGTTGTGCGTCAATATCAATTCGGCTACGCTCAATCAAGAGGTCACCCAACTCAGCGTGCTGACGGCGGTGGAAGGGTTGTCGATTACGCAGACTCCGCCGCACGGCCAATACTATGTTTTTGAGGGTACGCAGGCGACCGGACTTTCTGACGTGCTCTATGATTTTGGCGGGCTTCGGATGGAGGACGTTTATCTGACATCCGATGCAAACATAAACGTGAGATTTGAGTCTGTCGCAAATTCGGTGATGAGCCTTACCAATGGGACGTTTGGGTTTAGCAATCAGAACGCTCATCGGATATACGTTTCGACCAATGGCGTTGCGGCCAATCTCCAAATTTACGCCAATGGGGGATTTTAATGTTTAGCGGTCAATCGTCAGACCTTTTCATCCGCGATCCTTTAACGAAACAGGCGGCTCGCGTCCGCGAAGATTCGCTTCAAGTTATTGGAGCGTTCTTTTCCGTTCAGGAGAAGTTCACGGGTAACAACGCTATCGGTCAGCAATTTACGCTGGCTCATCTGCCTGTCTCATCCAATGTTTTTGTCGAAATTACGGCAGATGGAACAAATTGGACCACTTTTTCAGCCTTTACGGTCGCTGGGTATGTGATTACGACGACACAGGCTATCCCGTCGTCTCCGGCCAACAATGTTCGGATTACCTATTTCATTGCTTCGCTGACCAATACTGCCGTGGTCACCTCCCCGGCATTGACTCAGATGGTGGATCAGCTTTCGACCGTCATCATCAACACCGATCTGGTGTCGCCCAATGTCAGTTTTGAAGTCGGTCAGCTCTCGGCGATCATCGCTGAGCTTCAAGGGCTGTCGATCACCATTGGCGATGTGAACGTCAACACGGACCAGCTCGAAGATTTGACCAGAGACTTGCTTGCCTCGAACGCGACCGGGATGACAAACATAATGATCTCAGCCGCGACCGGGTTCACCAATGTGTTTCTGCTTTTGGGGCAAGAAGTGAGCCAGCTCACCAATGTGCAGGTCAAGCAGGACGCGCAGACGGTAATTTTAGGCCAAGAAGTTGCCCAGCTTAGCCAAATCATTACCAACACCTTGTCAGGAGTGGTCATCAACCAGACGGTGAATCAGCTCACCATCGTCAGCAATCAGTTGAGCGCGGAAATTACTCAGCTTTCGACGCTACAGCTTTATGAGGTGCAAGAAGTCACGCAACTGAGTCAGTTCACATTCTCTGGCGGAAATTTGAATGTGACTTCATCGACCGGAGCGACATCTGCTGGACAAAATGCCCAGATTACGCTGGCTTCCCAGCAAGTGACTGAGTTGACGGACGTTTTGGTGTCCTTGGCTCAGGAAATTACACAACTCAGCCAATTTACGTTCACGGGCGGAGAGGTCCGCACCGTTTCGACATCAACGGTCGCTCTTTTAACTCAAGAGGTCGCTCAGTTATCGAGCATCATCACAAACACAGCCATCACCGGAGTAGATTACCGTCCATATCATTCTCAGGAAATTACTCAACTCTCGACGCTGGAACTTTATGGATCGCAGGAGGTCGGTCAACTCAGCCAGATCATTACCAATACTTCCACGGATGCGGATACCTATTTATCCGTTCAAGAAGTTATCCAGCTCAGTAATTTGAATCTGGCTGTAGCTCTGGAAGTGACTCAACTCTCCACCGTGAATGTGACTCTGGCGCAGGAAGCGGCCCAGCTTTCTTCGCTGAACTCAGCCGTATCAACCGCCGCAAACCAGACCGCGCAAATTACGGTATTGGCGCAAGAAGTCACTCAGCTATCGAATCTCAATGCGGCGGTCGCTTTGGAAGTAACACAGCTTACGACGGTCAACGCCAATCTTTCGGCGCAAACCACGCAGATGACCACGATTGAGCTTTATGAAAGCCAACAGATAACCCAGCTCACTAATTTGAACACGACGGCGGCGCAATTAGCGGCAGAGCTGACGACGCTCATCAACAATAATTTGTCCCAGCTTTCGCAGGAAATTACTCAGCTTTCAAACCTGAACTCTGCCGTGGCTCTGGAAGTCACTCAACTTACGACGGTCAATGCTCAGCTCTCTGCTCAGACGACGCAGATGACGACCATCGAGCTTTATGGATCGCAGGCGGTAACTCAGTTATCGAACTTAAACGCCGCCGTTGCTCTTGAGGTGACGCAACTTACGACGGTAAACTCCCAACTTTCGACTGAAATCACCCAGCTCACAACCATTGAGCTTTACGGATCGCAGGAAGTCACTCAGCTATCGAATCTGAATACCGCCGTAGCCCAAGAGATCGCCCAGCTCAGTTCCTATACCGGGCAGGATGGTTCGACGATAACCATACCAACCCGCGCCCTGCAAATTGGCGGTTTGGATGGCCTGACATTTCATAATGTTTCCGTCGATAGCAATGTGGTTGGCGAAAATGCCATGTATGTCGCGTCTATTCCTGCGGAGGCAGAGTTCACTTTTACAGGACAATTTTTTCATGTGGCCTTGGAGCAGAACTCCGCTACCACCGCCGAAACCTCTCTCATGCTCATCAATAATCCAAACGCATCGGGAGGAACGATGTGGATTCGCAGAATCTATATGGATTGTGTGACTAAGGGCGGGAGCATTGAGCCACGTTTTTATATCAGTCCGACGATCACCGCCAACGGAACGTCTGTCGCGCCTGTCTCTGGGTATATCAAAACATCGCCAGCAACCAGCGTAATGAAGTTTTACACGCTTCCGACGACTACTGCGTTTGGAACTAAAATCAAAACTTTATCAACCGGAAAAGACGCTAATTCCATGCTTGTTGATGTAGGTTATGGGATCGTGTTGGCCCCCAACACTAATTTGTTGATTACCGGAGTCGGCGATGCCAACAATAGAATCTTGGCGACGAGCATTGAATATGCTGAGACTACTCCGTAAGGGATATTGACTATGCAAAACATGGAATTATCGACGTGGGGTGGGTTGACAAATCTCATCAACTCTAAGGTCTTGACCGTTCAATATACAGAGATGCCGGATCGGTATGACATCTATGCCCCAGAAGCGGCGACGTTTTTGTGGCACATTACTTTGCTCAGAGATGCCGGGCCTGATGTAACCGATTTTGAGACGAACTATAAACCAACGGCCAACTCAGCCCTGATTCCGAGGGTCCAGAATTTTAAGGATTTGGGCGACAACATTCCGATTGCCTTGGTGAATATCGCGGCCAACAAAACAGCCAGAGTGATTGATCTCGAAGTTCCAGCCGGAAAGCGATGGGAGATTTCAGCTTGGGATGCGTCTGGGACCAATAGCGGATATTACGAGCTGATTGAGCTTTTCGGGACTCAAACTGAGACAATGCGGGATTCAATGGACTCGGCGACGGGATGGGCTATTTCCTCCGGGCCGGGAACTCTGACTGTTGACACGGTTGACAAGAAAGAAGGCACAGGCTCTCTCAAGATCAACGCTACCGGAGGGAGTGGAGCAACAGCCATTCTTACTAAGACAGTCAGCCCGACGCAGAATTGGGCATCGGAAGCAGAGATTGTTTTGTGGGCCAAGGCAAGCTCTCTCACTAACGGACCAAAAATTTGGATTCGCGTCACGCAAGCGGCGACTACTTATGCGTTTTCTCAACAAGCTTTGGGGTTGGCTTGGACAGATTTTCATTTTGATCTTTCCGAGATCACGACATTCGACAAAACGGCGGTTTCCAAGATTGACATTTTTGTGTCTAAAACGGCTAACCGAGAATTTCATTTTGACGCGCTACGAACTCTAACTCTTGGCGACAGTTCTGAAATTGACCATTTTTTCAGCGCCGCAAACTCGCCATACAATCACATATTTCCGGTTCCTGTTTCTGTTCCGGCAGGGCATCGTATCGTCGTAAGCGTCACCAACAAACAAGCGTCGGCTGGTGATTTTGAAGCCGGAATGAATGGGCGGGAGGTGACGCTATGAACATGATGGATATAGCGACTTGGGCTGATTTCAAGAGCCTTGTCACAAGCAAAGCGCTCTTGATCCAGTATAGCGATCTGGGCGACCGTTACCAGATTTATGCGCCAGAGGCTCGGACCTTTTTGTGGCATACGGTTCTTCTCAAGGATAGCGGCTCCGATCAGACGGATTTTGAGACGAACTATAAAGCCAAAGCCAACGCGCCATTGGAAGTGAAGGCCGGAGTGAGCAGGCCAGAGCGCTTCTCCATGTCTCCTCAACCCTTGAATACCTACAACAAGTGGAAGGGTTACCAGATGACCATGCCGCCGGGTGCGACATTTACGTTTGTAGATGTTCAGTTTCCGACGACAGTTTATTTCCGTGGCGGGCATCTCTACACCAACGATGCCGACATTGACGATATGCTGTCAGCCGATGTTTTGTTGGCGACCAATGATTCTGTTCTCATGCCAAAGATGATCGACGCTGTTCCGATTTCATCCGGCATGATGATCCCGTTTTTGAGCGATGAGTCGATGGCATTCCCGAACTATTACAAGCTCAGGTTGTCGATCTCTTGCCCGGATGGAGTCAGCGAGACGGCTGTGCGAACGCATAACGTCATGGTGGAGTTCTTTCAATGATGGAGCTGAAACCGGGCGACATCCTGCTTTACCCGGATGACGGGTTATGGAAGCACCACTTTTTCGCGGTGCTTCAAAAGCTGTTCGGCGAGCTGGGATCGGTGAAATCGCCGATTTACACGCACGCCGCCATGATCTCGACGGAGCCTGATCTGGTGGTAGAAATGGTCTGGCCGCGCCCGCGATTTCGGATGCTGGTGGATGACACAAGGGCATATCAAGTGTTCCGGCCAGCGTGCGATGACAAGTTCAAAATCAGGGCGCTTTATTGGTGCTACATGAACATCAACGACCATTACAGCTTCCTGAATATGCTCTTGGGCTATCTCAAGATCGCGCAGTCGTATAAGGTGTGCTCGACATGGGTGGATGCGGCGTTCAAAGAGGCTGGGTTTCCCTTGTCTCCATCGACGGAAACTCTGGCGAGTCCGAATGAATTGGCATCGAGCGAAAAATTGGTTAAGGTAGGTATATAGATGGCGTGTGTTCCGCCGGGCAACATCATGGTCCGCAACCTGCTGGTGACGGGGGTAAACATCCCCGAAACCGAGGTCCAGCTCCTTTGGGATAACCTGAACGGGGTGAGCGGATTCAATGTGTACCGGAACTTCACGCCTTACGGCGATTTTGTCCGGGTCAATACGTCTTTGATTCAGTCTACGGGCTTCGTGGACACCAGCGTGCCGATCATCATAGACACCGATCCGTATTATTCGGTGACATCGGTGAACATCATGGGAGAGAGCGCCCCATCAACGCCGCAGACCTATGAGAATACGAGCGCCTTTGGGGTATCGCCGTTTGGAGACATCAATATGACGTTCACGGCTCCTGCGCCAACGGTCAATATCACGGCGCTCAAGTCGCAGAGCAGTTTGTACCCGTCAAATTTGCAGAGCCAGTATTATTTCGATGAGATCAGGCGCAGGAACATCTGGCTTTTGGAGCAGGATGGCGGCGAATTCTGGCTCTTTAAGAGGAAGCAGAAGGATATCAACGCCGATACGAGCGAGGATTATGGGCGCGGGCCGGGAGATGTGACGTACTTCATGCCCGTGAAGGTAAAAATCCGCTACTACAATATGCAGGCCATGAAGGAATTGGCGACCTATGGCTGGCGGATCAAGCGTGTTCCCCGGTCATGGACGGTGTGGAGTCCTCGCCTGCACGACCACGATATTGTGATTGACGGAGAGAATCGGCGCTTCGAGATCATCAACGTCACGCCGTATTTTTGGCGGAACCTGATTACGCACCAAGATTTTGAGATGAACCAGTTGGAGCGGACGGACAAAGCCTATGTGCACCCGCAGTTGGTCGTGCCGGGGCCTCTTGCGCCGTACCCTGCGCCATGTTGAGGAGTGAACGGTGATTCTGCGAGCTAAGCGGTATACGCGACTGGTCTTTGTAGACCTGCTTCGGCAGTTCTATCAGGTCTATGGAATGCCAGACCCGCAGTTCCCAGAGCAAGCGCCGCCGCTCAACCCGCAGGACGTGAATTTTGTATGGAATGCCGACAACAAGATAACGGGAATCACGGTGTACGAGCACTTCCCTGTGCAGTTCAGGATTTACCCTATCGTCATTGTGGATGTCGTGTCCGGGCGGGGGTTTTTTCGGTCGCTGAACAGGGAGTTCCAAGAACAGGTCATGGGGCCTGTGCTCATCAACGGAGTGACGCAGACGGGGGTGTTGGGGGAACGCTACGGCGGGCCTCTGAACTTGACTGTCAACCTGAAATTTTACGACTACAACCCGAAGAAGGTGGAGCGGATCGTGGATCGCACGATCTCCGGGTTGCGGTTCTGGATTTTTGAGAAATTTCGGGTCGCAGGCATTGAAATACTCGACATTTCTCTTGGGGCGGAGGGAACGGAAACAATCGGGAACGATCCCGTTTCGACCCATGAGTTGAGCGTCGATATTTACACGGAATTTGAAGAAACATTGTCCATTGCCGAAGCTGAATTGATTGACAAGATACAAATACCAGACATCAATGGTCTGATAACGAACATTGATGGAATCACAGACCCGAATTTCTAAGAGGAGGAGGCAAATAACATGACAATCAGCGTCAGAGAGTCCGGTGTAGTTGTTTCAGAAGTCGCAAATCCATCCTTGGCCTTGGGGCCGGGGGTCATTAACATCACAGGGATTGTTGGGACGGCGAGTTCAACCATCGAAGTAGATAACGTCGAGGTGGTGAAGGGTTTGACCAACGGAGCCGATGCGCTTCCAAATACGGTGAGCGGAGATGTTGCGTCCATCATTGGAGTCGGGGCCGCTCCGGGGTATTTCAACTTCATTGCGGGTACGGACTTTAACCAAGTTGATAATACGGTGCAATGGCTTGGATCAGGCTTACAGCCGACGACAGGGGCGACGTATTATGCCTCTTACAACAAGAACAAGGTTGATCCGGCTTATTTCAATCCGGTGACTCTGTTCTCTATCGACGATTGCCGACAGCTTTACGGTCCTGAGCTGAGCAATGGAGTGGTCAGCGAAATTACGTTGGCGGCTCTCTTGGCATTTGAGGCGGGCGGCGATGGCACGGTTGTTATGGCGTGTCAGGCAATCAATGGAGCAACGAGTTCTTACATCGACGCAATCCAGAAGTTTGAACGCGAGGACATTGATACCTTGATCGTGGTTGGCGCAACCAATACGCAGGTTCGTCAAGAAGTCATCAATCACGTCGAGTCGATGTCCACCGACTTCAACCAGAAGGAACGTCATGCGTGGATTCCTTCGGCGAATCTTAATGACACGGTGACCACCATCGGAAATCTGGCGGCTCAAATCGGGAGTGATCGCGTTAATTTAATCGCGCCTCCTTCAATGGGCATCACGGTGAAAGACGTGGGTACAGGCAACGACGCACGGTTGGTCCTTTCCTCGGTTTATGGGGGAGCGGCCTTGGCCGGAGTTGAGTCGGCAAATGACGTGGCGACCCCGCTTCTTCGGAAGCGCTTGCCGAGTCGTATGGACGCTAACAACTTCAAATACATTCGGAGCGAAGTGCTGTTCATGCTCCGTGGCGGCGTGACGATCCTGCAATCGGATACGAACGGCGTGTATGTGAAGGAAGCGTCCACCACCGACACAGGCAGTATTGAGACGGTGGAGCCGAGTATTCGGAGAATCAAAGACTTGTTGCGGAAGCAGGTTCGTTCCACGCTAGATACGCGCTACATCGGGACCAAGTTACTCGGCGGAAGCTTGAGAAATATCGAAGCCAGCACTCAAGCCATTCTGAGCAACTTCCTGAATTCCAGCATCATCACAGCGTTCCGTAACATCACGGCCAAGTTGGACACCGTTGATCCGCGACAGGTGAATGTGTCGTTTGAAGTTTCGCCTGTGTTTCCGTTGCGGTTCATCAATGTATCGTTCAGCATTTTCGTAAATACCGCGCTCTAAGCGCCGGGCACTAAGGAGGATTAAAGTCAAATGAAACCAGCATCGACACGCATTCAGTTAGCGACCTCCTACATCATCCGAATTGTCAACCAAGCGGGACAGTTGGTGGATGTGGGCGCTATTCAGAGCATCAATCCGTCGGAGACGAGGGACGTAACCGCCTCGTTTGAAATCGGGCAGTCGCTTGGGAAGCGGATCGGAGAGCCATTCGAGATGGTTCCCGGTCTGGTTCGAGAAAAGAGCTTGGAAGTCAAGCGACTTCGGCTTTATCGGTCCAATCTCATGGAAGCGTTGGGAGCCGCCACAGGCACTCAGACGCTCTTTGAAATGGACAAGCCGTTCGAGATTCACGAAATCGTCACCACGCCGCAGTTCAATCAGGACGGGACACCGAACGTCTCCGCGCCAGCCGTTGAAGCGGTCCAGAAGGTCTATAAAGACGCTTGGATCAGCCGCTATGGTTCGACCCGCGACGTGACGGCTGACATCCGTGAGTCTGAAACAGCGACCGTGGTGTACGGCCAAGTTGAAACCCCGGCGCTTGCCTCGCAGGGATTCTAAATAGAAGGGCTGTTTTAGATAGCCCAGAAAACTGAAACTGACTGAGGAGGTCATATGCAGAAGCTCATAGACGCGCTGTTGGGACAGCGCAAGACAAAGGCGTATCAGATCGGAGATAGCACGGTGATGCTTCAAACGCTAACCGCAGGAGAACAGGCTGAGATCGCTCGTTCGATCTCTGGCTATGACCTCGCCGCCCAATCCGAGGCCGCAAAAGTGCCAATACTGGCAAGGTCCATCGTGTCTGTCAATAAGTCACCGTTAGAGTCCCATCCCGAAGTTCGGGAGATGTTGAGAGCTGATCCGACAATGCACCCTTTCCGGGCCGTGGAGAAAACTCTCTACGATCTGGATTGGGGCATCGTCGATTATCTTTTTAACAACTGCTACTCCGATCTGGTGACGGAACGGATTAAGGAGCTTGATTCACTAAAAAACTCCTCAAGGGTCCAGCAGGCAGAATCCTTTGGAAAATCTGCACCAAGCTCGGCGAAAGTCCCGGTAGCTTAGTCGCTACCTTCGAGGACATTCATTGGGGCTGGTCCCAAGCAAACCTCATCGCCGACGAGGAGGAGCTGTCAAAGAAGGTCAAGAGTCTGTTGCCGTGGGTCAACTATGAGCTGTGGTCGTCGATAGAAAAAGCAAAAGAAGCCAAAACGAGAAATTTGGCTGACAGGAAAGCGGAGTATCTGGACCTTTTGCGGTCGCAAGGCATTGATGTCACCAAGATCAATATGGACAGCATTGTGTTCGACGACGAGGATGATTCCGAGTCGGAAGTGGTCGATCAAGAGGGACAGATGGAGGTCATTGAGTAATGGTTGAGCCTGATCCAAACAAGCAAATAATAGATGCCGCGACAGCGCTGATCGCGCTGACGAAAAGCATTGAAGCCATTTCGCGTCAAACAGGTCGTACTACGCGTGATCTGGGTGAGTTCTTTAAGTCGCTTGATAACATTGGTGATGGAACCGAAAAAGCTGGCGAAAAAGTTAAAGAGCTTATTTTCAAATACCGCGAGCAAGCCAAAAGTGCTTCGGATGCTAAGGGAGCTATTGCGGATTTTCAGAAAGAGCTTGGCAAGACGAGCTTGAGCGGTGAGCAGATTCGCAAGGCAACGGCTGTTTTTCAAGACAGCCTCAAGAGCGTTGGCGGCGAGCTAAATATCCTTGGTCTGAGCTTCCGCGATCTTCAACAGAAGATGCACGGCGGAATTATCGGAATAAACGATCTTGGGAAAGCTGTGGCTGGACAGTTCGCCAATATGAAGTACGGCTGGGCTGGCGTGGCGCTTGATCTCGCAAAGGGTCTTGAACAGATTGATATTCAGACCCGGAAAGCCACCATCGGCCTGATGGGGATTGGCGGCGGGATGCAGGGCGGCGCGGCAGGGATGGGAGTTCGGCAGTACCAGCCGGGCGCTGAGATGCAGTATGCCGCCGGAAAAGCCATCGGAAGCCTCATGCTCATGGGCAAGACTTCTGAGCAGGCCGCCGCCGAAATACGCAATATGACACAAGTTTTCGGCGCGAATTTCATGGGAATGGGTGCTTTGCTCAGCATGAAGGCAACCCAGATCGCCAGCGCTTTTGCTTTGGCCGCCGGGGTATCCGAGGAAGTAGCCCGGAGCGCCACGGTCAACCTCATTCAGAAGTTCGGAATGTCGGCGGAACGGGCCGCCGCAACCCTGATTGGCTTTGACCGGGCGGCGCGGGCAACCGGGATGTCCACCCAGAATTACACCAGTTGGGTGACGGAGCTTTCGCAGGCGACCCGGACATATAGTTCAGACATCACTTTCGCTCAGGCCGTGGTCAAAAAGTTCGGTAAAGAGCTGAACGAAGGCCAGCTATCCATCCAGCAATTCGCTCAGATGGCGACGGCCATGCGGCAGGCAGACTTTGGCCGACAGGCTGGAATTATCGCTCTGGCAACTCAAATGGGGGTCAAAACAGGCGCTCCGGCAGGAATAAGCCCGCTTGGAGCCATTGGCATGATCGGCGGGCGTGATAAGGAAGCCCAGATGCTCGATATTCAAGTGAAAACCATGAAGGCGCTGGCCGAGCAAGTCGCCGGGCCGGGAGCCACCCCGAACGAGAAGATGGGGGCCATGCGGCTGGTATCGCAGGAGTTCCCGGCGCTCAAAGGCTTGCAGGGTCTATCCAACAATACGATGGAGAAAGTTCTTGGCGGAATTCCAGATTTGAAGGTGATTCAGGATGAGATAAGAGCCAATGCGCCGCCAGACTCGGCCAAGCAGATGGAGGACTTGATTGGAGTTGCCAGAGGTATTGGAACTTCGATCATGCCGCTTGCCGACGCAATTTTGAAAACGATTCAAGCTGATGCTTTTAAGGTGACGTTTGAACTCCCGGCATCGGTCGGCCAAGAAGGGGATCGGATGTTGGAAAAGACCAAGGGCCTGAAAATGCCTGTCGTGGGCCTGCGCGGGCGCGAGCGAGCCGAGGCAGATGCTCAGATGAAGATAGGCAAACAGCATCGGCAAGAGGAAGTTGTTGGTTTGATGGCTCAAGGAATGCGCCGGGATGAGGCCCAGAATTATGTCACTCAAGAGGCGATAGCCAAGCTCAAAGGCGTAGAGTTTGCGCCGCCTGTGTCGGCAATGGCCGCCACCAATATGAGGACGCAGGCTCGCGGCGAAGTGCCTTCTTCGTTCTCTGGCGGGAAGTCCACCGGAACAGCAATGGGTGGCGGCGGAACGCCGGGAACCATCAATATCCAAATCGGGCTGACCGGGGATGACACCGATGGGTTAGTCCGGCGCACAGCCGAAGAACTGAGCAAAGCTTTGAAAAGCCAGAAGGTCAAGGGACGACAATAATGCCGATTATTCCAAGCCTTCGAGATTTAACGTCGCAGATGATCGTGGGCAATGCCAACGTCCCGTTCATCTTGCTGATGAGTCCGAACCCGCAGAACTTCCGGGTGAACTCGCGCAAGTCGTTCAGCGAGGCCCAGACGCTCGGATCGTGGGTCTATGAGCATTGGGGCAATCGCCCGGATACCATTCAATGTGTCGGATGGACCACGCGAAAGGTCGGGAGTGCCGGAGATTTTGCCAAGGTGGACTTCCAGATTTTGCGGCTTCAACAGATTTTTAAGCTGGACAAAGAGCGCATGGTGAGCCTTCTGAAAACGCTCAACACCAAGAATATGCCGCAGGGGTCTGATGTCGTGAACCTCAATAGCGGCGACAAAGCCATGAAGAACCAGATCACGGGTCAGCAGACCTCGAACCTCAAGGTACTCAGTCAATCGTTCATCGTCTATCGGTACACGCTGTACCTTGGATTTTTCACGTCGTTCTCGTACTCGGAGCAGATCGACCGCCCTCGCGTGTACGACTATGCCTTTGAGTTTGTGGTGACTTTTTCTTCGACGGACTATATTGCGCGGCAGTTGTTGGTGAATTTTCCAGACAACCTCAAGCTGGGACTTGGTAAGACGGTTTCTGGGATCACAAGTGCGCCGGGCTTCTTGACGGCGGGAGGGTAAGTGGGCTTAACATTTCCAGCCGGAGGTGACGGCGCTCTCGTTCAGAACATGGTCGCTCTCGACCGTGATGTGGATGTGTTTGTCATCAAACAGCTCAAAACCAGCCGCCTTGAGGTGGACACCGAATACAAAGAGTTCACGCTCAAGTACCAAGAATTTTTGTCCACCATTCGCGGCGCTCTGGATTATGTGCTGACGCGCAATGCAGTCATCCTGCAACCGATCATCTCCTACAGCCCCGGCAATGCGTTCGTGCCTATCGCCTCAGTCGGGACAGATGCTTCGGTCAAACCTCTATTCGCCAATGCCCGGTACATCGACGTGATTGCGCTTGGCATCATCAATCTGGCGCGGCCAGCATGGACGGTGCGCGTGCAGTCCTCCAAGATGAACGGAATCGAGGATGTGCTGTCGGTATCGTGCCGAATCTCGACAACCGGGGTCGGCACAGCATCCATCTCGATTAAGAACGACACCGACAAATTTACCTTTAAGAAAAACTCGTTGTTGGCCGGGCGCACGATCTTTGAGCCTGACGACATCGTGGTGGTCCGGTTGCCGGACAAAGACAATCAGCCGCACAACAGCTTTGTGGGCTTTGTGAATGCCGTGGAGCGTCAGCGTGCGCCAGCCCAGAACATCATCAATCTGGAATGCGAGGATGTGACCAAGCGCCTTCGGTTCTCGCGCACCGCGATCCGCAAGGCGCTGATTGACCGTGACCCGGAAGCGCAGTTCGCTTCGCTGAGCGCGTTCATCTTTCCGTGGGTGCAGGGCGAAGGCGGCGGAGCCGAGGCGGTTCAGAAGGTCGTCTCGAACGTGACGGCGCTTGCCATGTCTACGATCAACGATCTCCCCAATCTGGTCAATACCATCAACACTTATACGACGCTGTTTAAGAAGCGAAATTTCTTCTCGACAGAGCCAAACCCGACTCAAAAGGGTCCGGGCGTTGTCGGATCGAGCGGCAATGAACTCGCCTCGGAATTGCAGGCCGCTCGGAAATCAATCGAGACAGAGCGCTCGAATTCCATCAACCAATATATCGACACACCTCCGAGTCAGACAGTGTGGAAAATTATCGCCGGGTCTGCGTCGGTTTACCGGAACACCAAGTCATTGGTCACAGCTCAGAGCGCCAATTTTTATAAGAAGCCGATCATGGTCATCGAAGGCACGGATCAGCCTGCTTATCAGATCGCTTTCCGAAACGGATTTGATCTTTGGATGTCGGAGTGGAAGGAAACCAACAAGCTCATTCAGGAATTTGCCAACGTCATTTATTTTGAATTCTTCTCCAACGAGGACGGCATCATTCGGTTCCGCCCGATCAATCTTGGCCTGAGCCATTTGGTGACCAGCGATCTCAACGTCATCAAGGACACCGATGTTTACCGGGAGACGACCTACGAGAATAATTCGGACATCGCCAATATCGCTGTGGTCGTCGGCAACTGGAAGCAACGCTTTGGAAGCGGTTTGGATGCCATCGGCATCTTCGGCTATATCAAGGACAACCGCCTCATCAAGAAGTACGGTGAGAAAATGCTGAACCTGCAACCCGTGATCGGGTTGACCACCAACGCCAGCCTGAACGTCTGGGCAACCTCGGTTTTGACCCGAATCAACCGAAAGGCGTATGCGGGCGGATCGGTGGAGATCGTCGGCAATTCGCAGATTCGTGTCGGGAGCTACGTTTATCTGCAAGGCACGAACGCGCTCTATTATGTGGATTCTATCGAGCACAGCGTCTCTCCGGGCCAGCGCTATACCATGCGGCTGAACCTCACCTATCGGCGCTTGCCTGTCTTTGATCTGGCTCTCCTTCTTTCCCAAAGACGTATTCCTTCCGGGTTTGCGCCGACGCAGGACGCGCAACGCGCCGTGGCCGTGCAGTCACTCAATTACGATATCAAGCAGAATGGCCGAATTACGATTATGCAGGGGTCGGACATTATGCTGGCTTATGCCGGGGTCACGGCATTTCTCAAAACGGATGGCTATAGCGAGGACGAGATTCAGAGGATTTATAACCCCAAGGGGTCATCGTCTCCGACGGATATTGCGGCCAATCTTCAACTGTTTTATTACAACGGCTATATCTGGGAGTTCGGCGTGGACATAGACTTTGCCAAGGCATTAGCAACCGAGACGGCGTTCACCACGGCGCAGACCAGCGCGGACACCAAGAGCCAGCAGACGCAGACTTCGCTGGTTCCGAGCTTGCCGCCATCGGCCAATTACGACAAGATGGATATGTTGACGAGGGTTCCCACGGCATGATTCTTGACCTCGACACATCGGCCTTTGAAGGCGCGGAAAGCTCGAACTTCTATGAGTTTTTCCGTGTCGGCACGATCATTTCCATCGACTACAACACGCCTCAGCAGGGCGGCGCAGGGCGGCGGCAAACCTATGGCACGGGCACGATTCAATGGATGGACACGCGCCTCGGCATTCTTGACCAAGTGCCGTTGGCCTATCCGATTTCAGGCCAAGGCTGGGGCATCTATACCATGCCCCGCGCCGGAGACATCATGGTGGCGGGCTTTCGTTCCGGCGGATATCCGGTGATTTTCGCCTATTTGCAGGGCAATCCCTATTATGAGCTGGGGTCGCTCGTTCCAATCGCCCAAGGAGAAGCCATCACGGGTAAGCGTTACCCGCCACAGGCCACAGGTGGCGGAGAAGTGTTGTACCGTCCGACCCGGTATCTAACGGGCGGCGAGCTGTTCTTCAAGTCGTTTCAGGGCGCTGAGCTTTATATGGATCGTTTCGCCAATATGCGGTTTATCGTGCGCTTGCCGCGCAACGACAATGAGATCAACAATCCGAACAAGCTAACGCTGGCGGATGTGACAGAGAACGCAGGAATCTGGGACATTACTCTGGGAACAGCTCGACAGAATGACTTGTTTTTGATTTCTCCGAATGAGGTAGACAGTAAGAGAGGAATCGAGAAGAAGGACGTAAAAAAGATTTCCTTCAATGGGAAAGAGGTTAATTTTGACGCTTCTCATATGTCCGGCTTCAACACGCAGGTGGACACCGAAGGCAGTTTGTCCGTTAATTGCCCAAAAGATGTAGCCACTAATGCGGCAGGCGAAGAAGTCCATATGGCGACTAAAGGCTACACGATGGTCGTTAACGGCGCGAAAGGCACGGTCACTATTTCTTTGAACGAAGATGGCTCGATCACCATGAGCGATGGATTTGGGTCTACGGTAACGCTGGATGGCGCGGGCGCGATCAGCCTCACGTCACCAAATGGGACGAGCGTGGATGTGGAAGATAACAATATTCAGTTGACGACATCGGGCGGAACTGGCGTAGTGGTAGATGACGTTACCATGCAAGTGAGCGTTACCGCGCAGAACGTGGTGGTCAATAGCGGCAATATCGCGCTGGGACAAGCGGCCTCGCACCCGCTTACAGTTTCCGATTTGATGGCGGTAGCATTCAATAACTTGGTGCTGGCATTCAACACGCATACGCATATTTACAGTCCGGGGCCGGGCGGCCCAACGCCGACACCGCCGCCTGTGGTTCCGGCAATCCCGGTGACACCCGTGCAGATTTCATCGACGGTGGCGATTTCGGAATAATTTATGGCGAACCTAGATATTGTCGTACCGATACCGAAGCCAAAAGTTAAACCTGCGGCGACGACTACTAAAGGCGGGTTTCCTCCGGCATTGCCGTCGATCAAAATTCCGAAGATGCCTGCGTCTATCGTCAAAATTCAGAAGGTGATTGTAGGGCTTGTGCCGAAGGTTCAGAAGGTGCTTGGCGTGATGCAGAACGCAATGAATCAGGTTAGTGCGTTTGCCGCCGCACAGACAATTACGCTCAAAGTGAAACAAGACGGGGTCACGGTGTTTGAGCAAAAAGTAGCTCCATTAACGTATGTGCCGACTCCGCCGATACCGTCAGTTCCGACGATACCGACGATACCGATATAAAGGATATTTATGGCAATCCTAACTTTTGCTGACATCGTAAGCGACATGATTAACTACATCAAGCTGAAACGGCCTGATGCCGATACGCTTGAGGGTACGGTCCTGCGTGACATCGTGATCGAGGCCGTGTCGCAAGAAATTGCTAACGCTTACACGGAAATTTCGACACTTGAGAAAGCGCAATCCGTCAATTACGCCAATGATCTGACCGTTCAGCAGATGGATGATTTGGCCGCCAATTTTGATTTGACCCGCAAGGCCGCGACCTATTCCACGGGATTTGTGACCTTCTCCTCGTTCAGCCAGCCCAGCTCGGACATTCAGATCGGCGCAGGAGACGGCTCCGGCGGCGTGATCGTCACCACCCGGACTCTGGATGACGGATCGGTGGTTCAGTTTGTGACCACTCAGACCGTTTTTCTGCGGTCCACATCCGTCCAAGACCCGACTTATGGAACCTTCGACGTGACGGCTCCGGTCGTGGCGCTGTTCGCCGGAATCTCTGGGAATGTGGGCGCGAACAACATCGTCGTGATTCAGCAACCCATCCCCGGCATCAACACATCTACTAACCGACTGGCGACATCCGGTGGAACCGATATTGAGTCCAATGCGGCGCTGGCCCAGCGAATCATTGCCAAGGCTCAGGCCCGGAACCTCGACACCAAGGCCGGATACCGGAGTCTCGTCATTTCTCAGCCGGGCATTTTGGATGCTTCGGTGGTCGGTCCGAATGACTCGGAGGCCGTGAGAAATCAGTTCGGTAATGAAGTGGACATCTATATTCTTGGGACGAATCCGGCTCAGGCTCAGCAGGTTACGACCTTCTATAACGGGCAACTCCAATACCTCATCGACAATCGTCCGGTGACTTCGATCATTGGTGTGATTGGTTTGTCTAACGCCGTTCCGTTTACCTTCTCTCAGGGCGCGGATTATAGCCTATCGTTGGATATCACCACGCCTTATGCGAAATCCGTGTTGGCTTCGGATAAGCTGGCATGGACTGTTTTGGGAGCTAAGCCGGATACAGGATCATTGTTCACAGTCGCTTATGTCTATGACAAAAACGTGCCGGATACTCAAAATCTTTTGGAGCTTGAAGATAACAAGGTACTGACGGCGGATGTGTTGGCGAAAGAAGCCACTGAGGTTTTTATCGACATCGGTTTTACGGCGACAGCCACAGGTGGCTACGACAAGACGACGGTGCAGACCCAAATCATCGCGGCGCTGACCACGATCATCAATACCGGGGGCCTTGGAGCGCGGGTTGAGCAGAGCGATTTGGTGTTCCAAATCAGAAACACCGTTCAGGGCGTATCCTCGATCATCTTGCCGTTTACAACATTGGCTCGGCGCGGATCGAGCGGAAGCAATCAGTTTTTGCAGGCTCAACTGACTGAGTATTTCCGCTTGGATAACAACAGCTTAACGGGGATCGTGGTGATCTGATGCCATTTGATTTAACGCTTGGCCGGGTGTGCGACCATCGGATCGTGGATGAAACCCTAATTTTGCAGGGGTTGACTCCTTATTACTATACCGATTTACGGTTTCCGTCGAATAAAAACAAGAATGAAGTGCAGGTTCGTGAACATTATGAGACGGAAGATAACCAGAATTACGTTTATACGCTTGACGGTATCACGGATTTTGCTCTGGTTAATAACGGTCAGCGCTTAAATTTTAATCAGATGAACTTTACGCCGGGAGTAAATTATGTAGAGGGAAGCACCTTCGTTGTTCCGAATCGGATTTATATGGGGAGCTACATTACGACGATTCTCGATTGCCCCAAGTGCTTGAGTTCAAAAGCCTTGAATGATATTGGGTTCAATCAGGTGGGGCAATTATCCAACGTGCGGGGGATAAATCGAGTGCGGCAGAACGTCTCCAAGGTTCTTTTGACGGTGATCGGAAATAATGTTTTCAATCCGAATTATGGAAGCACGCTTAGCTCGGCTATTGGCGAGAAGCTGACTCCGACGATTTTTTTTAAGTTGCAACAGACGGTGGTCAACGCAATTCAGGGGTTGATTGAAATTCAGGCTCAGGAGGTCGATACGCTTCCGGCGGACGAGATCATTCTTGGGCTGAACAACATCAACATCAACGTGAACGAGCAAGACCCCCGGCTGGTGGATATCGTGATCGAAGTTTTGGTTGGAACATTTCAGCCCGTGACGACAAATTTGCAACTGCGCGTGCAATGAAAATTAAGAAAAATACAATTTCAAGATATGCGCTCGATGCGAAAAAAGATTCTTTCGAGGAGCTATTGATGGACGCGATTAAAAAGTTTAGAGAATCAAAAAAGGAGATTCAATATGGCAATTTATCCTAACTCCGTCGCGGATGACACCTCTCTCCTCCCGGCTTTTAACAATCTTGCTACGACGTTAAACGGGAACCTGAATACATCCGGCGATAACACGGTGGGCAATGGCATCGCTCTGATATCAACGGTCAATTTCCCGGTTTCTGGCGTTGTAACTATTGAGAACGAGGTGATCCGCTATACCTCAATTATCGGCAATAATTTGACCGGGTACACGCGAGGTTACGACAATACGCAGGCTACGACTCATGTAAGCGGCGTGGCGGTCAGTTTGGAATTCGTCGCCGCTCACCATAACGTCCTCAAGAACGAGATTGAGGCGACTGAGGACGATCTCATCAATGGAATTCGGCTGAATGCTTACCCGAATCTCCTTGTCAATCCGGGCTTGGAATGCTGGTCAAACGCGCTAGTTATCCTCAATCCGCCGTCGGATACGCAATATCTGGCGGATCGCTGGGTCGCTAATTACACCAATACGCCGACTTTTACTGTTAGTCGATCTACAGTCGTGAATCTTGGGAGCTATTCGCTGGAAAACCAAATCACAGCCACGGGCGGAGCGACGACGTTCTCCATCCGGCAATACGTTGAGAACTATAAAGATTACATCGGAAAGATCGTTTCGCTCTCAGTCTGGATCAATTCGAGCGTACCGGGTATCAAAGCGTTCATCTCGAACGGAACTCCGGCCACGTCGCTTTCGGTGGCCCATGTGGGCGGCGGAACATGGCAACGACTGACTTGCACTTATACCGTTCCGGGTGCATCGACCCAGCTCATTATTGGAGTTGGGTTTTTGGACATTTCGCCGAGTTTGAGTGACATTTTTGTGGATTCGGCTATATTGGTGAACGGCTCTAAGCCGATGGATTATCAGCCGTTTCCGACCTCTGCCGATGTGGACCGATGTCTCCGGTATTACGAACGACAGAGTAATCTGCGGTGGCGCTTCTATGCGTCCAGTACCAACCCTTATTATCTGCCGATTCATTTCTCTGGCCGTAAGGCGCTGGCTTCTCCGGTTGTGAATGTTGGTGCTGGCACAGGGAACCTTAACGTCGCAAGCGTTAGCGCGGATTCTGCCAACGCCAATGGGTTTAATCTGGTTGTCACGCCGAGCATTATCGGCGAGGTGCTTCTGGGAGGAAACGCAGACGCTTCGTGGGAGGCGATCAGCTAAGTCATGGCCTTATTTAATACAGCTCAATTCAACACCAGTCTTTTTAACACCAACTTCTCGCCCAAGCTGTTTGTGCCGAGTCCGCTTAATCCTCGGTCGTACCTTGGGACTTCTGAGAATGCTTATGTTTTTTTCTGGACGCTGGATTGTTGTACGGACTGTATCGGCGGGCTTCCTGCGCCGTTCAATGCGTATGATTTTGAGCTGTGCATTGATACCTCGGCCAACTTCGACAGCCCGAACCTGCGGTGCTTTAATGGGGCCGATGCGGTGACTGGATTTGGCATTGGCGGCTTCGGAGAGGACGGATTTGGCATCGGAGGATTTGCCGGGGGGTCTAGAGGCTTTGTAGGATTTAGTGAGGGTCAGCTTGTTATCGCATATGAGATCGCGTTTCCGATTCGAGCTGAAAATCAATCCATTCCGTATTATTGGAGGGTCCGTGTATTGAGTCAAACTCTGGAAAGTCCTTGGACGGACAGTCAGACGTTGACACGGGACGCAAGCGCGAAAAATGAAATAACCACCCGAATCTTTGAAACGTATCCTGATGAGAACGTCTATTCTAAGGATGTCAACAGCACATACGCTTATGTCTTAGCGCACGAATACGCACGCCAGATCGAAGAGTTGCGATTTGAGGCTCTGAGGGCGAGGCGCGATATTTATTTGGTGTCTGTGCGCGACGAATCCCTCTACAATAACTTCGGTACGCTTTATAGCTTCACCCAGCGCAGTCAGACCCTCCAAGAGTACCGCGAACAACTCATTCAGCTCAAGGATGCCTATGAGTTCTCTGGAACTTTCGGAGCTGTCAAACGGATCGTCAAGGTATTTACTTGTCGTGAGCCGGACATCACCGAGATCGGGTCACTGACAGGATGGCGCATTTTTATCAAGACCGATCCTGAACCCAATCGACCGCATTATTATTTGAAAGACCCAGCTTATCCGAACCTGAGTCCTGTCATCGTTATTTATTCCAAGGCAGAGAAAGCTCATGCGTTTATTCTGACGGTTTACAACAGCTTCGGCGTGACGCTCGATCAGGATTATCTCAAGCAGTTGGTGATCCAGTTGATCCCGGCGAACTCGAAGGTGGAAATGGTATTTACGACATGATTTGGGAGTCTGATATGGAAAACCGACTCAAAGTGGGAGCGCTATTATGAAGGGACTTTTACTTGCCTCTGGGATAGAACCCGCCGTCGAGGATTTCAACACATCGCTGAGTGAGTTTACTCAGGAAGCGATCAAAGAACGCCTCACGGACTTTATTCAGGATGGGATCGTTCACTCGGAAACAGGCGGATCGCTGGAATATCCGCTTTCTCCGAACATCCTCGATCAGACCAAGATTGACGTTGGCTTTGGCGTGTCCTATTCAAGCGGGGAGCGCATTCTGATTGCTTCCAATGTGCTCTATGACCCGACCAATCCCTCCAAGACCGATATTTCGTCTGGGAAGCCCACACCACAATCCACCGGGAGTATCGCTATTTCTCTCGCCAATTACACGACAGGAACGGCTAATTATTTCTGGATTCAGTATCTTCAAACCATCGACATAACGCAGTTCGCCATTCATCCGATCACCTCTGAAAAGTTTTTCACCCGTGACACAGACGGTTATTGGATTATCGTTGATACGACACATCACCCCGTCTCTAATCCACTTACCAATGCCGTTTTTTTGGGAACGGTGCTGGGGCAGGGCGCGGGAAATCCCATTCCTCCATCTAATATCAGTCTGACTAATCGCCAGTATGCACTGACCAAGTTTAACACGGTTAAAGTCAAGACTCCCAAGGATGACCGCTCGGATGCCGTGACGGTATATGGTGGGGCTGAGCTTCATACGGTAGATGACCATATCAAAGCGCGAGGGACTGCTCTGATACTTACGCCCGTCAACCCGCACGGACTGACGCTGGCAGACTTAGGCGTGGTGTCGAGTTTAGAGCCTTTGAACGAGCTGTACGCCAAGGAGACGCAGAACAATAAAATCGAAACGCAGGATGTTGCCACCGTTTTGTCGGCGTTGTTTCCGCAGGTTATCGTGGTTGATCCGGGCAATGATTTCATCAACATCAATAATTTGCTGAACACCGAGTCGGCGTATGTTAACGGTATTCGCAAGGGTTCTGCGGATGTCATGGCTGGGATAAACCCTGTCACGATCACTTTTTTAGGACAGGCAACTAACCTGTATTACGGTTATTTGGACAATGGCGGCAATGTTTCTATTACCACCGATTATGTGAACATCATTAACAGCAATCATTTCCTGCCCTTGTTCGCAGTCAGTTGGTTGCCGTTTGACCCGGCAGGTGGCGGCGGGAACATTCGCAATCCAGATAATTCAGCTTCAAGGTCAGCCAAGGATTTGCGGCCTCTGGCTGGGGAAAATAATACCGAGGTTCGGCACAGCGATCCATTGGCAATCGAGCTGTTCCCCGGTCGGCGATGGTTGAATATATCCGATGGACAAGTGAAAACGGTCAAAGATACCGTAGGAACCATTGTAATCATGGCATGAGCTACATTAGAACGCCGGAGCATCGTGCAAAAATGAGCCAAGCGATAAAAGAATGGCTTGGTTCGTTGAAACAGCATCATCGTGTTGGCAGTCATCATTCTGAGGTCACGCGGCTAAAAATGTCAAAAAGCTCAAAGGCGTATTATAAGAAGCATGGCAGATGGTGGAGGCCAACGGTTTCGCCGGAAGAAAGACGAGCGATTTCGATGCGAAATTTTGAGATGCACAAAAAAATGCCGTGGTTGCGAGAAGGGCTGATCGCTCGGAATAAAAATGGCCCTAGTCGATCAACAAGAGAAAAAATAGGCGAAGCATCAAAAAGATTTCATTCTTCGTTAAGTCTGAGAGAAAAAAAGGCGTGGTTTAAGAGGCTATTTTCCGAAAATAAGCCAAATGGATCAGAGAATGCTCTTGCGGTATTTTTGAGGTCAAAATCTTTGCCGTATAAATATGTTGGCGATGGGCAAGTTTGGATTGCGAAAAAGAATCCAGATTTTATAAATATCAACGGGAAAAAAGAAGTAATTGAGTTGCTTGGATGCTATTGGCATGGATGCAAAAAGCATTGCAAAAAAGTGTTCAGAGCCGATGATTCAATGAAGCTAAAAAATCATTACAAGAAGTTCGGCTTTGATTGCAAAATCATCTGGCAACACGACCTTGCTGACGAAAGCAAACTTTCGAGGATATTGGGGTAACCAAACATGGCGAGCACTTATACACCTAACGCTGGATACGAAGAACCAGCACACGGAGATCAAAATTGGGACGCTCCTTTGCGCCGAAACTTCGACATTGCGGATCAACTGGCATCGGTCAACGTCGCTTTACAGGTTCAGGCTTCTGGTGGGCTGAATGTCACCGTTAATCCCGGCCAAGTGCAGATCGGCGGAAACGTCTTTCCGTTTCTTGGACAGACGACGATTCCGATGGTGGCGAATTCAACGAACTTTGTGCTTGTTTCTAACATCGGCGTGGTCACCTCGAACATCTCCGGGTTTCCGGCTTTGTCTGTGCCGTTGGCGCGTGTTTTCACAGGTCCAGCCAACGTCATCTCGGTGGTGGATACGCGCTCGTTTTTGGGTGGTCCCGGCGGAGCGGTTTCGTCAGGTGTCAACACGCTGGCTGTGGTCGGAGCGATCATTGGATTGCAGGGCGATTTGGTGCTGGCGGCAGGGAGCAACATCACCATTACGCAGGACTCGCCGAACAACAAATTCATTTTTGATGTCACGGGCGGGTCGATCAATCGGAAATATCGACAATTCGCCATTGGCTTCATTGATGGCTTTAATAATCAGTTTACTGCGCCGGACAATTTTGTGTTTGGATCAGAAGAAGTGTTTATTGACGGAGTTATGCGAAATTCAGGCGTAGCCGAGGATTACACATTGTTCGGGTTGAATGGAATTAGCTTTACGTTTGCTCCGGCTTCAACGAGTAAAATTTTACTGAATTACAATCCGATCTAAGGGGAGACTACCGTGGCAAGAACATATATTCAGACGGATGACATCAAAGACGGACTGGTAACGGCCCCGAAGATGGCGACGGATTCCGTCACTACAAATGCGTTGACGGATTCTGCCGTTACCAATCCCAAGCTTGGTAGCTTGTCTGTCTCTCAGCTCAAGATCGCTAATGAAGCCGTAGGAACCACGCAGATTGAGGACAGCTCGATCACGATGGCGAAGCTTGGCACAAACTCCGTCGGGCAATACCAGATTGCTGATAGCGCTGTGACCGGGCCTAAGCTTGACACTACAGCCAAGCAAGCCGTCCTCCAATATAAGAAGATCACCGCCTACGTTCAGAACAACGCCTATGCGGTGGCTCCGGGCCTGACCTTTGTTGAGGTCACTTCGATTGTTGGTCTGACAACTCCTCCCGTCAGCTCCTATGGAACCAATGAGGGCATTCTATCGGATGAGCCAAAGAACGCAGTCGCAATCCGAAATTCTTATTCAGGACTTCCAGAAGTCACAAACTCTCTTGAAGTTTTTGGACGGATCACGTTTGATTATCCGGGCATAACGCAATGGTTCGTGACTTTTTATACCCAAGCAGTTGGAATGACTCAGACCATCACTCCGCTCCCTGACGGATTGACGATGATGGACTGGCAGTATCTCCAACGCTATAACATGAACACCGTTGATGAATCGTTTGCCGCCGATGACAAGTTCTTTACTGGAACGGTTGATGTCACCGAAGTATTGAATATCAATCAGCTCGCCAAGGATATTTACACTAATCCGATTCTAAACAATGTCGGCAACGCGATATTGGTCCGTCCACTTGAGTCGCAGATTTATGACATCGTGAATGGTCTGACCACGATTACGCCTGTCCTTGGACCGCGTTCGATTCCGGGCCTCGCCATTCAGATCAATGCTATCACTCAGCTCCATCTGTCTGTCGGATCGGTAGGGATCAGTCAGATTGAGAATCAGGCTGTCACAACCAACGCCCTAGCGGATGGGTCCGTCACTAACATCAAGCTCGCGGCGCTGTCAGTCGCCAACGGTAATCTGCAACTGAACTCGGTGGCTACCGGAAACATTCAGACCTCGGCCATCACGCAGTCTTTAATTGCTAGTGGCGCAGTTGGCTTGACTCAGCTCGAAGATCAGTCTGTCATCACGGCGAAGCTCAGCGATCTCGCCGTGACCATGCCCAAGATCGCGTCCGGCGCTGTAGGGCTGACGCAGATCGAAGATCAGTCGATCATCACGGTCAAGCTCCGCGATCTGGCGGTGACCCAAGCCAAGATCGCCAATGCCGCCGTTGGCACGACTCAGATTGAGAACCAGTCGATTACCTCCGCTCTGATTCAGGATGGCTCGATCATCAACAGCAAGATCGGTGTTGGGGCGGTCACCTCAGCCAATATCGCTGATGGAACGGTGATCGCGGCAGACATCGCTCCCAGCGCTGTCGATACCTTAGAGTTGTCGAACTCCGCCGTTACAAATCCCAAGCTGGCCGTCAATGCAGTCGCCACAACCAACATCACGGATTCTGCCGTGACCAATTCCAAGTTGGTCGCCAGCGCTGTGACGGCGGATAAGATCGCTTCGGGCCAAGTCGTTAAGACAGTAGCCGCTTATGGCGGGTTGACGCTGACCGATAACGTCAACTTCGTTGGCGGTCCAGCCATTTCTATCACGGAACAAGGCATCTCCAATGCGATCAAGGTGGATGTCCTCAACTTGAATCTGTCTCAGTTGAGCGATGTTTCGCTTGCCAATCCTGCCCTCAACCAAGTCCTTTCCTATAACGGAGCGGCGTGGATTAACGGAAATCCGGTTAACACATCGGCTGGTTCCGGTATTGTGTTCTTTCTCAATGACGTGCCTTCTACGGATGGGAACTTCACCATTTCTCCGATCCCTAATGCCGGAGCGGAGCAGACGGATAGCGCTGTTGTCAGCGCTTCTACGGCGCTGATTGAAGGGTATCTCTCTGCCGCTTTGGGGAGAGTTCAGCTTGATGCCGGACTCTGGGAGTTTGACGTTTATCGGTTTGTTAGCGGCATAGGCGGAACATCTACGATTGTCATTCAGGTTTTGAGAAAGTCTGATGGCGTGGGAACAGTCGCTATTTCTGGGTCAGGGACAAGTCGAACGGCGACGATAACTGGCGCTACGCCGTTTGTGGCGGGCAATGCCAATGCTGATATGGCGTTATCGGGATACGTCGAAACTCCCACGCAGACATTTCAGATCACAGGGTTCACGTCGCCGTCAGTCGTCACCGTGGCGACTCCCGGCGGATATCTCAATGAGTCCGGCGTGGCTTACGGCATTCATCGGCATTTGTTCAACACTTTGACGCAGGACATCAACGATACTTCCGTTACTCTTGAAAATGTCCTGACCACCCAGCCCGCTTATACCGGATGGAATTCTGCCGATAGATTATCTGTCCGATATTATGGCCGGACAACATCGGGTTCCAGCATCACAATCAGCATGACGCATGATGGGCTGACGAATTATTCTCACTTTCATACGCCGCTCATCACGCGACATAATGATTTGGCCGGACTTCAAGGCGGGACATTCGAGCAGTATTACCACCTGACGGCTTCTGAGCTTAATGGACTGACGACCCTTGAGGCAGGGACTTCGGTTATTCCCGGTTCATATCGCCTGTCCGACATCACCGTGGACAGTCTTGGAAGGGTCACTACCGCTTCTACCGGGGTAGTCGGAACCACGGACATCACCAATCTGGCCGTGACTCAGGCCAAGATCGCCAATCAAGCCATTGGCGTGACGCAGATTGAGCTTCAAGCCATTATCTCGAATCTGATTCGTGATCTGGCTGTGACCAATTCAAAGCTCGCTCCGAACTCGGTCACCTCAGACAAGATCGCCGATGGAACGGTCATTGCCGTGGACATCGCCCCCAGCGCCGTGGACACGCTGGAACTGTCCAATTCGGCGGTGACAAACCCGAAACTGGCCGTAAACGCCGTCACTTCGACCAACATAACCGATTCTGCCGTGACAAATCCCAAGATTGCCGTCGGAGCCGTGGGGGTGACCCAGCTTGAGAACCAGTCTGTCACGACCGCCGCCCTGCGCGACGGCGACGTGACTCAGATCAAGCTTGCGACCGGAGCCGTCGGCATCACTCAGCTTGAGAATCAAGCGGTGACATCGGCCAAGATCGCTGATTTGGCGGTCACAAACGCCAAAATTGCGGTAGGAGCGGTCGGAATCACGCAGTTGGAGAATCAGGCCGTAACCACCGGAAAGATCGCAAATCAGGCCGTTACCGAGGCTCAGATAGCCTCTGGCGCGGTGGGTACGACCGAAATCCAGAATCAGGCCATTACCAGCGCCCTTTTGCGTGATTTGTCGGTCATTCAGGCCAAGATCGCCAATGGCGCGGTCGGTTTGACCCAGATCGAGGACCAATCGGTGACATCGGCAAAAATCCGTGATCTGAACGTCACCATGCCCAAAATCGCCGCCGGAGCGGTAGGGCTGACTCAGTTTGAGGATCAATCGGTTATCACGGCCAAGATCAGGGATTTGAACGTCACCCAGCCCAAGATTGCTGTTGGAGCGGTGGGCCTGACGCAGTTGGCGACCGAAGTTCGAGCGGCCAGCCACGCTCATTTCGTGAATGTCTCTCCGGTCAGCGCACCGGATGGGATCACGGACACTTTTGCATTCAGCACTTCGAGCACGCCGACAAGCGGAGAAGAATCGGTGTTCATCAATGGCGTTCTGAGGACATCGGGAGCATTAAACGATTACACAGCGACGTATCTGGCGAACCAACTCAAAATTAAGTTTACCTTTGTCCCAGCCAGTACGAGTCAAATTATGGCAAGCGGCATTTTTGCGGTGTAAACTGAGGAGCCAACGATGAGCAGAACATTTATTCAGACCCAAGAAATTGCGAATCAGAATGTCACTCAGCCGTTGCTTGCCAATGGCGCGGTGGGGCTGACTCAGCTTGAAAATCAATCGGTGGATGCGACTAAAATTCGGGATGCGGCTGTCACCAATTCTAAGTTAGGCGCGAACTCCGTCACCTCAGACAAGATTGCTCCCGGCACGGTGGTCGAGACTGACATCGCTCCCAGCGCCATTGATACCTTGGAACTGTCGAATTCTGCCGTCACAAATCCGAAGCTGGCCGTAAACGCCGTCACCTCGACTAATATCTCCGACACGGCGGTGACTCAATCCAAGCTGGCCGTAGGCGCTGTTGGTATCACCCAGCTTGAGAATTTCGCCGTGACCAATGCAAAGCTGGCCCCGGATTCGGTGACCTCGGATAAGATCGCCCCCGGAACCATCGTCCAGACTGATGTCTCGGATTCGGCCATCACCAACTCAAAGCTTGCCGTCAACGCTGTCACCTCAGACAAGATTGCCTCCGGCCAAGTGGTTAAGACCATCACGGCTTATGGCGGACTGACGCTGACTGATAACGTCAGCTTGCTGGGCGGAACCAACATTTCGCTGAGCGTTGATGGTGTGTCGAACCTCATTCTGATCTCATCCACGGGCGGAGGTGCGGCCACCAATCTCCTGACTAACGGGAGCTTTAGCATCTGGCAACGGGACGTATCGTTCAGCGCCAATGGCTATACCGCCGACAAGTGGACGCTGGCCCTGAACAGTAACACGGCTACGATCTCGCGGGAAGGAACGCTGGTGGATTTCAGCCAGTACGCCGCCAAAGCCGTCATTGCAATCAGCTCTGGCGTGGTGTCGCTCGGCCAAGCCATCGAAGGCGCGGCAGACCTGAGCGGAACAACCGTGGCCCTGACTGTTCGGGTCCGCCCCGGAGTGGCGGGCGCAATGGTCGCCAAGATCACCGACAGCAACGGAACCAGCTCGTCTCCGGTTAGCGTCGGCACAGGCTCCTATGAAACGCTGACCGTTACGCGCACGCTGGGCACGATCACGTCTCTCACGATCAGCGTGGAAATGTCGGCCACAGGCACGCACTACATCGACAATGCAATGTTCGTGCAGAGCTTGTCGCCCATCGCTTATGCCGCGAGTAGCCCGGCGAGCGATTGGGACAGAGCGCTCCGCTTCTTTGAAAAAGGATTCAGCGCTGTAGCGATGTACGGATCGTCCGACGACACGACCTATTACATCGGCGGAGAAGTGGATTTCAGCACGATTAAGGCCAGCGATCCGGTGATTGCTCTGTCGAACACGCAGGTCTATGAGGATGGATTGGGGCTGACAAACGTCGTCTCAAGTTATACGCTAGTCTTAGGCATAACCGATCATCTTTTCAGAGGGTTTTCGCTGAAAGCGTCAAAGACCATTGGCGGTCAGCGCCCGGTGAAGGTGGCATTTAACTGGACTGCTTCGATATAGGGGTGAATTGACATGGCTCAAACATTCGTTCCAAGTTATCTTCTGGACCCGGCTAATTCTCCGTATCAGAATATCCTGATAAACGGAGGGTTTGAGAGCTGGAATTACGGGACATCTTTTACAAATCCACCGACGGCTGTTACTGAAACTACCCCAATCCTACTTGATAACTGGATAGTCGCCACGAATGAAATAGCTACGGTCACAGTTACCAGAGAATCGTCCATTGTTGATAGCGGTGCATATTCATTAAAAGCTGTACTTACAGGGTCAGGAGCTTCAAAATATTGGACTTTACAGCAATATATTTTGAGCAACGCTTACCGTGGAAAAACAATCACGCTATCGGCGCGGGTTTTCACCAGCACGGCTAATGCGGTGAGGGTTGCCATTCAGGATAATTTGGGTGTCACCTATTCAAGCTACCACACGGGTGGGGGTGGGTGGGAAACGCTGACGCTAACGAAAACAATTTCTGCCACGACTCCCGATCTTTATATTTATATCGGGATGGCGGCGACTAATGATAAGAAAAACGGAACTTATTACTTTGATAGCGCAATGCTCGTCATCGGATCATCGCCCGTTACTTTTGTTCCCGATCTTTCGGTCATTACTGATTTGAGAACGTCGGACCAGAATCTCGCTCAAAATATTCTCATCAACGGGGGAATGGAGTTCTGGCAGAGGGGAATAAGTTTCAACAATCCATCCAATCTTCAATATGTGGCAGACCGTTGGAAAGTCAGAGCGTCTGTTATAACGGGTGTTCTCGTCACTCAAGAGAGCGCAACGGCGAACAAGGATCGCGGCAATTATTCAATGAAGGTCGTCAATACGACGAGCGGGGGCCGATGGAACATTCAGCAGGATATTGAGGATTTTTTAAGTTACTCTGGCAAAACCGTCACCGCTACTTGTCGGATAAAATGCGATACGGCTTCGGCGGTGAGAATTGCCATCGGGAACAATACGAGCATCGGCGCATATTCCTCCTTCCACACAGGCGGGAACACTTTTGAGACTCTTGCGGTCAGCGTAACGCTTGCGAATCCTGAAACAGACCTGAGCGTTCACATCGGGTTTATAGACACAGGAAACAAAGTTCCTGCAACTTTTTACATTGACTCCGTAATGCTCGTCCTCGGTTCCTCACCCGTCGCCTTTGTTCCCAAAGACCCGCAGACCGAGTTGGCTCAATGCCAACGGTATTATGAGAAAAGCTATTTACCATCGGTAGCTCCCGGTACATCTACGACGGTGAATGTTGTTTCTGGGTCATCGACGGGAGGAACTGGTCAATGTTATTCCTGCTGGTTCCCGTTTAAGGTATCAAAAAGAACCAATCCAGCCGTTGTTTTTTATGATTCGGCTGGAAATAGCGGAAAGTTTGATTGGAGTGTTGTTGGAGCGGCCCCCACAAGCAGAGTGACTAATCCGCAGACATCGGGAGGACTGATATCGACGGAGGGAGTGATCGCCTATCATGCCCTTGGAACGACAGATAATTTCTGCGGCGGACATTTTACTGCATCTGCGGAGCTGTAAGGAGAATTTATGGGAACTATCGTCACCAAGAGAGCTATTGATCCGGCGGTCACAGATGAAGTCATACTTCCATAGGAGGTTGAAAATTTATGGGAACCATAGTACCTAGTCGAGCGATTGATCCGGTCAATTCTCCGTATCAGAACATCTTGATAAACGGAGGGTTTGAAAATTGGAGTGGTGGAATAAATTTTTCCAATCCTCCGCAAAACGCCGTTACCGCCGATAAATGGATCACGGACCTCAGTGTTGGCTCTCCTGTATTTACAATTTCACAGGAAACAAATGCGGCGAACTTGGATCAAGGATCATCTTCCTTGAAGTTGAATGTTACTTCTGTGGGTGGGGCGACAACAGTCCGTATATTCCAGAATGTTTCAAATTTTCTTAACTTCCGTGGTGGGAAAACTTTGACGGCTACCGCCCGAATAAAAACAACTGCGGCGAATGTAAAAATTGCCATTTATGATGGATATTCTTTTACCGAATCCACAGCGCATAGCGGGAGCGGTAATTTTGAAACATTGACGACAACTCTCACATTTGCATCCGTGCCGAATGGGTGTGCTGTTTATGCGGGATTTCTTCAAACAACTGTTAATGTGGGCATTGTTTACATTGATTCTGTGATGCTGACTGTAGGTTCCTCAACGGTTGCATTTACCCCGGAACTTCCAGCTATTACTGATTTGAGAACGGCAGACCAGAATCTCGCTCAAAATATTCTCATCAACGGAGGAATGGATTTCTGGCAGAGGGGAATAAGTTTCCCGATGACAAATGGAATCTATACCGCAGACCGCTGGAAGTTTGCAAGAGATGGTGGACCGACCGGAACAATCTCAAGGGAAGCGACGATAATTGATTCGGTTGGAGCGTATGCCGTTAAATTAGACATTACTGTAGTTGGTGGCGCAACTTATTCAATTTTTCAGCAGACCCTAGACAATTCAATGAATTACAGAGGGAAAACCCTTACCTTCTCTATGAGGGTTCGGGCAAATTCAGGGGTGCAACTTTTCATCAATGATGGGGTGACAGGGGCAACACGGTCTGCCAGTCATTCGGGAAGCGGGGCTTATGAAACATTATCTGTTACGAAAACTTTAACTTCTTCTGCATCCATATCAGTCACGTTAAATGCAGGGTTCTTTGATACACCTCCATCTGTTAGCACCACATATTTTGATTCTGCGATGCTCGTCATCGGTTCCGCGCCCGTCGCCTTTGTCCCAAAAGACCCGCAGATCGAACTCGCTCAATGCCAACGGTACTGCCAACGCATTGGCGGTAATATCACCGGGACTGAATTAGTAGCTTCTGGACAATGGTGGTCTACCACCAGAGCTGATTTTACTATTCGTTTGCCAGTCGCAATGTACGCTACGCCCACCGTTACAGTATTCGGAGTTTCTGGTTGGCGAGCATACGACTCAGCAGGAAACGGACTGACGGTGACATCTCTAAGCTCCGGTTTTGGTTCAAGTAATCAAATTGTGGGAATAAGCCCCGGCTTTGCAAGTGGTGGAATAGCAGGAAATGGGTCTATTATTTATACAACGGCAACTTCAAGTTATCTTACATTGGAATCGGAACTATAAAGAGGAATCTATGATTTATCAGCTAATGAATGATCCAATAACGGGTAATCCGTCACAAACTATTATCCGTCACAACGACGATGGATCGACTTCGTACATTCCGATTGACCCGATGAACATTGATCGGCAAGCATACGACGCTTGGATAGCATTAGGGAATGCGCCGGACCCGGCTTAGGGAGAAATTATGGTAACCAAACTCATTCCAGATCAAGACTTCGCGGCGGCGCTCGCGCCACAGGTGAATTTGCTCGTCAATCCGGGGTACGAAGTGTGGCAGAGGGGGGTCACCTTTACAAATCCAGCCGATCAGACCACTACTGCCGACCGATGGAAAACAAATAAGTCGGGCACGCTTCCTACTTATACCGTTACACAAGATGCGTCAGTTGTCGATAACGGGCTTTATTCTTTGAAGGCAAATTTTACAGTTGTTGCGTCTGATTCGATTCTCAACATGATTACGGATATCGAGAATGTGATTTCGTATCGCGGGAAAACCATTACGTTGTCAATCCGCATGAAATCAAATCTCGGAGGAAACAAAGTCGGGATAAGAATTTATAAAGGGGATGGATATACGGCAGACGCATATCACACAGGTGGCGGAAATTGGGAAACTTTGTCAATCACTTGTGTCGTTTCAGCCGCCGCCACGATATTGCGTATTTATGCGGGGTCAATTAACGATGGGAACACTTCTGCATTTTACTACAACCTTGATTCTGCCATGCTGGTCGTTGGAAGCCAGCCCGTCAGCTATATCCCGATGCACCCGGCGGATGATCTGGCGCGGTGCATGAGATATTACGAGGCAAGAACGGGGATTCATTGGCAGTTTTTTAACGGCGCATCTATGACGGTGCATTTGCCGTTGACTTTTATGACAGCAAAGAGCGCAACTCCAACGGTTACCGTTACAAACGGAACGCCATCTAATATGTCAACTGGCGCTACGTCAGATGGGATAACGGCAAAAGGATTTAATGTGACATTTATAACAACTGGCGGAACGCCAGTTTCATGGGGCAATGCTCAAGATGCTTCTTGGACGGCGGAGGTAGCGTAAGATGGCAACCCAAATTCAGTCAATCGACATCGCGGCTCAGGCGATCACCGCCTCCAAGCTCGATCCCAACGTCAGCACAGGCGGTGGTGGAAAGAATTACATCCTCAATCCGTCAGCCGATACGGACACCTCCGGCTGGGCTACATACGATGACGGGGCGGCGCTTCCCGTTGATGGAACGGGCGGCAGTCCAGTCCTGACATGGACCCGCACCACTAGCTCGCCTTTGCGCGGAACCGGATCATTCCTCTGGACCAAGGATGCCGCGAATCGTCTGGGAAATGGAGTGAGCTACGCATTTTCCATCGACCCGGCGGACCAAGCCAAGCCTCTTTTTATCAGCTTCGATTATTTGCCGGATGCCAATTACGTTGATGGGTCTATCAACATCTGGATTTACGATGTCACCAACGGAGTCCTGATCCAAGCCGCGCCCTATACGCTGTCCAAGGTGCTGGTGATCGAGAAGTTTGCGGCCTCCTTTCAATCATCACCCAATTCCACCAGCTATCGGCTGATCCTTCACAATAATACAACCAGCGCCGTCGCCAGCACGGTCAAGGTCGATAATTTCAGCGTCGGCCCTTCGTATGCGGTGATGGGAAGCCCCGTCACGGACTGGAAGGCATACACGCCAACGTGGTCGAACATTCCCGTCACGTCATCGCTTGGATTCTGGCGCAGAGTGGGTGATTCGATGGAGTGTAATGTTCTTCTGACAGCCAACGGGAACGCCTCCGGCCAGATCAATGTTGCCATCCCTGCTGGATATACCATCGACTTCTCCAAGGCAACCTCGGCTAACGTGATTCAAGAAGTCGGTACTGTAAAATGTTCGAGAACAAACGCTCCAACGACTCCCGTGGGCGTATGCGTTCTTAAATCCGTGACCGCAAGAGAAGTTGAATTTATGGGTCCAACAACCGGGAATCAATGGGATAACACCTATCCCGGCGGGGCATGGGTATCTGGCGACATTATCTCTGCACAGTTTATCGTTCCCATCGTCGGGTGGGGGACCACCACGGTCATGTCGGATAACGCGGATACTCGCGTGGTGGCGGCTCAGGCGACATTCTCATCGAATTCCACGGGAATTGCGAGCGGGTCTGACGTAAAAGTTCCATTTGATACCGTCAACAGAGACACGCACGGAAAATTCAGTTCCTCAAACAACAACTACACGATTCCTGTGTCGGGTTATTACAAGATAAGCGGGAATCTTTATTTTGGAACAACCACCAACGTCGGAAACGTGAACGCATTTCTCTACGTTAATGGCGTGTCGGTATCCTGCCAAGCGCAAGGTAAGGGAGGAGCTTCGTCGGCGGCGGCCTGCTGTGCGTACAACTTCTTGAGACTGTTCAACGCCGGAGACGTGATCGACATTCGCGTGAATCAAAACCTAAGCGTGTCTGAGTTGCTTCGGGGAGATGGGAACTCGCCGGGAATTACTTGCATCAATATCGAACGTCTCTCCGGCCCCTCCCAGATTGCGGCGACGGAAAGCGTCCAATGCCGATATAAAACAGCCGCCGGACAATCTATTCCGACGACCTCATTCACGACTGTTGATTTTGAGACAAAAGACTTCGATAGCCACGGAGCTGTTACGACTGGCACAGGCTGGAAGTTTACGGCTCCGATTTCCGGCGTGTACCGAGTATCTTCAATAGTTACATGGGATAACCTTTCATTTACCGTCGGGAAAGATACCGAACTGAGGCTAAGGAAAAATGGGTCTGACTATGCCGGATTGGACATTAGAGTTATTGACGCGACGCAGACATTCTATCGGAATATCCACGGAGAAACATTGGTCAACCTTCTGGCGGGGGATTACATTCACATTGTCTGTTATCAGAACGAAGGAACGCGAACTCTGATGACTAGCGCAATTTTTAATTGGGTTACGATAAATCGAGTCGGCAATTATTGACGCTTGTGAGGGAATGATATGGCAATTTTAAGACCAGAAATCGACATCGCCGGAGCCAGCCTTCCGGTCACCGACCTCAAGGAAGGTCAGCTTTTCTACAACACGACCAATAACCTGTTCTATACCTACGACGGGACGCAATGGAATCTCGTCACAGGATCGGGTGGCGGCGGCGTTCTGGATCGGCGCGAGATTGTCCCAACAGGCGCGACCGATGGAGTGAACCTCACTTATACGCTGGCTGAGCAATTTTCGGCAGGAACTCTTTGGGTCACGCGAGACGGTATGGTGCTCAAGAGCGGTGCGGATTTCTTTGAGCAACCCCAAATCCCCGGCTTTACCGTTACGCCAGCGCCGCTTGCCGGATCAACTCTTTTGGCGTTCTATGCGCTGACAGCCAGCGTCGTGTCTCCGACGCAAAACATTCAAACTTTTGTAGCAACCTCTGGGCAGTTGGTGTTCAATCTCGGATTTTCTTATGCCACAGGCACAGGAGCGCTGGCGGCTTATTCGGGCGGTTTGCGCCAAGCGCTCACCACCGATTATCTGGAAACCAATTCAACCTCCGTGACTTTCACAAGCGGTCGGCAGTTGGGTGAGATCATCACCTTCGTGGCTCAGGGCATCCAGCCCAACTTCGCTCATGGATCGACGCACAACTCCGGCGGCGCTGATCCGATCACTATTCCATTCAACACAGGCACGACCTACACGACTGTTCCGGTCCCGCTCGCGGGCCAGCCGTTTTACCGGACAGACCTCAAGACCTTTGCTTTTTATGACGGCCTGACATGGAACGCGACCATCGCTTCCAGCGAAATGACCAAGGTTCAGGTATCGCCGTCCGGCACGCAAAACAGCTCTAACACGGTCTTTACGCTTCCTTACCAGTTTGTGCCGGGAACGCTTAGCGTCACACGCAACGGCCTTCTCCTCAAAAATGGCGTGGACTTTACGGAAGCCACAGGGTTGATGGGATTCACAATGACGGTTGCGCCAGCGTCAACCGATACATTGCTGGCTTTCTTCAAATTTCCGTCCACGATCCTGCCGTTCAATACCGGGGCCTTCCAGCGCGACAATATCACCCCCACGGGTGCGGTGGATGCCTCGAACATCACCTATACCATGCCGGAGACGTTCGTTTCCGGGTCGCTCTTTGTGACTCGCAACGGACTGGTTCTCAAGAACGGAGTGGACTTCTTTGAGAGCCAAGCCCTTCCCGGCTTCACCATGACGACTCCGCCGCCGCTCAATGCGACGGTTATGAGCTTCTACCGGGTGTCCAATGGCGTAACGGCCAACATGATCCAGAAGCAGACCATTGTGGCAACGGCCAGTCAGACGGTGTTCCCGCTCAACATTTCTTATGCGGTGGGGTCTGGCGGCCTGTTCGTGTATTCAGGCGGCGTATTCATGGTGCTGGGGTCAGATTACACCGAAACCAGCAATTCGTCGGTCACCTTTCTGACCGGACGCTCGGTGGGTGAAAACATCACCTTTATCAGTATGGGCGTGGCTCCGAACTTCGCCCATGCCGCAACGCACTCGGTTGGTAATACCGATCCGATTCTGCGATCCAACCTTGCCAATTCGGTGAGAATCGTAACATCGGGTAGCTCGGTGACCTTAGCCGGGACAGACCTTTATGTAGTCGTGAATAAAACAGTTGGATCGTCAACCTTCGTCAATTTGCCGTCGTCGCCCATCACAGGTGAGGAGTTGTTCATCAAGGATGGCAAAGGCGATGCGGCGACCAATTTCATTGTCATTCAGCCAGCGACAGGAACTATTGACGGTCTGACCAACTTCATTATTCAGTCAGTCTACAGTTCCGTCAGCATGATGTATAACGGCGCAGAATGGAGTCTCTTATGAGCTTTAACATTCCAGCAAAAGGCACGACGGTTAGCGATAGCGCAAAACTAGGCGATGTCGGTGAGACGATAGAGGGCAACTTTCAGAGCGCTTCTGTTTCATCTTCTGCATCAAATGTTGGGAGTATTTCTCTGACGGCAGGAAACTGGTTTGTTCACGCCGGATTCTCATGCGGCGCAACTGTAGTAGCAGGTAGTCAGATGGCGATTTCGCTTAACTCAGCTTCTTTTACCGGAGTTACGGATGGCGGAAGCTCGCAAGCTCTCCCTGCGTTCCCCGGCGGCGGCAGGGTTTTCAGAAATCTTAAATTTGCCAACACAACAACGGTTTATCTTGTGGCGGCGTTTGTATCTGGAACTTTTAACACAGCCGGACAACTCAGCGCGATAAGGATACGATAATGAAAATCTGGGTGAAATCAACACGCAATGGTTCAGATTGCTATTCGTCGTATGACGGGATGGATCAAGATACGGTAGCGGCGCTTTTGGCTGAACTCGGCGACACCAGTATTCAATATATTACAGAGGAAGAATGGAAGGCGGCCACCTCCCAAGGATAGTTTGCGGCACGGATAAAATCGTTTCAGGAGGACATGAAGATGCCACCACAAACAGTTTATTTGAATAATATGACCGACGTTGGCGGCTATACCGTCGATGTTTCGCACAATGACGGAATCAGCGCCGCCGTCGATGTTTTAACGCTTCCGTTTGCGACGGCAGGAGGAATCACCAGCTATACCCAGATCGCCGTGGAATGCCAGACCTGCCATACCATCACCGGATATCCGATGGCGGGCGGCCCCAAGTCGCAATATCTCCATTACCTCAAGATGATGACCTTGCCTGTTGAAGAAGTGGCGGCGGTGGCGACCATGCGCGGTCTGACGGACTTTGGCGGGCTGACAGATACCGGGACGCAGGTGGTTTTGGCGACTGAAATTCTCGTCGATGAATGCACGATTCAGGGCGTTCCGTTCTTAAATTTGCAAGGATTCTGAAAACTGATTAAGGAGAACGAGCTATGGGACTTTTATGGGAAGTTGGGACAAACGGTAGCGTAAAAGGCTACGGTATACACGAAAACCTCCTCTCGAACGGAGGGATGGAGGTCGATCAAGCTAATAGCGGAGCGACCTACACCAACCCCGCCAATGGCGCGGAGACGCTGGACTCATGGCTGGTCGCTAAAACAGGCTCAACATTGCCGCAGGTCAATATCAATCGCGCCGCCATAGGTGATCTTGGCGCACAGATCGACACAGGCAATTACGCGATGAAGATTGTCGTGACTAACGCCGGAACTGCCGACGCTGTTTTTGCGATGAATCAGACGCTTGACCATAAAAGCTTTCTGGGTATTACGTTGTCCTTGTCTGCTCGTATTTATAGCTCTCTTTCAAGCGCCACTCGTATTTCTATCGACGACGGCGTTTCGGAATCGTTCAGCCTTTATCATCCGGGCGGCGGTGTTTATCAGACGCTAAATGTCACCAAGATCGTTTCGACAAGCGCTACTTACCTGAAAATCAACGTCTTTAAGATGATTGCGGGCGAAGTTCAGATCGGGTCATATTTTGCTGACAGTGCCATGATGGTCGTCGGTTTATTTCCTGTGCCATTCCGTCAGAAAACGGTGGATTACGACATCAACGGCCAGCGATTAACGGCTGGCTCCGTCAAGCAAGACCGGATTAACTTGTCCTCATTCTCCGGGTCCGGCATTGGATTCAACCAGACAGGAACCGTGCAGGTGTTTTACATGGCTTCGCCTCCTTCTGGATGGACGCAGGTCGTATCTCTTAATGACAGACATTTGAGGATTGTTAGTGGAGCAGGAGGCGGAACAGGCGGATCATCTTCTCCAAGCGCCGGGATCAGCCTTTCTCATGGTCACGTTGGGAATAATCATACCCATACGGTTAATTCTCATACTCACACTGAGAATAATCACACACACGGGGTTAATTCTCACTCACATACGATTAGCCATCAACATGAAACGGCTCAAGGCTTGTCTGGGGCGCAGATTTTTTTTCCAACCAACGGTGGGGCGAATAGTTGGCCTCACGGATTTGTCACTCGTAGCTACAACTATTGGGTGCAAGGGGTTGCTGGAATCGCCGTCGCCGCGCCTATTCCTTATTACTTAACGGCTGGCTCAGATACAGCAAATTCTGGTGCGGATTCTCCGGGCACTGGCAATCAAAGCGATACTGGAATGTCGTCAGCATTAGGAACTTATGTGTTCCAATACTGTGACATCATCTTCGCTTCAAAGAACTGAAATTGAAAACCGAATAGGAGGTATTTATGCGACCACCGCATTGTCCGTTGAATGGGATGTCGTGTGTTGATGGGTGGCGTAAGGATTTTGGGCAGGACGAAATAACGGGTGAGCGTGGTAAATGTGTGTGGTGGAAGCACGTTGTTGGAAAAGACCCGCAATCCGAGAAGCAGATTGATCTGTTTGACTGTTCGATGGCGTGGTCGCCCGTCATCGGACTTGAAAATTCCCAGAGACTCATGCACGTCGGGGTGGCAATTCAAGAAGTTCGCAATACGCTGATTGACTTAGCTCCGGTAGAGGCCGCCAAGGACGCGATGGCGAAGTCAGCGTACCGGATGTTGGTTCAGGGCACGGCCCCGGCGATTACAAGCGGAAAAATTGACCAGCCCAAGGTCGCGGAAGCAATAAAGCAGTTGCAGGAACGAAACGAGGTGGACAATGGCTCTATGGTTTCTCCAAAAATTAGCTGATCTCGCCAAGGTAGGCGCTCTCAAGCTGGCCGATCAGATCACCAACAAGCTGGACCCTTTCGAGGAGTTTACCCGGCAAGTCGCGCTCAAGTACCCGGAGAAGCTTTCGGTCAAAGCTCAGCGCTTTGAGGATGATATGGTGGCTCGTTTCTCGGCCTTTGATGGCGGGATGTGGGAGTACCGGATCACCACCGATCCGGCGGTCAACGACGAAGGCGACCAATGTATCTGGCACGGCATTTACACGACGCTGTGGGCGCTCAAGTATTCGGTGACCCATGCCCCGGCAGACTTGGAGCGGTTGCGCTTGTCCATGAAAGGCATGGACCTGCACCAGACGGCTCACGGCGAGCCTGTGCGCCGGGTGATCCGTGGAACCAAGAAGAACCCGGACGGGACGCTGTTTGTCCGCGATGATGTGTCCAATGACGGCGTGACCGGGCACATCTGCGGCATCTATTTCTCATGGCTTTATGGTGATGCAGACGTAAAGGCGAAGGCCGCGATCTTGGCTCGCGGCGTGGCCGACGAACTCATCAATCACAACTATGCGCTAGTCCTGCCAAACGGTAACCCAACCGAGTTCGGGGCCTTAATCAATGGCCTGCTTACCGATCCGCTCCGGCTGGCGCTATGTCTTTGCATCCTGAAAGTGGCTTCCAAGATCACCGGGGAGCCGCTTTACGAACAGCACTACCGGAAAATTGAGCGAAGCTACAACGCCGGAGGGCTGGCGGCTTATGCCAAAGCCAAGCTCGTCACCATTGAGAAAAAGTACGACTCGCACCGCGCCGCGATCTGCCTTTCCATTCTGGCTGATCTGGAAGATGACGGATCGCTCAAGACTTCTTATCAGAAGGGACTTTTGCGGACATGGGCTATCGAGCACAAATCGGGCAACTCTTGGATTGCGTTCCTGAGCGCCCGGCAGAACCCTTTGACGGCGACTGAAATTGGTCAGGCCAAGAAAACGCTGTTGGAGTTCACCGTCGAAAAAAAGCTGGCCGGGAATCTTGAAACCAAGAACAGCGACAAGGGGGATCAGCTCAGTCAGTATGGGGTTCGGCTGATGAAATGGGGCGGGCAATGGGTGACTTCCCAGCCGCTTCCTCGATGGATGTCAGGCACGCAGGATTTTATCTGGCAACGAAGTCTCTACTCGGCAGATAACTGGATGGGCAACACCATTCCAGATACCTACCACAATGGCGGAGATTTCTTGGTTGCCTATTGGCTTGGCCGAGCCTTGGGTTTGATCGGAGCTGACGAATAAGAATTGGTTGAAACTTTAGCTGGCAGACCACAGAATTAGGGCGGACCATGTGCCCTTTGTGCAAGAGCAAGCTGACAAAAATAGAGTGGCCCGCTTTTGTGGTTGGTTACGACCTGTTGTGCGAATGCGGCTATTCAGAGGTTAAATACTATGGTCAAAGCAATCCTGCAAGCCATCCTAAATCTGTTTCGACGATCACCCCAATCTTTACCATCATCTGTCCCGACACCTCAGCCAGCACCTACGCCTGCGCCGACGGTTTTACCGACACCCTCTCCGATCTCGCCGCCGCCACCGCTTAGCGCTCCAACGCCGCTCGACCGCTTTGTGACCGCGCTTCCGGTGCTTCGCCTGCGCGGGTTTGATCCGTATATTGTGTTGGCTCATGCGTGGCATGAAACGGGAGGCTTTAAGCACATGGTTGGCCTGAACAACTATTTTGGCATCACGCTCCCAAAAGGCTGGACCGGGATGGTCAAAGATGTTCAGACCCATGAGTTCTATCGCTTCAAAGGGATGAACGTCAATGATGCGCTGGTAGCCGCCAAGAAGGAATGGCCTGCCGGAACCAAGTTTGAGATTGCCGAGAACGCCAAAGACACTATCCTTATTCGCATTGCGGTTACCCGGAAGTTCGCCGATTGGGATTCAACTGATGAAGCGCTGGTCTTTTATGCCAGCAAAATTCAGCAGATGTATCCGGCGGCCTATAGCTGGCGTAATGTTCCAGAAAAATACTTCCAAGGGCTGATGTCCGGCAAGTTTCAATGGGCTACGGACCCCAGCTATGTCACCGCGACGACCAATGTCTATAAGACGGTTACTGCGCTGGCGATGGTCCGTGAGAAGATGGACAGCGCACTCGTATGAGAAAAGGCCATGAACAATCGCGTGCTGGTTGCATCTCTAATAGAGCATGAACTTCGGAACTTGCCGCCAAATGTTAAGCCAGAAGTTATCTTGTTGGACCCAGAAGCTTGGGAATCGTTGATCTGGGAAATACAGACCTCCGATCAGCTTCACAACACCGAAGTTAAAAACGTCTGGCTGAATGCTTACGAGAGAGCCAAGTTATGCGGCATGGCTCCGTATAAGATCGGAGAGCTTTTTTGTCCAGATATTTCCTTGCGTTTTCGCCGAAATGACTATATACGAGGGATCAGGATACTCTACAGTCCAAGGAGGATGGCATGAGCATAATTGACAAGATCAAACTGATAATGAAGGTGCAAAAGCCCGTCGCCGAAGTGGTTGGCGAGTTGAAGGGAGTGGCGCGTGGATGGAAAACCGTCTCGTTCTGGGTGACGTTGTTCGGGTCGCTCGGTTCGCTGGCGGCTTCGGTGCAGGGGTTTCTGCCCCCAGAGTATGCCTTGCTCATCAATACCGCTCTGGTGACCGTCTACAACGTCCTGCGCGGATTAAACAAGGCCGATGACATGAGTTCACGTCCGACATGGCAATCCACCGAAGTCTGGATGGGTATTATGGGACAACTCAATAACGGCGTTCTGGCTCTGCAACAGGGCGGGGTAAATGAAAAATGGGTGATGGTATCGGCGGCAGTTCTGGCGGCGGCCATGACTTTGAGCCGCGATCTGTCGAACATCGAACCGACCCCAGCGAAGCCAAGTTAAGCTGGTTTAGCCGTCTCTGCCGCTTACCGTCGATCTCCGTCGTGAAATACGACGAGAACGGTAAGCGGCAGTACGGATTGTGGATCACGTTTCGATTTTGATGCGGTAGTCGCGCTCAAGGCGCTTTTTTTGTAAGGCTATCCATACGGCTTGCGCGTCTTTCTCTCTTGCTCCGACGTACACATACCTTAGATTGCGATAGAAGTTGTTTTTGAAATCCCCGTTAATGTGCTCGACTTTGAACAAACGGCGCTCGTCCTGTGGCTCCGGCAGATAAGCTTCGGCGACGAGATTATTGGCAAAAACAAAATGGTCTTTCCCCTTACGGTAGAGTCTGTACCGGACAAAGCCCTGATCTGGAATGGGTTTGAGAATACGGCGGCTCATGCCGCCGCCAAACCTTCGCTTGATTTTGCTGACTTCGCCGTATTTGCTGATGGAATAGCCGGGAAAATCCTTGATGGACTTCCAGAGCGGCGTTCTCATTTAGCGACGAGGTTTTTTTTCCAAGAATGCTTCATAACGCTTTTTCGGTAGTCATCGCCGGGAACAAAAAGGTTCTCGCTCTTGCCGTAGAACGTGCTCAAAAGCTGACGGCCTTCATCATCCTGCGCCTTGGCTAGAACATCAAGATTGAAGTAGGTTGTGATGAGCGAGGGAAGCATGATGCGGCGGCGCTTATCGAACAGTCGGGCAATTTCGCGGGTGATATAGTCCGGGCCTCGGAATGTGGTTGGCACGGCGTTTTTATCGACAGCTTGAAGGAATTGATTGATCCCGAAGTTTTCCACGCAGTAGAAGTCCGTGTCCTCGAACTCCCGGTCCAGATCGACCGCTTCCTCGTCAATGCGATAGCCTTTGCGGATGATGTTTACGATGTCTGCGAAATCCCTTATGATGGCTTTCTTGCCCGATTTCAGCGCCGCTTTGATGATGCAGGCCATGAGCATACTTTTGCCTGTTCCGTGCGGGCCGTACAAAACCAGACCCAGCCCTCTTTCGTAGGCGTTGTTGAGATGATCCACATAGAGCTGAACAGTCTTGAGCACTTCGCCGCGAGCCTTGCTTTCGTCAGCGTGCTTGCTCCCGGTATTAAAGTCGCTCAGCTCCAAATCCCACAGTTCACGATGGATGTTGGCATAGGCCATATGAACGTAGGAGGCGTAATGCTCGTAGCAATTTTTGGCGCAGTCTCGAATGAGATCGCCGCGCTTGGAGCATTCCCGGCATTGCCGCATGATGATCGTTTTCTCGACGGAAAGAATTTTGGAGTAATCGCTCATCGCTGGTTGCTTTCCTCGGCCAAGAGCATTTCTTTGAGCATCATACTTCCAGCGCAGGACAGGTCGTAAGCGGCGGCCTGCATCTTCGTGAGCTTGGCAACTTTGTCCAGTCCTTCTACGTCAATGTCGATTTCAGCTCCAAAACGCTGAGTGTCGATAGCGTTGGTCCTGAAATTTTTGTGAGAGGCAATGCGGAGATACGTCATCTTAAACATTTTGTTCTCCTTATCGGGATTCGGTTGTCGTTGTGATTGCATAAATCCATGCGCCGTCGGCGCGGGTGTGAACGTGTTGGAATCCCATCTCGGTCATAACTTGGCTTCTCTGGTTATGGCACATCGGGCATCCGCCCACGACAGAATCTCGAAGCCACCAATGACCGCACTTAGGGCACTTGGTATTGCCGAACTTGAGATTGCCGGGACACCGCTTCCGGCCACAGCATTTGCGGGTCATTTGGCCTTCCAATAGACAAATTCGTGAGGATGGAGCTTCGGAAAAGAAAAGGCATCTTTGACTGACCAGCCACGCGACAGTCGAGAATAGAGGCTACTATAATTTATTCCAAGCTTCAAAGCCCAATCCTTGAGTATCAACGCCTTGCCTTTGTAGGTTATTTTTCTTAGACGATGAGCTGACTGATTGATCCGTTGCAGATGACGGCTGGCCCAGCGAATGTTCCCCGGCTCATATCCTTGGCGATTATTGATTCGATCTAAGGTCATGCTGTTATTTGGGCGGCGGCCTATTGATTTTTGTAGATAAGACAGAAATCCGACGAAATCATGCCAGCATGGATGAACCTTGATTCCTTTGGCCCCATATCGGCGATAGCTTACTGATTTTTTGTAATAGCATCGTTGCATCATTCCGTGCCATGCGCGATATTCAGGAGTTGGTTTCCCCCGCCCAGCACACCCATGAGTCCTATTTTTCTTGGCAGTTTTTTCTCTGCGATAGCATCCGCAGGACTGCGCTTTTCCTGATCGGATATTTCCCTGACTTACGATCCATTGATTTCCGCATTGACAGAGACACCTCCATGAGCGATTGCCATGAGCGTCTTTCCCATAGAAGGACAAGACTGTTAAGCGACCATAGCGGTCACCGATCTTGACGATGCTACGCACCGAGAATGATGGACTTCAAGTTGTCCATAGTGAGCTTGACGTTTTTTCCAAGAGGATCAAAAAGCAAATTGGCATATCCCTGCTTTCGAGCAAGAATCTGAATTATTTTTTCTTCGACGGTATTTTTGCAAAGAAGATTGTGAATCGTGATGGGTCTAGTTTGACCGTGGCGGCGAATCCGGCCAACTCTCTGGTTCGTTCTTGAGGCGGTGTAAACAGGTTCAAACAGGATCATTCGGTTAGCGGCCTGTAAATTCATTCCATAGCTCAGACAATCGGTGGCTACGAGTGCGCGAATTGGGAGGGTCTGAAAATCATGGACGACGGCTTTGCGCTTTTGTCCTTTGATCTTTCCTGAGACAACAACGTGAGAGATATTTTCTCGACTCAGACGGTCGCGGATTCTCTCGGCGGCGCGTTCCCATTGAGTAAAAATAATTACTCGGTCGTCCTCTGGCGCTTCTCTCACGATCTTAACCAGCTCATCAAGCTTGACGCTGGCCCCGGAAGCTGTATCATCGCCAAGATCAGCGAAGTCGCACGTTTCGCGGAGCTTCATCAACACGGTGATTGCCATGCTATATGACAACCCTCCGACGGATATTTTTTGTTTTGATTGAGTCTTGAGATCGTTATAGACTCTTTTTTGTTCCTCTGACATTTCAAGCCAATGATGCTTGATCTCAGTTTTTGGTTCTTCTCGTCCGATGTCTTGGTTTGTCCTTTTGAAGATATAGGGTTGAATGCGCTGAATAAAATCTTTGATTCGCTCAGCGTGCCAGCCGCGAATCTCTCCCCAATAGCCGATCTTCGCGTAGTAGTTTTTGAAATTGGTGAGATTGCCGAGCAGTTCCGGGTTGACGATCCGCAGGATGTTGAACACCTCGTCAAAATTGTTTTCAAGCGGCGTAGCTCCCATCGCCCAGAAATATCGGGACTTTACCTTGCGGAGTCCTTTGGCGGTCTGAGATGACCACGACTTCGTGCGCGAAACTTCGTCGGCGATGATGACATCCGGCATGGCCCGGTTGAAACACTCTTGATAATGGAAGATTGCCTCGTAGTTGACGACCAAGAACATATCCGGGCCGCTCATCCACCGCTCAAAAATGTGTTCGCGCTCATCGCGCACGCCATCCATGACCATTGCGCTCTCGTTAGAGAATCGGTGAATCTCATCGCGTACCTGCCAGACGCAGGATTTAAGGGTGACGTACAGGACTTTGCGGATGCTTCGGAGTTTTTTGAGGACAAGACAGGCGTTGATCGCGGTCGCAGTTTTTTGCAGACCTACGGCATCGGCTAGAAGCACTCGCTCTCCGACGATCAAAAAAGCGGAGCCGACGGCTTGATGCGGGTCGAGCGGGACATTGGTCAGCGCCATGCAGGTGCTACCGTCCAGCTTCTTGGCGTTTTCCAGCTCTTGCTCGCGTTCTTTGAATGCTTGGAGTCCGGTTTGTACGCCGGGCTTCTCGACAATCTCCAATTCTTTTTTTTTGAGCATCGCTACGGTCATGTCGTGGTAAATGTAGCGCCCGATCCAACTCCGAGAAACTTTGGACCATGAACAGCCGGGCGTGCCGCGCATGGCATCAACAATGGCAGGGTTATAGGCGAAGCGGATATGAAATGACCAGTCATCGTTTGGCGACAGTTCAGCAATCAAGCTTGGCTCCTTCGGGGGTGAATCATGGTATATTCTTTTTTCAGATTTGACAACCTGTTAAGATAGCGTGTTAAAAACATTATGATTTGTAGATATGAAATGTTGTTCGCACTTTGGCGATCAAAACGTATCCTTAGATAAGGAGTAATGCGTCCAATTACGGAAAGGAGAACCAATGGCAATCAATCGTTTCAGCACCTATCTCGCGTCTCAGAAGCTTGCCAAGATGATTTTGGCTCAAGCCGAGGATGAATGCGAGAAGGGCGACTTGAAAAAGGCAATGAGGGACGCGATCAAAGCGCAGAGGGAATTTATGACGGCGACGAACTGCATCGCCAGTCTGTTTTTCGAGAGACGGCGAAAAACTTAATAAGGAGCGATAACCATGCGATGCCCGGACTGCAATAAGTTTGTCGGCAACGAGGAGAACGAACCCGAAGTAGAGTCTGTCGAAGTCGATGACGAAGGCCATGTTAATGCCGAGGTTCGGATCGTCAATGCCTGTGCGGAGTGCGGCACGGACCTGACCGAAGCGACCTTGAGCATGGACGGCGAGGCCGACACCATACCCTGTTCCTGCAAACCAGAGGACCGGGAGCTTGAGGCCGAGGAAGCCGGGTCCGAGCGGTCGGTGCGGATCGAAGGCAAGGGGCGCGGAACCAAGACGTTCTACGGCGCGACGCTCGATGTGACGGTGCGCTGTGGCAAGTGCAACAAGGAATGGACGGTCACGATGGAAGATGAGATTCAAGCCTCTGGAATGGATCAGGTCTAAGGGGGTGCGACATGGCTCGACTCAAAGTTTACCAATGGGAATGGGATAAGTTTCCAGAGGAGCAGAAAACACTTATTCGCTCGGAGCTTCGCGTGCCTCTGGCGAAGGCGCTTGCTCGGAAGTTCGGGATCAGACACTTGAACGTCTATCAGAACAGGCGTAACGGCGGCGGCAGGGCGTGGGGCGGCAGTTCGATACAGCTTCCATTCTCACACGATAACTGTCCGCTCGGCATCATCTACCATGAAATCGCGCATTTGGTGAACTTCAACATCTTTCAATATGCCGAGAAGAACGCCGGGCGACCGTGGAAGAACGGGCATGAGTTCACCTTCAAACGGGCGGTCATCAAGGTCTACGTCGAGTCCCGGCAGATGCACATTGAGAAGGCGATGGCCGAGGCAGAGGCCGAGGTTATAGCGACCAAGGCCAAGATGCACAAGGACTTTGAGCGAGGCCGCAAGAAGTTCGAGCGACAGGAACAGGCCAAGGCCCGGCGGCAATCCCCGGAGCACAAGATCGAACAGGCCCGGCTCAGGATTAAGCGGCTCGAAAGCCGGATCAAGCGGTTCCAGACGCTACTCAAGAGTGCCCGGCGGTCGCTAGGAGCACGCGAGCGAGCGATGGCAGTCCGGGTGGCGCGGGCGGAATTGCCATCCGAGGTTATAAACAGCAATCATATAGAGTAGGGAGAAGCTGTGAAACCAACCAAAGAAATTTTCCATCAAGGGCTTCAACACGCTAAACGAATCATTCACGCCGGGCATGACATGATCCCGGCGGTGTTCATCTATGGGGATAACTATTGCATCGCCCTGCCGCTTCAAGGGGCCAATGACCGGGTAAACATGGCGCTCAGAATGTTCTCGCACGACATGATTCTTGCAGGTCTGGCGATGGACGAAATCACCGGGGTGGATACGGTCACCGAAATCTGGACGGCTGACGTTTCAACCACCGATTTTGAGTCTGGCATGGCAACTCACGCCGCCAGTCAACCGAACCGTCAAGAGTGCGCTTTGATCTGCGCGTGGGGCGCGGAAGGCCGCAGGGCGGTCACCTACGAGATAATTCAGAAGAACGGCCAACGCAAGGTTGGTGAGCCGATCCACGTCAACAAGGGGTTGCAGACATGGCTCGATCCGCTCTTTGCTAAGCGCCCATCCTTGCCAGACAACACCATCATGCGGGCGGCGCTCGTTGCCACCTATCAACGGCTCGCGCTCCTTGCCCGGCGCGGCGAGTCGGAAGCCATCGTCAATTTTGCCCTTGGCGTAGCTGACAGCACCAAGCGTCTTTTCTGACATTAAAAACACCTCTATAAATAGGTTCGTTTTTGTTGTTCGCACTTTGGCTACCAAAACGTATCCTTAGATGTAGGACAAAATCGGTCCACGGTCGGGGCACTTCCCACAGTTGGACCTTAAAAGGAGCAAATCATGGAACTGTTCAAAGCCTCAGCTCAATGGAGCACTCGCCCAGCAGACGAGCGCTTTTCGTCGTTGCAGGAAATGTATCAGGTCTGCAAGAAATATGCGGACTCGGCGGTGACCTCAAAAGTGCCGTATTCCGAGCTTCGCGTGGAAACGGTGGATCAGGAAGTTCAGCTCACAGGGAAGGCCGGGAAGTTCGCCCGGCTCACCCATTGGGCGTTCGGGCAAATGTCCCGGTTGATCGGCGCTCCTGCCGATTATCTTCGTCAGCTACCCGCCACACTCGCCGTCCAGAACCTCAACTACGGCCTCAAGGAACGAAGCAATAAGGAAAACGCGAGCGACGTTGCCTCGCTGATGTTCCATCAAAACGGTGACCTGCTACTCCGGGCGATTACCTCTCCGAAGTATCAGCGCATTTGGAATCACGAAATCGTGCGCCGTCTGATGGACTTGGAGCCGAAAGGGTGGCGGACACCCCCGGCGCGGCCCGCATTCCCGAATCAGCCCGGCACTCGCCCGGCGACTGAGGCGGACGTGCTGAACGCTTCCGGGCATCCGTCGCTGTCAATCAAGGTTGGCGATCTGATCGCTCCTGCCGGGCTGTACGCGAGCGACAAAGATTGTTTCGCGTTTCTCATAAACGAGAGCGCTCGAATCAATGACGGAACCGATGAAGGACTGTCTCGCGGGTTCTTTGTCGAAAACTCAGAAGTTGGCGATTGTTCTCTAGCAATCACGTCATTCCTGTATCGGTCGGTGTGCGGAAATCACATTTTATGGGGAGCCAAAAATGTGAATGAAATTCGTATCCGTCACATCGGATCGGCCAGCGAAAAAGCATGGATGCAATTAGCTGTTGAGGTTAAGCGGTACGCTGATTCGTCCGCGAGTGATTTGGAAGCTCAAATCGCTTCGGCGCGGCGGTATCAAATCGCCGCGACGAAAGATGAGGTCTTAGATAAATTGTTCGGCATGAGAGTCGCGTCGCGCAAGTTGCTTGAGCAGTCCTATGACGAGGCCGAGAAGAATGTTGATGTTGATGGCGCTCCAAACACAGCATGGGGCCTTGTCCAAGGGATGACGAGAGTTAGTCAGCAGAGCACGTTTACGGATGAACGCACGGCGATTGACCGAGCGGCTTCCAAAGTATTGACGATAGCGTTCTAGTCGAGCTTCCCCTCTGCCCGTCTTTGACGGGCAGGGATGGGAGCTTAAAATGGGACTAAAACCAAGAAAATTGTCAGAGCGTTTTTGGGAGAAGGTCAAGAAATCCAATGGCTGTTGGCTTTGGATGGCTTGCCGTGATCGTCGCGGCTACGGACGATTTGGCATGGGGCGAAAGCATCAACCCGCAGTTATGGACGCTCATCGTGTTTCCTATATGCTGACTCACGGTGGTCGGCTTCCTACCGGGAAAGAGATTTGTCATCGGTGCGACAACCCGCCTTGCGTGCGGCCAAGTCACTTGTATGCTGACACTCACAAACAAAATCAGCGCGATATGTCTGTGCACGGTCGTGCGGCAACGGGTAAACGGCATGGATTAGTTTTGCACCCGGAACGGATTTCAAGAGGTGAGCATCGACCATTGGCAAAGCTTTCTGACGAGCAAGTGAAGGAAATACGAAAACGCTATCCATCGGAAGGCATTTCAGCAAAAAATATCGGTCTTGAATACGGAGTCAGCGAGGTGACAGTTCTAAACATTCATCACGGCAAATCATGGAAGCACGTTCGATAAAGGGGGCCGCGCAATGACCATCCACCAATACATCATCCACTCCGCCGACGGGAAGAAGCGGATCGAATCGACGAAAGGCCCTGCCGGGCTTGAGAAGTTACAGGCATGGGTCGGCGGCTACATCGAAATGGTCCGGTGGGGCGAGTTCACGCTCTGCGTCAACGAGGAAGGGTTGCTCAACAAGCTCCCGGTCAACAAGGAGTTCCCGTGGCTCGTCGGCACGGTGGTGGTCGGCGTTCGCAAGGGCGAGGAGTTTTGGGGCGCAGGGCGGACTCGGCAATGAAGGGCATTCTCAACTGCAAGCCCTGTGACCTGCACCCGGAGTTGAAAGCTCGGATGTTCGATGGGCCGCTTGGCAAGATGATTAGCCATCCGCTCGTCCATGAAATCATCTATGCGCCTGAAATGAACGCGCTCTACAACAAGCAATTTGAGGTCAAGTCCAATGCGGCGACCGTGGCTCTGGCGGCGAAGGACTATGCAAGGTTCATCGTGTTCCATGAGAAGCCCTATCGCATTGACGCATTCTCCTCTGTGCAGTCGGAAATGGACGATGCAACCTATTGGGATATTCTCGGTGACCTTTGGATCGAGAGCGAGAATATCTGGCAGAACCTCCGGGCGTGGAAAGGCTACCTGCGCTCCAAGCGGGCGCACCGGGAACAGTTCATGTCTGCCGAGGATCGCCGGGTCTTTGACTCGTTCCCGGCGACTCTGGACGTTTACCGGGGGCATCAAGGGCGCAACGCCAAGGGCATTTCCTACACGCTCTCGAAGGAAAAGGCGGAGTGGTTCGCCAACCGATTTCACAAGAAGGATCGCGCCGGGCAGGTGAAGCATCGCCAGATAGCCAAGCAGGATTGCTTCGCTTATCTCGACGGCAGAGACGAGCAGGAAATCATCATCCTCTAAAGGAGAGAGCAACGCTCATGTTCATAGATGATCTGAAACAGTTGCTTCGCAACAATCCGGGCATGGCTTTGTCGAGCGTAGATTTCGGCATTGCTGAGAACTTAAAGTCTGCGGTTGTTTTTCAGATTCAAGATATTGCCAATTATTTTTTCTTTGGGAGCGATCAAGAGGAATGGTGTCCGCAGGACTTTCCAAACATCGCTCCTATCTATCCTGTGGCATGGTTCGAGTGGCGCTTTGCTCCTCATATAAGGTCCGAAAAGTATTCAGGCAGTCAGTTGATATCGCTACAGGAAACAACCAAGCGGTTGATTGGATCGACGATAGAAATGCCAATCGGAAATATGCCGCGCATTGGAGCTTTGGTGGTGTCTGGCGATTCACGCTTTATTCCGAGCTTGGCGGAGCGCTTGAAAGGAACCGGAGTTCGCTGGGTGACTGCGATTCATTTGTTTGGTCAAAAAGACCCGCGCAACATTTACACAACGTACTTTTCAGGAACGTGCGTTTATGGGGTGAGCGAGCGAGGAGGATATGTTGTCGGAAGCAAACTCAATGGGATGTTTGGTTATGACAGGTATAGCGGCGACCCAATGAGCGACAAGGGAATGCTGGCCTATGCTCCGAGAGACGTTGAGTTGGATAACGAGAGCGTCAGCATATTGACGTATCAATCTTTTATCCCAATGTTGGCAATGATGACGCTTCATTGCCGCAAGGCCATCATGGTTGATGGCGGCATTAAGCCGCCGCATGAGCAGAAAGGGCGAACTAAGCAAGGGAAGCTTCCGCTCGTTCAATATAAGACTCTGACGATTGAGCCGTTCAAAAAAATTCTCAAAGCTGTGACAGGCTCCGATCACCTGTCAGCCAAAGCATTGCACCTGTGTCGCGCCCATTGGAAAGTTTACGACGACGGCAATGGTTTGTTTGGGAAATACAAAGGAACTTATTTTTGGTCTGCGTTCGAGCGTGGCAACATCGAGTTCGGGCGCGTCGTGAAAGATTACAAAATCGAAGCGCCGCCCAAAGGAGACTTCCATGAGTAACCAAGTGACTGACCTGTTTCCAGAGCCAGCGAGTTCCGACTTCAAAAAGAAATTGCCTGAGTTGTTGGCCGCAAAGGGCTACGAGGATCAGGCATTGACGATCATCGGCGGCATGAAAGTGACCTTCCGGGCGCGGCAGGTCGATGACGAGTGCCCGATGTTCTGTGAAGGCGGCAAGCACATCCACGGTCAGCGTCACCGGGCGACCTTCGCTCGCATTGTGAAGGGCCGGGTCAAGACGCTCTCGATGTTCTTCTGGAACAGCTATGCCGACGCGCAAAAGGCGAAGCTCCCGACGGCCTATGACGTTCTGGCGTGCCTGACCAAGAACGATCCCGGCAAGTTCGAGGACTTCTGCGGCGATTACGGATACGAGGAGGACAGCCGCAAGGCCGAGCAAACTTACAAGGCCGTGGTGAAGGAATGGAAGAAGGTCGAAAAGTTTTTCTCAGAGAGTGAAATCAGACTGCTACAGGAGATTGCATAAAGGAGCGTGCTATGGCCGACGACAAGGAAAAATACTTCAAGTATCTGGATGACCTGCGGGAGAGCGGCGAAACCAATATGTTCGGGGCGCGGCCCTACCTGCAACGCAGGTTCGGTCTGGAAGCCAAGGAAGCCGGGGCGATCCTGTCCGAATGGATGAAGTCGGATCGGCACTCCTGATATGTGCTTTGAAATGGGTCATGCCGCCACCTGCCTGTGTCGCGGCCCGCGAGGGACCGATCAGGTCAAGCCAGACAAGCCCAAGGAGAACTGGATAATTTATGACACATTCCAGTCGGAGGCATTGGCCCGGCAGTATAAGGCCAGCGTGATCCGGGCCGGGATCGCGGTCAAGGCAGGCGTGCGCCAGAACGCATGGGGTCACCTATGGGAACTGTGGATTATAAAGAAATAATCGAGGAGTACGCTTGCAAAATTCATCAAAAGCACCGGGTTAAGGTCTTGCCGTCCGGGGAGCGGGTGGTGGACAACCCGGAGTGCCCTGACATGAAATTTTTGCTTGAAGCACGCTGGCGAATCAAAAAGGGAGGGTAACCCAATGAGCGGATACTCAGGCGGTAACAGCAACTTCGGCGGCAATGGTCCGGTGGACGTGCGCTGTACGGACTGTGGCTGGGTCGGGTCGTATGCTTCCTATATCCTGTCACCCACTTCCTGCGGCCAGATGGTTGACCGTGGCGGTCAAACGAGACGGTGCGGCGGGCAGGTCATTCCCATGAACCTCGGAGGCGGGAGTATCACTCACTTCGGACACTAGGAGGAACCATGACCACTCAAGAGTTCGCGGAGGAGTTGGATAAATACTTGGGGAGCAATCTGCCCGAAATCGCTCAGACCTGCGTTAAGAGCAATGACATGGAGAGCATGAGGGCGAGTTTGAAGTTGTTGCTCTTTCAGCTCGACAACTTTTCGGTGAAAGCGAAGAAATGGCGCGAGCATTATACTCAAACGCTTGCTATTATAAAGAGATCAAAACCAATTCAAAAGGCGGCGTAGTGGGTGAAAACTTTTTTATTCTGGTGTACCGGGAGAACCCCGACAAGCCGCTCTACTGGTGCGGCTCAATCCTGCGTTTCAAGGACACCAAGGACGACGTGCGCGGCTATGCTCGCAAGGCCAGCGCCGAGAATGGGATGCACCGAATCCTTATAGCTAACCCGGAGCTTCGGTTTGAGTTTCTAAAAGCTGAGCCGATGCAATGAATTTAGCCCATGCCGTGACGACGGTCGCCCCCAATAATTCAAAGATGCGAGGAGACGCGCTTCGTATCGTGGAGCTACAACAGAACCGCCAAACTCAGTCGTCGGCGGAGCTGAGAGTTCAAGCCTCTCTTGGGGGTCATGGGCTTTATTTATGAAAACTGTCGCTGTGGAATGGCTTAGGGTATGGCTTGACCGGGTGTTGGATGCCCATAATGCCAAGACCCCGGAAGATCAGGAGCGTTATTGCCGCATGGCGGCTACCGCTCAGATGTCGTACCTTGTCTATCTATCCCTGTCACGGGTCACCGAGCCAGAAAAGTGGAGTATTCCTCGATGAGCGCTGAGCAGATCGCATGGAACCTGTACCAAGCGCCCGGAAAGCTGGGGCTGTGGTGCTTGGCCCGCCATCGTCAGAGACTTGCAAGCCTTGTAGAAAAGTGGTGTGATGGTTGTGGATGGACTAGCCTGTTCTACAAGCTCTACCAAGTCGCCAAAAAATCATAGAGGGCGTAAACATATGACCTTGATTTCAGCCGAGCCAAAGCATTTTATTCGTGATTTGGAATCGCACCGTCATGGGGCTTTCACCATTTACATGGCTTTAGTGGGTGCGGCGGGAGACTTGGGCCGCTTGCCTGTCGGCATGAATGAAGTCAGCATCAAATGGCTCAGAGACGAGACGCGAATGACATGGACAACGATTGCGACCTGCCTTCGCTTTTTCCATGACAAAGGTATCCTCAAAACCGAAGAACGACTCGACACTCTCTATTACGAATTTTCTGCCAGCTCGCACGCCGAAGTCGCCGATAAAGTCCGCCAAATTATTGTCACCGTCAGGCCAAGCACTCACGATATTCGCAATCGTGGCATGAAAATTCTCAAGAAACTCATTCGTTCATCCAAGACCAAACAAATAAATATGGGCTACTGTTTGGGCAAGATTAAACAGCGTCTCGCCGAATTCCACAAAATGAAGTTGGCAGAGGCCGAGGTTGATAATTATTTTGAGTCCATGAACCAGAGAGTCGCGCAGGGAGAACACCTCGAATCCATTTTGTGCCCCGCAGGACAAAAGCCACCCACCGACGAAAACTTGACACGAAAACCCATAAAAGTTATAGGATGGGCAGACTGATCTGAAATCAGTCGCGGGTCAAACCGAACCAAGGGAGAACCCCTAATGAACGCCGAACAAGACATTGCACACGCCATCGCTATTTCCCCTGATATCTCCGGGGATATGACGCGAGTCGCAACCGATTACGCCTACTGGTCCGCCCGTTATGTCGAACTCAAATTCAAATGTGAAGAAGCTGAACTCAGTTTCAGAATGTGGCTTGCCTCCAAGAAGCAGGAAGTTCTTGAGGAATCTCTGCGTGCAGGTGGCCGTAAAGACATGACCGAAGCGGCCAAGGAAGCGGCGATCATGTCAAAATTCAAAGATGCTTATGCCGCCATGTGCACGGACATTTTGAAGCTTCAACGAGACATGGAAATCCTGAAAAACGGGATTAACGCTATTAAAATGAAGTCTGAAATGCTAATTTCTATTGGAGCCAATTTCCGTCAAGAGCGGGAGATGACGGCTGGCAGTACCATTCGCCAGCGTCAGTAGTTCGTGACCGTTGAGGTCACAGCCTAGTTAAAAGCCTAGTTAAACAAGGAGGACGTATGTCAGATGATCGTGGCCGTGTAGCCGCAAGTGAGATCACAGGCAATCGAGAAACCCCGTCGTACCGTCGTCCCGTCGAACGAGCCGCAGAAACCCAGTCAGAATCAAGGCGTGAGCCGGAACCTCGCCGAGAGCCAGAGCCGCGAGGCGAAAGCCGACGCGATGAATCGGGTAGCGAGCGCAATCCGCTCGCCGACTTCGATCCAAAAGCTGTTGAGGAGAAAATTCGGGAAACACGCAAAGTTGACCCCAATTATTTGAAGGGGTCCGTTACGTCGGGCGGTGGCGGAACTGAGAAGTTGCCGGAAGATATTTACGATGCCGAACTCGTCAATATCCAGATAATCAAGTTACCGAGCATCTATGCCAACGGAGAGTTGAAAGACTCTTATGAGTGGTTCTTTCGGATCATCAATGATCGGGATTACACAGGCAAAATACTTCGCGGGGTGTCCAGCTTGAGCCTTCACGAAAACAGCAAAGCTAATGCTTGGGTTTCCTCGCTTATGGGTATGAGTCTGCGAGTAGGTGAGCAGGTGGACTTGGCGGCCTTGTTCGGGAAGCCGTGCAGAATCAAGGTTGAAAACAACAAAAGCGGTTACAGCACGATAACCGATGTTCTGAAAGTATCAACCAGACCTAGATAAAACAATTCAGGGGTCGTCCGTGTTCATGGGTCCACCGTGTCACGGACGACCTCGCTTTGTTTATGCGAAAACCATACTGGTTGTTGCCTGACATTCCTCATGGGACAAAAGTCCGCATTATCCGGGGCAAACTCCGGGGCGTGGAGGCTGTTTGCCACCAGTCAGCAAATGACTGGATTATGCTGGACCTTCCTGACGGCGACATTAAAATCCTATCCAAGACATCCATTGAAATTATGGAGAGCAGACAATGAAATCAAAAGAATTTGGTCAATGCTTGAGGTCTATTCGGAAAAGTCGCGGATTGTCATTGCATGACATAGAGCGTCGGTGCGGAATTTCTAATGGCTATATGTCTCAAGTGGAGCGTGGTGATCGCGGCATTCCTCAGTTTGACACGCTTTGGAAGCTAAGCGGTGCTCTGGGTGTTTCGTTCACCAGTCTTTGCAAAGCTATTGAGAATCAGACTTACGGAAACGTCAAAGCTTCCTTTGACGGTGATGTTAAATTTCTGAGCGTTGCTTATCGGTCGCTGTCTCATCAAAGTCAGGAATTGGTCAAGCTGTTTGTTGAATTTTTAGCATGGAATGAAAAAAGGAGAACCCCATGACCGAAAAAGTGATTGAACGAGCGATTGACGATCTCACCAAGAAGTACGGCAAGTCTTTTTTTGGCAAGGCGGATGAAGTGGTTCCGGCGATCAGCTCTGGGAGCATCGCGCTGGACTGCGCCACGAAGCTTCCGGGCCTTCCCAGAGGCCGGATCATTGAATACATAGGCTTGGAGTCGTCTGGCAAGTCTACGATGGCTCTCCGGGCAGTCGGCGCGGCGCAGGAAGCCGGGGAATACTGTGCTTGGATTGACGCTGAGCAGGCGTTTGAGCCGGGCTGGGCCAAGCGTCACGGGGTTTTCTTGGAGAATGATGGCGGTCCCAAGGACTTGAAGTTGATTTACCCGGAGTATGGCGAGCAAGCGTTTGATGCGGTGGATGAGCTGGCTCGGACCTGCAAGTTCTCGATCATCGTGGTGGATAGCGTGGCGGCGCTCTTGCCCAAGGCCGAGATGGAAGCGGAAATGGATCAACAGCACATGGGTACGCAGAGCCGCATGATCTCTCAAGCGCTTCGCAAGCTCAATCCCAGCCTTGCCAAGACTAACACCACGCTCATCCTCATTAACCAGCTAAGGCAGAAAATAGGGGTGATGTTCGGTAACCCTTACACGACTCCCGGCGGGCTGGCGATCAAGTTCTACTCCTCGGTGCGCGTGGATTTTCGCTCCAAGAAGCTCAAAAAGGGCGACAAAGAAATCGGCATCGACATCAACTTCAAGATCATCAAGAACAAGGTTGGCGCTCCGCACCACGAAGGATCGACTCAGCTCATCTTTGGGTATGGCATTGATGAAGCCAATGAAATCGCAGAGATGGCAGTTACTAAGGGCATCGTTGCTTTTGAGGGCAGGCGCTATTCGCTGGATGGTAACGAGCTGGCGGTCGGCATTGATGAGTTTAAGAATAAAATCAGGACGGATGTCGTACTTCGCGCCGATATCAAGAACCGCCTGATCGAGTTCACCAAAGCTGAGATAGCGCCGTCACCGGAGATACCAGAGGTAGAACCCAAAGAACTAGAACCAAAAAAGAAAGAATCAACCGAGGACGAGCCAGAAACAAAGAGCAGGGCAAAGAGGTCATTGTATATGCAGGAAGCTCCTGTCGCTGTTGCGCTTCCTCCTTCCGAAGAAGTGGATATGGGTTCAGAGGCAGAGCCTCGGCGCGGCAGAAGGAAATGATCGCTTTAGACTCCCCAAACGCTAAAGGTGCGCTCAAAGCTCCGGCTACAAGCGACGGCTGGATTGGCGGGCCTGCTTCATGGGCAGGCCGGGGAGTCTCTATATTGGAGGACCAATGATCGAACTTATCTGGCAGTTGATGGCTGGGCATTCTCTTGCGGATTTCGCACTACAAAGCAACGAGATGGCCCGTGGCAAGAACCGGAACCGCCCGGTGGATATGTCCGTGGTTCCGCCGGGGCAGACCTATCAGCCGACGTGGGGATATTGGCTGACCGCGCACGCTTTGATTCATGGCGGCACGGTGGCCTATGTCACCGGGCGCTATGACCTTGGCATGGCAGAGACAGTCGCGCATTGGCTGATTGATTTCGGCAAGTGCGAGAATAAATACGGAATAAATCTGGACCAGTTTTTGCACTTTGCCTGCAAGCTGGTGTGGGTTTACATCATATGGAGGACTCAATGAAATTCAGAAAAAAGCCAGTCGTTATTGACGCAACGCAATGGTTTCCCGGCGTAAAGGTTGAAGGCGTGATTGCGCCAGACCCGGACTCGACAACGCAGTTTGCTCCCTTCGTCAATACGCTCGAAGGGCCGCTCACCGTGTCGCCCGGCGATTGGATCATCACCGGGGTCAAGGGCGAGAAGTACCCGTGCAAGCCGGAGATTTTTGAAGCGACGTATGAGGTTGTCGAGGACAAGGCGTGAGCGAGCCAAGCAACACGGATGATTGCTGGTACTGCCGCGAAAATCCGTGCAAGTGTGCTTGTGATGCAAACGACGCAAAGCGAATGGCCGCGATAAGACTCTATGTGGACGATATCCGCCGATGCCCAGACGGATGGACATTGGCCCGAACCAACACGCAGGCGATTCAGTTTTTGCACAGCCAAAATGTCATGGAGATCAGCATAGACCACGACATCTGCTTCTACCATCGGCAGGGCAGGATCATTGCCACGGTCGATGAGACGTTCCGGCCAGTCGCGTATTACATCGCGGCCATGATGCCGGAGGTCAGACCCAAGAAGATCACGCTTCACTCGGCCAATCCGCACGGCGCTCAGGCCATGAAAATGATCCTGAACGATGCCGGGGTCGAGTGCGAGATCAAGTTGGGGAGCTATGTCATCCCAGAGGGGGAACCCCATGAGCAGGGAGGTTAAGGTCACTATAGGAGATCGTTGCGGAAGATGGGTGGTCTTGAAATTTTCCCGTTATGATAAATGGAAGAATCGTCATTTGGAATGCGTATGCGATTGCGGGACAAAGCGTGTTGTGAATGGGAGCACGTTAAGAGATGGCACAAGTCGGTCGTGTGGTTGCTTGCAGAGAGAAGTCGCAAAATATATCGGTGGTATTCAGCATATAACTCATGGATGCGGCTCGAAGAAGAATCGAGCGCCAGAGTATAGGGCTTGGGATAGCATGAAAGCTCGCTGTTATAACGAGAAAACAAAAAATTTTCGCAGATACGGCGGTCGTGGAATAAAGGTTTGCGTTCGTTGGCGAGGTTCGTTTGAGAATTTCTTGAATGACATGGGCCGTAAGCCGTCACCGAATCATTCCATTGATCGAATTAACAACGACGGTAATTACGAACCCGGCAACTGTCGATGGGCGACAAAATCTCAGCAAATGAATAACACTTGTCGGAGCCTCAAATATGCCATCACCAGATAGCGAACTGACTCAAATCGTAGCGATGGTCCCGATTAAGTCCGTGGACTATCAGAGTGGCGGCAACGCATTGAAGATGGAATGCGTGGCAGGGGCCAGAGTCGGCACGCAAGAGCTGATCCGGGTAATGGATAAGATCAAGCGTTTCCTGCCGCGAGTCAATGTCTGGGATGTACGCTCAGACCTTTCCTTCCTGTCACCCGGAGAAAATGGAGTGGCTGTAGTGCGCTGGCAGGCGTTCACCGACAAGGGCCGCAATTATCTTATGGCGCTGGGCGATGCTATTGCCGCCGTCTATCCGGCCATGCTCCAAGCGCCTGCGGCGCAGTTGCCTGCGCCTGTCCAAAAACTCACAGAAAGCGGCCTTCCTATATTAGAGCGAAGTGCCGATGACATTATTCGAGGTGATAATGACAAGCGCCGAGAGCTGGGGATGCCTCTTTTGCCAGAGACAAAGGGTGAGTAATTTGGTATCCTTATCAGGTTGTTTAAGCATATTATGGATAGGAGATCACCATGACGAATAAAACTGTCGGGTTTCATTTCCAAGTCATTCCTCTGCAAAGCGCCATCAACCTCGTACTCGCCGGAGACGGCAACTATTCAGACATCAAAGCCGCGCTGTTAGAGAAACTTCCTGCACTCAAAGATGACGAAGCATTCACGTTCGGCCTTCCAGACAAAAAAGAAATCGACGAAGATACACGCCGAGGCATCTGCCTTGCCCTGAACAGCACCATGAAGCGGGCCGGGTACAACTGGCGCGTGGCTTATTCGTCGTCCAATCATCTATTCGTCGTGGTTCCGACCGGGACCAAGGGCGTGCCATTGCGCCGGGCTTATGGATCAAGAAGCGTGCCGAACGAAACCAAAGGCCGCAGGAAGAAGGCAAGTGATTACGAAGCTACGATCACCAACCTGATGGAGACAGCCAAGAGTATTTTTAAGGTCAGTCCGACAGACCGTAAGGGTCCGGGCAAGAAAGCTCGCAAGGCCGTGTGCGTGGTCGGCATGAAGGACATGAGCATCCCGGCGCGATTCTTGGCGCAGGCGCTCAAGCTTACGCCGGGCGGCGTGAAGTATAACGCGACGCATTTGGGATATGGCGCTGACGAGGTTGCTCGGCTCCGGCGGGCCATCAAAAGCTGAGGAGGGTCTATGTGTGCGGATTGTGATTGGGAAGAAGCCTTAGAGCAGGCCAACCGCTTGCTGGATGATGGGCGGTTTGTTTTTGCCACGCAAACGGTTGAGGGTATTGCGGACTGGATTGAGTCGAACCAGCACGTCACCGATGCCCAGCAAGAAGCTCTCAACAACATTGAGAGGAGCAAGCAATGAGGTACTACGAACCGATGCGGAACTATCCTATCGGGACAAAAACTCAAACCAAGTCCGGTTACATCCGAATTAAGATCGCTACGGATGATGGCGAGGTGCGCTGGGAAGCCGAGTCCCGGCGCACTTGGGAGCTACAGCGCGGCCCATTACAGGACGGTGACCGGGTATTCCACATTGACGGTGACCGGACTAACAATCGGATCGGCAATTTGGCGAAGGTGCATTTCAACGACAAGAAATTTACCTTCCTCAAAGAGTCGCGGGTACTGTATCTGCCGAAGATTCTCAGGCCGCAGATCAGAGAGCTTGCGCGGCGTTGAAGAAGATGGGGTGGATCGTCGCGCTGGCTTTGGCGCTGACAGGCTGTGAGACGATCTGGTGGCTCAGGCATCGGAACGAGCCTGTGGTGGTCCCTGCCGAAAAGGAGCTTCGTTCACGGTAAGTTGACAAACCAAAAAATAAAGAGTCATATTTATCGTTTGCTGAACCCTGAAAAGCCGAACAGGAAGCCATGTTCATATTTGAAATGGATTTGAACCAGAACAAGATTCGCAATCTTGAGACGCTGATCCCCGCATTGGATCGGTGGAAGCCGCTCAATGGCCTGTTTCGCATTACGATGGGCGATTGGCCCTTCTCATATCACAAACCGCCCCAACTCTCCCGCACCACTTTCAAATCCAAACCAATCAAAGCCAAAATCCTCAGTTGGGATGTTAAAGCGCAGATTTTAGACCTGAGCCTAGAGCGTTATCGCACGCAGGATGGGAATGTCAAAGTCTGGACTGACATAGCCATCCCGCGCAGTAGATTCATTGTAGAGAGGCAAGCCGTTTGATCTGGGCGCTGGTGGCCTTGGCGACTCTTTTAGGCCCGGAAAAGGCCGTTTCCGTGAGCCTCGCACCCTTCCAAGAGAAGGTTTTGCCGCCTGTCCCGGTCTTTTTCGCGTTTGGGTTCACAGATGGGGAAATGAGCGCATTTCGGTGGGTGCTGACTCGGCTGGGCTTCCCTGAGCCTAAATATCGGATTTTGGTGATTGATGGAGAGGATTTCTTTGTCCAGCGCTCGCGGGCGAACGATATCAATGCGTTCGGACTATGGACGGCGGATGACCCCGGACCTTCAAGTGGGTATCACGCCATTGGCGAGCCGGGGCGAATGCCGTTCAAGTCAGAGGTCTTTCACATGGTCTATTGGTTTCGCGCCGGGGCCACGGATAAGCTCAAGGCGGTGCGTTGGTTGGCGGATGTGACACACACCTTAGAGCACGGCGGCCTATTCATTTTTGCGCCCATTTTCAATCCGGGCTGGCAGGAACTTCTCAAGCAGGCAGGATGGCAGAGGCTTCCGTTTGCGATGAGCAATTTGGATATGTGGCGCAAGCCCTCGCGGACCAAGAAGGGCAATGGATTTTTCAAGCGGTACTACTTAACCGCCGCTTGAGGATGTAGTTTCCGAGTCAGCTCGTCACAGAGCTGGTGCGGTCTGACGAACCGTGGAAATCCGGCATTGAGGATGGACGCAGGGTGTTCCTGCTAGGGGCCTCAATCGAACAAACGACTTTACAAGGTCGAACCTTGAAGCCCGGTAACCCAAGCGCGTGAGTGGCTTAGTTGAAACGCTGGCCTAAAACTCGCAATCGTCGTCATCGTTGAGCCAATGGACTCATTTCGGAACAAAATTCGGGCGGGGATACTCTCATCTCCCAGACCCTCAGCTATTGCTTTGCTCATGTTGGTCTATCTCATTACACCCGCTCGCAAACACCGCTCGCGGGTGACAGCCCCGGCGTTGGGCTTCTTCAACAACAACGGCTGGAAGCCCAACACCGTGAATCTCGGAATTCCGGGTAACGTCTCACGACCAACGGCGGGAAACGGCCAACGGCGGGAAATGACCCTTTGAGTCCGCCCCTTCGGGTCAGACTCATCGGGTCCGATCCTTCGGGAAAGACCCTTCGGGTCCGAGCCTTCGGGAAGGAGCTGTCGTCGAAGAAAAAAGTTACCGTCGAGAAATAAGCCGTCCCTTCGGGATCAGTCATTGCCTGAGTCCGATCTTTCGGGACGAAGCGCTGAGAAAGAGGTCGTGGCTGAGATGGATCATTAAGGGGTGGAGTCTGCCCTGAGATTTTGACTTAGCCTGAGTTAGCTGGTGTTGTATGGAGTTGGCCTGAGTTAGCGGTCCTTTTTTTTGAGTTTCAATATGTCTGGACAGATGCACGGAAAAGAGCGAAAATAATAGGAGCAGTTTATGGAAACGAAACGTCGCGGTCCTGTCTTGGTCGTTCAAGAAAAACCCTACCGCACCTATCAACTGATCGGTACGAATCTCGGCAATCAATGTGGTTACAGCAGTAAGTATTGGCGGATCAGCCGCTTTCTGTGGTGGCTTCGGATCGAGTGGGGAAAAGTTTATCTCCAATCTTTCGGACACGGCCACAAGCCCAAGATCGTTTATCGCCAGCGCAAAATTATTCGCCATTCCAAAATCAATCAAGCCATCCATGACATAAGAACACGGATCGCCGCCCAGCTCGCGCAGGGCTATGAGCGTGCGCCGCGCCTGTGGGATGAGACGGCTCGGTGGAGGTTAAGACTATGCCGATGACACGGAACACCAGCAAAGAAGCTTATCTGAAAATTAAAGAAGGCGGCCTCCTGTCGGATGCGCGGTTCCTCGTCTATGAAATTCTGTTTAAGCACGGGCCTTTGACGGGCGGCGATGTCTTTGAGCATATGCAATCCATCCGGCAGGGCCACACGGTTGTGAAAGGATCGGTGTGCGCTCGGTTGACCGAGTGCCGGGAGCTGGGCGTGGCGTGCGAGGTGGGGGTTTCGACATGGGGCGCGACGGGCCATAGGGGGATTCTCTGGGATGTGACGAGCGAGCTTCCTAATAAATATGAGAAGCCGCCGACCAAGGACAAGATCATTGCCGAACTGCGCGAGAAGGTCCGGGTGCTGAGCATTGAGAACGAGCAGTTGCGCCAGCAGACCGGGATGGCGCGTCGATAATGGGGCTGACCACAGCAAAGCGGCACGAAGGCCGACTCAAGAGGATTCAATGGCTCAAACGGCGCAATATGTTTTTCATGTTTCGGAGTGCCAGCTTTTCGAGTATCGAGATGCAGTTTTTGAAAAGCTTGGCCCGGCGCATGAAGAAGGACGGACTGTACGCGCCAACCACCGCCGTCGTCGATATCATTGTAGGGTTGCGGCGGATTTTGAGAGACGAGCTTGATAAGTGAAGCGTTCGACCAGCGTGAGTTGGATGGGACCAAGCGCCCGCGCTATGGCGATGCGCTGGCGGTGGCTGAGTATTTTGCGGACCCAGCTCCGTTTTCCTGCGGGTGCACGCACTTCCGGTTCAATCAATGCCTGTGCGGGCAGTACGCTTTTCGAGTGCTGTTTGATGGGCGGCCTCATCCGATTGACGGGGGGAAATAAACAATGAAGCATCCAACGTGGTCGATCAGCTTCAACCCTAAGACCGGGAAGATCAGAGGGATCGACCTTGGTGATGGTCGGCTTCGGTCCTATATCCTGAGTCAGCACGAATTGAAAAAGAAATTCGACAAGGAATTGGACGTGCTCGATTGGGGCGTTCGGTCGATGCGCGTGCTGGGAATTCTGTCGATGAAGCAGATGATCTTGGTCCTGCGGCTCTTAATGAAGTCGCAGGGGCGTAAGCGGCGATTCTCGACGAAGGAAATTGCGGAGATGTGTCAATGAGCGAGAAAGGCGATTGCGAAAGTACGCTTCCAACTGTTTTCCCAGATATGCGCTTGGAAGATGCTCGTCATTGGCTTTTTGAAAAACTATCGACTGGTCATGGATGTCCTTGTTGTGGACAATTTGCAAAAAGGTACAGGTATTGTTTTTCTGAAAATGTGTGCCGATTTTTGATGGTTTTGTACCGTATTCGCAAGAGCACATCGCGGTTCATTCATGTGACTGAGATTCTTAAATATGATCCGCAGATTTTGATGTCCAGAGATTTTTTGCGTCCTGCGTTTTATGGGCTTATTGAAGAAGCGCCAAATCCAGACGATGCAAAGAAAAAGCGCTCTGGATTGTGGCGTATATCGAACAGGGGTGTTGATTTTTGTGAAGGTCAGTTAGAGATTCAAAAATATGTGGTGATGTACGACGGCAGAGTTTTATGGTACGAGGAGCCTTGGGTTAAGATTTGGGATTTTAATGGTGAGCATTTCAACTATCAGGACGCGATGAGGTCTTGTGAATTACAAGCGGCGGAAGCCAAAAAGACAGGTGCGGTGTAACCTGTGCACGGATGCACGGGTCGGCAACAGCGCTAAGACCACAGGCAAGCAGTCGCGCCGGGTGCTGGAACCCCGGACAAAGACGCAGAGGCGGCGAGTGATTGAAGATGAAAAAAATTCCTATTAACAAGGATAATTTTCGATCTCCGTGCCAATGTGAGCCGCTTATTAAGGGAGCGCCCCCTCCGTGGAGGCATCCATCGAGCGAGCCTTGGTTTGAGCCAGCTCGGTGTGCCATGCACGATGTTGTTGATCCGAATTGCGGCAGGTGTTTTGAAGTCTGGGCGGCGCGTGAGGTCAATGAGTTGAAGCGCATTCAGGTTCGTCAAGGAACAGCTTAATGGCGACATTTTTCATGGAGACAACGAGGATTGCCCCGGAGCGCACGGTGGGCGAAATCCAGATGATCTTGGCCCAGCACGGAGCCAAGGCGGTGCTCTTGGAGTTTGACGGCAAGAAGGTGTCGGCGGTATCTTTTCAATATACCGTCAATGGCCGGGACATCCCGTTCCGGCTTCCGTGTCGCTGGGAGTTCATTGAGCAGATGCTCAAGGACAACGGGCGCAGGCCGCGCTACGACGATACGCTGGAACTGTGGGCGCGGCGCGTGGCATGGCGGCAGATTCTCAGATGGGTGCAGGCTCAGCTCGCTTTGGTCGAGACGAGCATGGTCAAGATTCAAGAAGTGTTCCTGCCCTATGTCGTGACGCATAGCGGGCAGACCATCTACGAATTACAGGAGAAGAAAAACTTTGGACTCTTGGGGTCTGGGAAGGAGTGAGGTAGCGCATGGCGTTCAAGAAGATGCAGGCTGAGATGAATAGCTGGTTGATGCGGCAAGGAGCCGAGGTGCTGTCGCCAACTAATCCGTTTGAGCTAGTGCGCTTCCGGGCGCAGGGCGGCACGCACGTTATCTATGAACGTAAGAACGGGGTGCTGACGGCCAATGGCTTTGCCGAGGAATGTTTGCAGGCGTTTCGGGCCGGGAAGCGGCTGGGTATGGGGATCACTACCGGGTCGCGGTCATCCACGATCCGAATGAAGTCGGCGCTGTTACAACGTGATGGCGACCTGTGCTTTTTCTGTGCCAAGCCTATGCCGCAGGACGATATGACCGTGGAGCATCTGGTGTCGTTTCACAAAGGCGGTCCGAATCATATGGACAATTTTGCTCTGGCCCATGAGGAGTGCAACAAGCAGGCCGATAACATCCCTCTGGTCGAGAAGATAAAGGTCTATGCCAAGGCCAGAGCTGGTGAGGTGATTCGTGCCTGACAGACAAAGCGGCGCGTGATGGACCTTGCTGAGATTACTCGGCTTCTGGATTATGTGCTCAAGCGTCTCAAGAGCGATGAGCCGAACAAGCTTCACTCGACGCGCACCGAGGAGCTGTATGTGTTGGGAGCCGATCTGACGCTGTTTGGGCAGATGATTCAGGAGATCGCCCGCCAAGAGGCGGAGGAAATGGTTGAGAATGTGATGCGGCAGAAGATTGCCGATGCGATTGTGAAGGACAAAAAGACGTGATTGATCGCAGGGGGTCGGTGAGGTATCGAACGTGGCTCATAACCACGACTAAGCGCGTTCGATTCGCGTCCCTGCAACGATTTTTAGACGATGCCATACAAGAATAAAGAGAAACAGCGTGAGTATCAAAATCAAAGGCAACGTGAGTTGCATCGTCTTTGGTTGTCGGAAAACGGTCCTTGTCGGACTTGTGGTTCTTGGAATGATTTACAGGTCGATCACATTGATCCAAAGTTAAAGGTGAGCCATCGCATTTGGTCATTATCTAAGGAAAAAAGAGAGGCCGAGCTTTCTAAGTGCCAGCCGCTTTGTCGGGAGTGTCATCGAAAAAAGACGAATGACGACAATGGATTTGGCGGATGGGGAGCTTGGCGGCATGGTGTTCTTGGATATAACGGCGGATGCCGATGTGATGAGTGTCGAACTGCCGCAGTTGGTCGCGTGACCAGATGGCGGAAAAGGAAGGCGTTAGCGATCTTATGAAGATTCGCGGCATTGAATATCCGATTGACCATGTGAATGGTTCGCCGAATGGCTGGCCTGCGCCGGAGGACGCTCCCGAAGCGTCGCCCTACAACAAATATGTCTGCTTGAGGTGTCGCTGGGAGCGGTCTTACAAGGCCAATGGCGAGTTCTTTATGACCGAGGACGCTCATAGGCTGTGGCGCGAGGCTGAGGAGGACATTCTGTTTCACGTCGAGCGATGCCAGCCTGTTTACGGACAGTCTCATGCCCTTCTGGGTGAGGCAGGGTGATATGAAAGAGTGGTGCTTTGCCCATCCGTGGATGACGTTTTTCATCATCGTGTTTGCTCTGGAAGCGCTGAGCGAAATTTTTGGGCGGAAGTCGTAATGCCGGAAGGGTTTTACAAGGGAGCTTTTTGGGTATTGGTTTTGATGCTGTGGACGGTGCTGTGCGTGTTGGTGGGTATGGTCGTGAGCTTCAAATACAACCAACCGTCGCTCTCCATCGGTAACTATCAGGCGGCGGAGGGCAATGGCAAATGAGTTTCAAAGCTGTGGTGTGTGATTTGGATGGGACGCTGGCGAACGTAGGGCATCGGGTTCACTTGGTTCGGCAAGACAGCAAGCAGTTCGACGAATTTTATGCACGGGCTAAGGACGATGAAATTAACGATTGGTGCAGAGTTCTCATCAACAGCGTTCAGGGTCATTACCGGGTTCCGGTCTGGATCGTCAGCGCCCGACCTAAGACGCTCAAGGACGTGACAAAGAAGTGGCTGGCAGACAATGGCGTGCATTACGAAAAGCTGTTCTTGCTCCGCGAGGATGAGAAGGACAATACCCCGGATCAGGAACTCAAGCGCAAGTGGCTCTGGGATAACGGTGGTCCAGAAAAGATTTTGTTCGTCGTCGATGATCGAAAAAGAGTCATTGATATGTGGAGGGCCGAGGGCGTGACGTGCCTGCAATGCGCCGATTGGCCTGAATATAAGAAAACCGAAAAGGAGCCTGAAAAATGAAAAAGAGCGACAAGTATTTCGGGAGCGGCGATATCATCATCGAAGCCCCGGCAGGATCGGTGTTCCCTCCTGTGTTCAGCATCAAGATCAAAGATCATAACCGCCAAGCCATGAATGAGTTTGCGGCGGCCTCGGCCATTAACAGGCTGAATGCGGCCAGCAAGGAAGGACGAGAGGCCATGATGTGCTTCAAAATTTATACGACGAAGAATCGCATATTGGTATTCCGTACTTGAGATGGAGTGGGCGGCGTTTGCGCCACCAAGTTGTTTTGTCGGAGTCCAGAGCTGGGCTGTCATTCAGATGTTGCAAGACTTTGCCAGCGATCATCCGACAGCTTATGACGTTGGTCAATGGGTTCTCCTTGTTTTATGCCTGATTTATCTCTATGTTGCCGTCGTTATTAAGCTTTGGAATTTATTTCTCACGAAGCGCGGTGCAGAGTGGGACAAGTACGACAAAGAGAAGCAGGAGATTGAAGATCAGGAACAGCTCAGATATCTTGAGGAGTATGAACGTCGAAAGGCTGAGAAGAAGCGCAAAAAGAAAAAGTCTCGAAGTTGAGGCTGTTATGAAATCTGAAATCGGAGGAACTTATGGGCTTAATTGGCAGAGTTCTGGAACGCTTCGGGTATGTTCGCAAGACGGATGGATTGACGGCAAAAAGGGCGTATCACTTCAAAAAAACGCCTGAGCAGAGACAGCAGGCATTGACGGAAAGACGCAAGGCTCGACGACAAAAGTTTTGGACTCCGTATCGTCGGCACAAAGCGTCGTTAATGATGCGCGAGAAATGGACGACTCAGCGAGTCGGTAATCGTTTGGCAAAAAAGGGCGATATCGCGCAAGAGGCGGTCGAGAAGATTCTTATTATCGGCAAGGCGCACGCCGAGGAAAACGCGCAGGTGGATGTTTCGGAGTCAATACCAGCGTCGGAGGTTATCGCTCAGCAAGCCGTATGAGCGAAGGCTGTTGTTGCGGTAAATGCGTCAAGGCGTGCACGGTTCGGCCCGGCTGGTTTATGCCCGGCGAGGCAGAGAAGGCGGCGGCATTTCTGGGGATGCCGTTCAAGAGGTTCCAGCGAATCTATTTGATCTGGGATTGGTGGTCGGGTGAGTCGGACATAAAGGTTCTGTCGCCGTTCAAGCAATCCAAGAATGAGTTTCCGCGCCGGAATTTCTCCGGCGGCGTGGCTTCGTGGGGTTGGCCTTTTCAGAGTGGACGGTGCGTATTTTTGACGAAGGATGATCGGTGCAAGATTCACGAAGCCAAGCCTTATGAGTGCCGGATGACGTTGTGTTGCCGGGATGACGGAATGGGCGATCTTCGTCAGGAAATAGCTGAGGCATGGAAGAAGCAAAAGGAGGCCGTGCAATGAAAAAGTACCTGTGGATTGTGGCGTTGTTGGTGACGGGCAGGGCATGGGCGGCGGGCGAGTTTTACGTCTATGAGGACAAAGGAAGCAAGCTCAATCACTACATCCCGTCGGGCTGGATGGGCGATGTGAAGGACATCTCTTATCAGGATGCTGTGAAGGACAACTGCAAAGCAGGAACCTGCATCAAGCTGGTTTACACCCCACGGGGCGATCAGGGATGGGCTGGCGTTTATTGGCAACATCCGGCGAATAATTGGGGCGCGAGCGCTGGCGGCTATGACCTGTCGGCTTATAAGAAGCTGACCTTCTGGGCCAGAGCGGATAAGTCTGCGGTGCTCGATACCGTCAAGATGGGCGGGATCACGGGCGAGCATGGCGATACGGATGCCGTGGAGATGGGGCCTGTGGAAGTCACGACCAAGTGGCAGAAGTTCACGTTGGATTTGGACAGCAGGAACCTTGCTCATATTGTCGGAGGATTTTGCTGGTCGGCCAGTCAGTCGAGCAACCCGGATGGCTTCGCGGTATATCTCGACGAAATTCGCTATGAACGATAAACCAATGAGTGATGCGAAGCCGATGACGGCGGATCAAATCAGGACGCGCTTGGATGGATTGCCGAAGGGAAGGAAAATGGCAATAGCAATCCCTGTTGGTTTGGCTCATCAAATTGCCGAAGAACAAGAAGATGAAGGTCAGTTTGTTTTTATTCCCATATTTGGAGTCGATGAAGCACAGTTGGATTATGGGGATATGCAGGAATTTTCTTGTTTTTCGCTTGTGCCGTGTCCTCATTGCGGTAGCAATGAGCATAGACATAAGCACAATAATTGAGGCGAGAAAATCAGGAGGCGTTCATGGCAATAATCTGCACGATGATCGTCAGGAACGAGGCCAAGAGTCCATACCTGCGCCGGGCCATTGAGTCCGTCTATGGAGCGGTCGAGAAGTTTATGATCTTGGACGACAACTCCGACGACTACGAAGCGACTTCGATGCTGTGCCGGAGCTTCCCCAAGGTGGTGTTTCGGTACTCTCCTTATGCGATCCCCATGTACCCGGAGGACGAGGGCCTGTTCCGGGTGACGCAATGGAATTACACCAGAGAGCTGTGCAAGCCGGGCGATTGGGTGTTGGCTCTGGATGCTGACGAGGAGCTGGAAAAGAGCTTTGGCGAGCACGCCGATGAGCTGATGGCTTCTTCCTATGACTGGTTTCGGTTCCGGCTCTTGGATATGTGGACTAAGACGGCGTATCGGACGGACGGTTATTGGTCGCCTGTCAAAGAAGTGTTCTTCCGCTATCAGGATCAGCCAGCCGGGTTCGCCGGGAAGATGCACATACCGATGCTCCCGGCTTATATCCGTGACAGTCAGAACGGGATGGAGCGCCGGGACATTCGGTTGATTCATTGGGGTTGGCTTGACGAGGCCAAGCGCGAAGCCAAGCAGAAATTTTATTTAAGTGACGGACATTGGCTTTATGACAGCGACCGGGACCATGCGTTGTCGATCACTCAGCCAGCGACGGTTGAGGAGATGGGGCCTGTCTTGGAGTCGTGGTGCGAGAGCTGTAAGTGCAAAGCTACGAAGGAAGAATTTGAAGTCTCTGCGCCAATGTGCCCGAAATGTGATTGTGTATGCGCTGGATAAATTTGCATGAGTGAATTTAGCGGCGGAGTCGTCATGGGAAACTGCCTAGCCTAAGTGTGCACAGGCAAATGGTGGCTGTTGAACGGTGCTCGGCCAGCATCGCGCCTGATACCGACGGCTCCGCCGTGATCTTATGGAAAACCAAGAGGGAGCAGGACAGCCGCAACCTCGAACGGAATGGGATGTACCGAATGACATTGTTGAGAAAATACAGGCTGAGTTTCCGTCAGTACCCGGAACCTTGGAGGAGGATTGGGGAAAGCGCACGATCCTGATTGCGCCGCGCAAGAGCATCGGGCGCTGGCTCAGGAAGGCGTGCGAGGCGACAGCCGCCGGAGCGCGGGTGATCTGTCTGGTTAAGGCCAGTACGCGCACGCGATGGTGGACCCGGTATGTGGAGGGTCATGCCAGCGAAATCCGGTTCATCCCCTTTCGCAAAGGATCGCCGGGAGTTATGATTATCTATAGGCCGGACTACTGTCCGCCCCAAGAGAAGAATAAGAGCTGGTTTCAAGCTGGAAGCTATCAGCCAAGAAAAGAGAGTAATGGAGCGTTAGGGATATGAGCGATTTAACGTCGTGCTGTTATTGCAGTTTGCAGTTCATCCGAACCCGCGCCCGGCAACAAGGGGCACGGGTATTTTTGCGCTTCGGTTATGGCAGATAAGCACGAACCGCATGAGGATGATGAGTATGTTCGCGCCAGTCGTCGGGCAATAGACCTGTTCACCGCCGAGCGTTTTGGAAAGATCGACGAACGGCTCAAGCATTATGAGGAGAAGCTGGACGAGATCGCGGATACGGCTAAGAATTCCTACGAAGCGATCTTTGGCGGCCCGGATCATCCGGTAGGGTTGGCTGAGGAGAACCGTAACAATATCAAGAAGTGGGGAATCGTCTTTGCTGTGATCTCGGCTTTGGCCGGGATATTGCCGTGGGTGTGGCAGAGCATCGTTAAACCTGCTACCGACAAGCCCGTGTTTGGCGAAAGGTTGGCTGAGAAGTGGGTCAGGGAATCTACTCGTCGTGTGCGTATTTTTAACAAAGAAAAAGGGAAGTGGGAATTTTATTATCTCATTGAAGAAACTAAAACGCATGACCCCGTGCCGGAGGGCGATAAGCCATGATTCGAGAACGCATGGACGAGATCAAAGCTCGCGTAGAGGGGTTTAAGGCTGGGAATCAGGAAGCCGCCATATTGATTGTTCGGGCGGATATTCCGTTTCTTTTTAAGGTGATCGAGGATCAGTCTAAGATCATGGACAGTCTGCGTGAAGAAAACAGCCGCTTGAAGGAGCGGGGAAGGTGGAGGGTCAGCGCGTGAGCATTTACGACGATTATGCCGGGGTTCAGATCAAGATGCGGTCCACGGGTAAGAGCTTTCTGGTCGGTATGCGCGTGCCGCTCAAGGATGGTGTGTATCTGGGCTATGAGGGCGTGGTGGTTGTCATCAACAATATGTTCGCCAAAAAATTTCTGTTTTTGACCTCGAAGTGGGGCCATCGCTTCCGGGTTCAGAAAATTCTGGATGGGTATAACCCCATCGCCAAGGCTATAAAAGCGAAACATTGGAGAAAACGAAAGGGAGATCATAATGGATCAAGAGCGATTGAGAAAGAAACGCTGGCGCAAGGAGCTTCGTCGTCGGAAATTGCGAAGCGAGAAGGCCCGATTTCTGAAAATGCCGGGTAAGACCATGCAGGATTGGGAAGCGCACAGGGCCAAGGCGCGGTTAAAGCAGACGAAGCGCAAATCTAAACGCAAGGAGTAACGCCATGAAAAGCAAAGAGGAGGAGTTGTGCGTTTCGGATATGTTCAAGCTGGCCGTGCTGGATGTCGCTGGCATTCAGCAGACGCGCTTTGAATATAAGAATCATCGGTACTTCGCCTATTTCGAGCCGACGGCTGAGGCAAAGAAGGCATTGTCGGATTATGAGTATGGGAAGGGCACAGGCAAGCACTATCGTAATCTTTCGTCGGCTTATACTCGCGTGAAGGATCGGGTTTTTGAGATCGGGCGAACCACGAATGTGAAATCTTCTCAGGGCGAAAACCGAGGGCTGTGATGTTAATGGGCGCGTTGAAAACACCGTCATCTCCTGTTAAGTCTTGCAGGGGAGGTGGTGTTTATGAAAAAACTGATCGTTGCCGTGGTATTGCTCTTGGCCGGGTGCGCGACACCCCCGAAGGTCGAGAAGCATTCTCAACCTGCCGTTGGGATGCTTCCGATGCCAGAGGATCATTTGAAGTCTAAATGGCGCGTCGTGGACATAGAGACAGGGCGCGTGGTAGATTTGAAGTACGACGGATGCTACGTTTTCATGCTGGACGAAAACGGAATAGGGCTGTCACGAAAGCCCGAATGTCAGCCGTGGAAATAAGGAGGATTGGATGAACAAAATGCCCGATGCAAGAAAAATTGAGTTGTTGAATAAAAAAACATACAAGATAGCGGACGGCACGCTTTGTATGGATGATTCTTATGGCGTTCCGAGTTATTTCTTTAGGTCTAAGGATGACGAAGTGTTGACTGGTCCTGTATCTTCAATCATCGTCGTTGAGCACGAAGTTGCAGAAGAAGAAGAAGAAGAAAAAAAAGAAAAAAAATGAGCGGTCCTACGCCAAAGAAGAAGGCTTTTGTCGAAGCCGACGACGGAACCGAGTACCAAGACGTTTTCAGTTTCATCATCAATAATTGTGACGATGATGACACCATCGCCTTGGTGGAGTCGCTGGACGATTCCTTTGAGGTCAACAAGCGCCTGACAGAGAAACAGCATTTAGAGCTAATGAAAATATGGCATGAGACAGAAAAAGCAGTTTATGGAACGGAGAACCGAAATGAAAACGAAACCAGCACGTCGGGAGAAGATGAGTCCGTCGTTTGAGGAAAAGCTCGCCAACATCTTCACCTATCAGCCGCCAGACGACGTTCAAAAAATAGCCTACAAAGCCATCCGCGAGAAGGCCAAGGAACTGGCCTTCACCATCTACCAATACACGCCGCCCTGTGCCGATCAGAGCGCCGCGATCAGACATTTACGAGAGGCTACGATGACGGCCAATGCCGCCATTGCCTTGAAGGGATTGATCTGAGTGGTGAGACGAAGAAGCCCGGCGGCAAAGATAAAGTTTCATCCTAAGCTCCAAGCGGTCATGGACCGATACCCGGATGCGGTGTTCAGGATCGCGGACGGGTTTGATGAGGCGGTTCTCGGCATGGCCTATATGTGGACGGAGAGCGGCGTGCGGAGCCATGTGCTGTGCTATGACGCAGACCGATGCGTGTGCATTCTCATGGACCGGGACAAGATGACCCGCGAGGAAGCCGAGGAGTATTTCTCGTTCAACGTCGAGGATGCGTATGTGGGCGAGGGTACGCCTGCGTTCATTTGGAGGTCATAGTCAATCACGAAAACCATCCCTATAATTTAGGTGAATAGGGAGGTAGTTATGGCTGACGAAACCCGTCGCATTGAACAAATTGTCGTTACGCTTTTGGCTGAGAAGGTTGCGCTGTTCGTTCAGTTGAAGGAAGAAATCGCCAAGGTTCAATCTCAGCTCGAAGTCTTGGCGGACCTTCATCAAAAGTTTGCATCGGGCGGCGAGAGCAAATACAGCGATGCGGAAATCCGCGATCTGCTGAGGAAGCATGGAATTGATTTGGATGAGGAGATCGACGATGGCGAAGAAAAAGAAAACCCCTAAAGGGAAAAAGTAGTCTGTTCTTATCGACGGAAGATAAGCGTTTCCTCGCCTATCAATGGGCGAGGCTTTGTTTATTTTATGAAGTGTTCCATTGAAAGTTGCTGTTTGCTGATAAGAAGTCGCGGGTGGTGTGAAAAGCACTATACTCGCTGGCTTCGTCATGGCGATCCTTTAGCGGTAAAGAATTTTTCTGGCTTATCATTGGAGGATCGTTTTTGGTGTCGCGTTCGCAAGACTGAGCAATGCTGGGAATGGATTGGCTTTCGAGATAAGTGCGGTTACGGTGTATTAAATGTTGGCGATTGCAAAATTGATCGCGCTCATCGTGTTAGTTGGATGTTAAGATTTGGACTTATTCCGAAAGGAATGCACGTTCTTCATCGGTGTGATAATCCGCCGTGCGTAAGACCAGCTCATCTTTGGCTTGGAACTCAGAACGATAACAACGAGGACAGGATTGCTAAGGGCCGGACGGCATCAAAACTTACAGCCAAGCAGGTTGTAGATATACGGAGGGAGTATTCTGGTCAGCGTGGCGAGCAACTGATTCTTTCAAGAAAATATAGAACAACGCAAAGGAATATATCATCAATCGTTCGAGGTTTTACATGGAGGAATTTTAATGCAAAAGTTGGTCCTATTTCATCGTGACTGCATGGACGGCTGGTGCGCGGCATGGCTGGCAAAGAAGCATTTGCCGGATGCCGAGATCATGCCCATCCAGTACGGAGAGCCTGCGCCGGATGTGGCTGGACGCGACGTGCTGATGTTTGACTTCTCTTTTGACCGGGAGACATTGCTCCGGCTCAAAGAGCAGGCCGCCAGCTTTGAGGTCTATGACCATCACAAGACCGCCGAGGCCGCGCTCAAGGACATCCCCGGATGTCACTTCGACATGAACAAGAGCGGCGCGACCTTGGCATGGGACTACTTCGAGCCGGGTAAGAAGGCTCCGGCGCTGGTGCATTATGTCGAGGACCGGGATTTGTGGCGCTGGGCGCTTCCCAACTCGCGGGAGATCAATGCCGCCATTGCCAGCTTCCCGCTTACGATGGAGGCATGGGACGAGCTGGCTTCCACCAACGTCGTCCAACTGGAACTGGAAGGCCGGGCGGTGCTTCGGTACAAACAACGGATGGTGGACTGGATTGTGAAGGGCGCTGTCGAGCAGGAGATGGACGGTCACAAGATTCTTGTCGCCAACGTCTCTTATGTCAATGTTCTGTCCGAAGTGGGCGAGGTGTTGGATAAGGACCGTCCATTTTCCGCCTGCTATTATTGGTGTGGCGGAAAGAAGTTTTGGTCCCTGCGATCTGATCCGAACGGGCTGGATGTCAGCGCCATAGCCAAAGCGCATGGCGGCGGAGGCCATGCGCGGGCGGCGGGTTGGGTGGAAGGCTAAAAGAGATTGACCCAGATAACGGCGTGGCAAAACGGGCAATGATGTCGGTTGCCTTCGACAATGGGTTCGACTTCTTTATGACATCTGTCGCAGTAAAATTTCATGGTTTGTCGCTCCCATTTAAGAAACCGCAGGCGATGATGAGCAGTCCGATCAAGACACCGTAAAGAGGGATGGGGCTTTCCATACCCAGCGTTTAACGCGAGATTCAGGAAGGTTCAAGAAGCCTATTAACAGGATTCGCGTGACAAAAATCTGGCTTCTTTCATCGTTGATCCTGACCGGGTGCGCCAGCACTTCTCGGCGCGAGACTCGGCCTCATTGCGTCGTGGATGCTGTCAGCCAGAAGTCCATGACCTATGGCTCGAATGAGTGGCGGGCTTTTTGCCGGGACGGGCGGACCCTCATCTTTGACCGGAAGATCAGGAAAGGCGATCTCGTTTATTTCATTCCTTATACCGTCGATGGCGATAGGCTCCCGCATGGCTTCGTTCAAGAAATAACCCAGCCCAAGATTGACGTTCACTATTAAATTTCCTATCGTATTTTGTAGCTCGTTTCCTTTTGTCTGAGGCTTGTTCTGTGCCTCTGCATAAACAGAACCACACTAACGCAAAGGAGAAACATAATGATGGCCTATCGAGAGCAGTATGTCCTCGCCGTGGTGGTCAACGGCAAAATCCAAAAAGAAACCAACGACGTTGTAGTTCTTCCCTTCGGGGCTGAGTACCAGCTTCGGCTCAAAAATAAAAGTCGCAAGCGTGCTGTCGCCGACGTTCATATCGACGGTCGCGTAGCGGCAAAAGGTGTCGTGATCCAAGCGGACGGAACGCTCGATTTGGAGCGCTTCGTTGATGGATCGAGCCTGTCTAACGGCCCGCGCTTCAAGCTCGCCAAGACAAGCGATCCGAAGGTCAGTCAGCCGGATGATGTGGAGAATGGCCTGATCCATGTCAATTTCTACCCGGAGAAAGACCCGGTGGTGACCGAGCGCCATGTGATCCATGAGGAGCACAAGCACTACTGCACGCACCACATCAACTGCCATTGCAACCACATCAAATGCTTCCACGGGCATTGCTGTGGGAGCTGTCCGAATTGTCACGGCCTCTGGAATGGGCCGTTTTACGGTTCGTCCGTGGACTCTAACAGCTTCTCAACCAAGGGCCTGAGCGCTGGCGGAGGCGGAACGGTGTCGGCGATGGCGATGAACTGTGGCACGCAGATGGGGAGCGCTCCGGCGTTCTCTGATGACTCGGAAGCCGCCGCGACGGTCGAAGGAAGTTTGTCGAGCCAGTCTTTTTCGACAACTTTTGTGGACGTTGATTTGTCGAAGTGCGTTACGTTGACGATTAAACTCCGGGGCGTGAATCAGCTCGTCGATCAATGCGGCTGTGGATTCAAGAGAAAGGATGAGTCATACTGTCCTCGATGCGGAAAACAATTAGCTGTTGCGGCATAATTGTGTTGGCGGCGCTTGTCATGGCGGGATGCCATGATAGGCGCTTCGCCAACGGCGATCCAATGCCGTTTTCAGAGAAATAATTAGTTATTTTGATTGTTCTCGTCGAAGATTTGACAAGGATTTTTTTGTTTAGTACCGTTTCACGGTGGATAAAAAGGTCGCGTGTTTTGTCAGCTCTGATCCCAGAGAAAACGCCAAATCTATAACTAAGTTTCTCGCCGAGGAGCCTGCGAATCCCCAGCCGAACGGGGTTTCGCTGGACCGTGAGTTGGAATATCTCATACCGGGGCCTTTGGATAAGAACGGAAACCACGTCGTCTATGTCGTTTACAGCGAATACTGAAATCTGAGACTCAAAGGGGAGGGCGTGGTGGCTGTTCGGATGGCGTGCTTGCACTCTCATGGTGCGTTCTCATTTCAGGATTCTCTGATCCGTCCCGGCCCTGCCGTTAAAAGAGCCAAGGAGTTTGGCTACACGGGCTATTCGCTCACCGATCACGGGACGGTGGCCGGAGTTGCCGACCATTATGATCTCTGCAAAAAGGCCGGAATTATACCTCTGTTGGGCTGTGAGTTCTATATCACGCCTGATGCCAAGGTCAAAGACTCGGAGAACCGCAAGCGCGATCTCGGCCACATCACCGTCTACGCCATTAACCCCAAGGGTGTCTCTAACCTGTTCCGGCTGTCCTCGTACTCTTACCTCGACGGGTTTTATTACAAGCCGCGCATAGACTACAAAACGCTGTTCGAGCATCAAGACGGGTTGATCGTCAACTCCGGTTGTCTCAAGAATGATGTGTCTCAGATGATCGTCAATGGCGCGGATTTTGGCGATGTGCTCAACCGGGTGCGCTGGATCAGGGGAAATCTTGGCGACCGTTATTACCTTGAGCTGATGCCACACGGCATCCCCGATCAGATCAAGCTGAACTCCGCTCTCTATCAAATTCACAAGCTCGAAAAAATCCCGATGGTGGTGAGTCTCGACGCGCATTATCTTGAGCCGGGCGATGCCAAGGATCAGGACTTGCTCATGGCGATGCAGATGCACACCGATCTCGACGAGGAGAACCGTCCGCACCTGCGGGAAGCGACCTACCATTTGATGCCGCCGCATGAAGTTCTTGATATGTTCCTCAAGAATCATCCGACGATTCTGCCCGCCGATGTCGAGCAAGCGTTGGAAAACACCGCTCGGATCGCGGACATGGTGGAGGACAGCGCTGAGGAGCCGTTGATCGCCAAAAACATTAACCTGTTTCCGTCTTATGAGGAAACGGATGAAGCAAGCCTCAAGCTGTTCACCGATCTGGTGGAGAAGTGCTGGGATGCGAAGATCGAAGCCAAGCTCATCCCACATTGGAGTACGCCGGAATGCCAGCCATACAAGGATCGGCTGATACATGAGATGGAGCAGATTGTTGAGAGCGGCTTCTATAATTATTTTCTGGTGGTCTGGGATTTGATTCGTTTTGCCAACGAGCAAAAAATCCCGCACGGAATCGGTCGAGGCACGGTGGGATCGTCTTTGGTGGCGTGGCTCTTTGGCATCACCGGGGTGGACCCGATCTATCACAAGTTGATTTTCGAGCGGTTCATCAATCCTCTGCGTAAAGACCTGCCAGACATTGACATGGATTTTTGCCCCAAGCGTCGGGACGAGGTGTTGCAGTATATCGTCAAGAGTTATGGCGAGGATAAGGTCGCGCAGATCGTGACCTGCGCCAAGCGTTCACCTAAATCTGCCTTGAAGGATGTGGGCAGGGTTATGGGCATCGACTTTGGAACGATGAACTACATCACCGCCGCCGCGCCGTGGGATGACTACGATTCCATCAAGGAAGCTTTGGAGTCTGACGAGAAGGCTCAAGATTTGAATCGGACCTATGACGATTTGTTTAAGAGCGCGGTGTTTTTTGAAGGGAGCCTGCGTCAATTCGGGAAGCATCCTGCCGGGGTGGTGATCTCATCGAAGCCGCTTCGTGATGTTGTGCCGCTTATGCGTCCGCGCCAAGACGAGGACGTTATCAAGGCGATGGTTCAGTTTGATAAGGACACAATCAGCCGCTTTGGGCTTATCAAGATGGATATTCTGGGCCTCAAGACTGTCACGATCATCGACGACATTTTGAAGAACGTGCGGGAGATGGACGGCAAGACCATCAATCTGGAAACTCTGCCGCTTGCTGACTCGGAAGTTTACAAGATGATCGCCAACGGGGAGGTGGAAGGCATTTTCCAGCTCGATAAAAGCTCCCAGCTTCGGGCGCTTATCAGGCGAATCAAGCCAGATCGCTTTCAGGAACTCCATGACATCATCGCGCTCTATCGTCCCAGCCCGATCAAAGGCGGGATGCCGGAGCTTTACTGTGCTAACCGGGATGCGACCAAGCGCGGCGAGGAGAAAGTTTATCACCCGATTTCGGTGGTCAATGATATTCTCAAGGATACCTACGGCACGTTCATTTACCAAGAGCAGGTCATGGAGATCATTCACAGAGCCGCCGGGATGTCCTATGGCATTGCTGACGAGTTTCGCAAGGTCATGGCGAAGAACAAGATTGCCGCCGAGGTCAAGGATGCCGAGGTTCAGAAAAACTACCAGACATTCATTGATGGGTGCGTGGCGCATGGGCTGAGCACGGAGCAGGCTGAGGGGTTGTGGGCCACGATCTCGAAATACACCGAATATACTTTCAACCGCCCGCACGCTGTTGAGTACGCCATGATGAGCTACTGGATGGCATACCTCAAGCATCATCATTTCCCGGCATTCATTCTGGCGATGTTTAACTCTGCCGAGAAGGATATGGAGGATATTAAGCGATACATCCTCATGGCTTCCAATCATCGCGTGCCGATCAAGCTTCCGCTCGTCAATGAGGCCGGGGAGCGCTTCGGGTATGACCGGGAGGGGAAGCTGGTCTGGGGTTTTAATGCGATCAAGGGCGTGTCTGAGAATGCCATCCGAGAGATCACCGAGAAGCGCCCCTTCAACAGTCTGGCGGATATGATCGCCAAGATTGGGAGCAAGCGGCTTCTGGACAGGCGCGTGATCCGGGCGCTTTACAAGGCTGGGTCGTTCACTCGCTGGGATGATGCCGAGACGCGCCAGACCTATGACAAGGCGTATGGGAAGGGCGAGGCAGATAAGGATTTGTCGGACGATTATCTGGTGCAGGAGAAGGAAGTCTTTGGCGTGTATCTGACTGACCATCCACTTCGGCGCTATCGCAAGTATCTCGATAATTCTCGTCTTATGTCACAGATCGACGAGGCCGCTATCGGCGGTTATGGAATGTGGTGCGGAGTCATTGATTCGGTGATGGTCAAAAAGGCCAAGAAGGATGGCAGGGAGTTCTGCATTCTAGTCGTTGAAGATTACAATTATGCTCGGCTGGAATTGGTGATGTTTAATCAAGCGTATCTTTTGCACAAGGACAAGCTCAAAGAAGGCGCGGTTATTAAGTTCATGGCATACAGGGGCGAAAGCAATCTCAGGTTTGATGACAAAGGTCTGTTTGTTGTGCTGAGCGATAAGGATTTGAGACTCGATGAAAACCATAAAGAAACTGTCGCTTCATAATTTCCAGAGCCACGCCGACACGACGCTGGAATTCGTGCCGGGCGTGAACGCGCTGGTCGGTTCATCGGACGAGGGCAAGTCCTCGATTATCCGGGCGCTGGGCGCTGTCCTGCAAAACGACGTGAGCAATTCCTATGTGCGCCACGGGACTGATTTCTTTGAAGTCACCGTGGTCTTTGATGACGGTAATGAGATCACGCGCCTCAAAGGGCCGAAGGTCAACTCTTACATCGTTAATCAGGAGACGTTCGAGAGGCTGGGCGACGATGTGCCGGAGAAGGTGCGCCGCGCCATCGGTAGCACCGGAGTCTGGATTGACGACTATTTTGTTCCGGTGAGCCTGTCCAAGCAGGGCGCTGAGCCGTTTCTCTTGTCGGAAAGCGCCCCGGTCCGGGCCAAGCTCCTTGGCATGATCTCTGGGCTGGACTTAATTGACAAGGCCCTGCGCGAGATGCAGAAGGATGGCAACCAGCTCGACAAAGAGATGAAAGTGACCGAAGGTATCTGGCAGGAGCAGGACAAAGAGTGCCAGAAGCTCGACGGCGAGATGGCCGCCCATGAACCGATCTATAAGGAGCTGGACTGGCGGCGCACCGCTTACGAAAGCAAGGTCAACAAGTATCAGCTCTGGCTGTCGGTGCGGGACAGCATCGCCAAGATTGACGATGATATGGCGGCGCACCGGGCCGGGATGACCACGCACAAAACCATCATGGATGCTGTGTCGTTCGACCGGATTCTGGACCTGTATAAGCAATGGGATCGCCTGACCAAGACGCTGGACTCTTATAGCCAGATTCAGGAGACGATTCGCCACACGACTGTGGCGCTCAAAGAAGCGTCCATTGATTTCGACGCGACCAAGGCAACGCTGGATGAGCTTCGAGAGAGGGTTCAGCTCAAAGAACGGCTGGACAAGGCATGGAGCGACCGACGACTTCTTAACAAGGAGATCGCTGACTGTGAGTATTCTATTGAGCGTGAAAATGAAAAGCTCGATAAGGCGCACAAAGAGATGGAAGCTTTGCGCGTTTGTCCGTTCTGCTACGCCGAGCTGAGCGCGGTCAAGATGAAGGAACTGGTGGCCCGGCTATGAGATTTTTATATGTCACAGACAGTCACCTGACCCGCGCCGTGCCGAAGTACCGCACGCCGCAATTCTTCGATCAGATCATGGCGAAGTGGGCTGAGGTCTATGCCATCGCCAAGGAGCGTAAAGCTGACTTCGTACTGCACGGTGGCGACCTCTATCATAATGACAATCCTGATGTGGATGTGATCGTAGAGACGATCAAGCGCATGAGCGTGCCGACTTACATCACCGTTGGCAACCACGACTATAAGAGCGACAGCTATGAAGGGCTGGACTCGACGGCCATCGGCCTCATGGAGCGATCCGGGTTCTTGAAGCTGACCGACAAGGACATCATCATCAAGGAGCCTGTGCCACCGCCACCGGGAACGTCTATCGCCACCGAGCGTCGTTTCTTGATTCGGCTGAGCCATTATCTCGACAAGAAGAATGCGGACCGCTTTACCTTGGACAGCTATAAGGAGTACGACTGGTGCATCCTCGTCTGCCATGACACTATCGTGAACGAGCCTGTGAGGTTCAAGCACGTTATTGCCTCAGACATTAAGACGCGCTTCGATCTGGTGCTGTGCGGCCACTACCATTATCCGTTCAAGATGTCGGTGGGTAACACGCTGTTCATCAATCCGGGGAGTATGGTGCGTCTGACCCGCGACAAGAAGGATATGGAGCGGATGCCGCAGGTGCTCTATGTCGAATATGAGAACGGCGGCCCGCGCTACGAGCTGGTTCCACTCAAGAGCGCCGTGCCTTGGCAGGAAGCGTTTATGGTGGATAAGATCGAGGATGACATCGCCGACGAGCGCAAGCTGGCGGAGGAGTTCGTTCAGGCGGTGCAGACCAATATCACCGCGCTCAATGCCGAGGAGACGTTGGAGACAGTCGCCAAAGAGCAGGGCGTGGATCGGGCGGTGGTAGAGACTTGCAGAACTTATTTGAAGCGAGTGGCCTGACCACCGCCAACGTGATTGTCGTGACCTTGTGGGTGTGGCTTGGAATTTTGATTTTGGCCTTGGCTCTGGCTTTTGGGCTGGGCATGGCGGTTGGCTACTGGCGCTGTAAAGCAAAAAAAGGAGAACCCGATGCCTGATCTTCGTCAGATCGCACAAATGCAAGAGAGTTATGCACGGTGCAAGGAGAACTATGTCCGGCTGAAAACCCAGCTCGAATCGCTGGAAGCTCGCCGGGCGCAGGTTGTGGAGTCAATCAAAGCCGACGGGATTGACCCGGAGGCGCTGAGCACAGAGATCGCCAAGCTCGAAGTCGCGATCAAAGAGGACGAGTTCAAGATCAAGGCATTGCTGTCGAAGGTGGGATTCTGATGGATGATTCATTTGAGGCGAAGTATTGGGAGGATCGCTACCGGGAGAAGCTGGGGTCCGGGGAAGGCAGTCGTGGCGATCTTCTGGATTTCAAAGCCAAGTTCCTTAACGGGATATTTGCTGATTTCGGAGTGGAATCTGTTTTTGATTTCGGGTGTGGTGACGGATATCTGGCAAACCTGCTGACTTGCAGGCGGTACTTTGGCGTGGATATCTCCGCCGAAGCCGTCAAGCAATGCCGGGAGTTGGTCAAGAAGCCGGACTTTGTTTTTGAGCAAGGGCGCTTTGAGGACTACAAATCATGTGGTATCGAGAAGAAGCTCACGGAGCGGTGGGGAGCTAAGGCCGATGCCATGCTGTGCATCGACGTTCTCTATCACATCATGGATGAGGAGCTGGCGACTCATGTGTTGACCGTGATGTTCGGTAGCAAGCCAAAGGTGGTTGTGCTCTATACGATTCCGAATGAGAAGCTGGTGGAAAAATACACGGGCGGCGCAATCCATCATTTTAATACGGAGACGGTTCTATCCAAGCTCACGGACGGCTATCGCTTGGCGGCGCGAACCAAGCCCGTGGGTATTTCCGGGGCCGGGTTCTTTGTGTGGGAAAGGGAGGCTATATGATCGGAACATTGGTGCGTTTGATTCAGAAGATGCGGAAAAAGAGTAGCCCAGCGTATCAGACCGGATGGGCAGAGCAGTCGCCGTCGGTTCAGGTTTATAGTTGGTCGAATGCCGGAACCAATCTGAGCGCCACAGCCAACGTCGTGTCTCCGATGTACGACAGCGTATCGACTAAGCCGATGGAGGAGGACAATCGGATCGTCAAGAAGCCCGTGGAAGTTGTCTCGGAGATTCTGACGGAGAAGCCGCGTTTGTCCGTCGATGATATAGATAAGCAGATCAAAATTGTCGAGAGGCGCATTCGGATTCTCAGAGAGCAGAAGATCAGTCCGAGTGACGAATTGATGGCGATGAGCTTCCTCAAAGCCCGGCAGAAATATAAGAAGTACGGTCATCTGTTCGGGTGGGAAGTTACTACCAACAAGATGATCGAGGAATTGTGCAAGAAATATAAACTTCGCACGGCCAATCTCCACGGTTACTATAAATGCGTTCCAACAGAGGCTCTGGACGAGCTGGAAAAATTCACCGAAGCGTGGAAAAAAGTTCGCAAGGATGAGCCGCAGATTCAGCTTATTGTGGATGTCGGCGGGCCTGAGACAAGGCGCGATCCTATTCTTTTGGCGAGCGCTCCGTGGGGTCGTTTTTGGTATGTGCTTGGGGCGTGGGATCGTGAAATTGAGGTGCTTGGCGAGCTTATTTACTGTGAAGAATAATAGGTGAATGTCATTCCAGTTCCGTTCACCAAGTGGCGGATTCA